GTGGAGGCGTAAATGCCGTAAATAATAAGCTGCTTATGAAGTCCATAGAAAAGATGTTTGGTAAGGAAGCTAAAGTATTAGAAAAGGACGTAGCAAAATCTGCAGCAAAGTCTGCTGAAAAGGGACTTCTTAAGAAAGCCGCACCTTCATTCTTTGGTAGATTGTTTGGTGGAGTTAAGAATGTTCTTAGGCACCCTGGCGACATTCTTAAGCTGGGCGCTACAGCTGTTGAAGAAGCAGGCGTTGCTGCGGAAGAGGTTGTTACAGGCGGTGCGGCTACCCCAGCCGCTGTTGCTGAAGAGGCAGCAATTGCTGCTCAAGACGCATCTGTCTTTAAAGATTTTGCTGTGGGTGCTGCTCACGGTGGTCCTCACGACTTTGGTAACTTAGGTACTGGAAATAAAAAGAATACTTTAAACCCAAGTAAAACTGTTTTGCCTGTATCAAAGTCCGCACCTATTACATCTCCTTATGGTCCTCGCCCAGCAGCACATAAAAGAGATCCTAAAATCAGTCTTAATCACAGGGGTATTGACTTTGGTGTAGATCAGGGTAGCCCTGTATATGCTATCAGTGACGGTACTGTAACCACAGTATCTCAAGGTGGCGGCTGGGGTAACTATGTTGTTATTGATCATGGAAGCCACTCTTCTCGTTATGCTCACCTGTCTTCTATCATGGTTTCAAAGAATCAAAAGGTAAAAGCAGGTCAAGTAATTGCACGTTCAGGCGGTAAGCGTGGAACTCCAGGTGCAGGAAACTCTACAGGTTCACACCTTCACCTTGAAGTAATGAACAGCAAAGGTGTTAGGGTTGATCCAAAACCGTACTTAACTGGTGCTGGAACATCTAGGGCTTCTGTGCCGGTCGGCATGTCTGTTGGCACACATACTGCTGCTGCTGCTGGATCAAATGGATTTGCTAACTTCCTAAACACTGACGGCACGTCTAATCTAGGACAATACGCTTCTACAGATATTGCTTCTCTTCTTAGCAGCTCGCTTAATGGTAAGGCAATGACCTACTCTGACCTTGTTAAAAAGGTTGGTGCAGGCAAAGCTGCAGATATTATGTCCGGCATTTCTGGCCCACAAATTGACAATAAGATGATTCCTGGTGGTAAAGATAGTCTTATTAGAACACTTAGTGCTAAAGGTTTTAAGGGCAAAGCTCTGCAAACAGCCTTTGCTATTACTTTGGCAGAGTCTGGTGGACGTCCTGGAGCGGTGGGCGACGTAAAGTTGCAGGATGATAAGTGGGGTCCAAGCTATGGCCTATTCCAAGTTCGTTCTCTTAAAAACTGGAAAACATATAACGAACCTTATAGAGACGGCTCTCGTCTACGTGACGCAAGTTTTAACGCTGGTGCGGGGTACACGATTAGTAGCAAGGGACGTAACTTTAATCCTTGGTCTACCTACACAAGCGGTTCTTTTGTCAAGTACCTTAAAGAAGCTCAGACTGCTGCCCACGATATTGGACAAGGTGGAGGCCCAGAAGGTTTAGGCATTAGCACTACTCCGGATGCACCATCTGTGCACTCCTCGTCAGGAAGTAGCGCAACGTTTAACGCAAGGTCTAATGTTACAATTAAGCTGGATATGAATGTTCATATCGCTCAAGGAAGCATTGAAGAAACTGAAAGGTTAGTTAGAGCCGTGTCACAGAGATTAACTTCTAAGGGAGTTCTAGATAAGATTGCGAGCGCCCTCTAATGCCTACACCTACCTACCAGTATTTTTACACTATAGAAGCTTGGATGAACTGGAGCTATATAGATATTAATCTTGATCAACCTACTGCAGACAATACTACTAATGCTGGCGTATATACCCCTGCTTTAAATAACTTGACAGATTTGGCAAAACAACCTCCATCATTTTATTGCTTGTATAGAGAATCTAGCACAAAAGCTACAAGTAAAACTGCGCCGGCTGCTACAACCTTTACTCTTCCTATTGGATATCAAGTCCAGTATAGAATTAGATTCTATCAACTATTTGGTGGTACATACTACTGGTTGACAAATAGCTATGTCACTGTACACAATGCCACAAGCGTATCTGGATTTACCCTGGGTAAAGTCAACACCGACCACAACACTTTTGCTGCTGGACCTAATATCTCACATCAAGGCGTTGGGGATACTTTCTGGTTTACTATTAGCCCTACTGCATATGTAGCCAGCTCAACTACCCCATTTACTTTAAGCGGAACTATCAATGCCGGTGGTTTAAATGGCGATAGCGGCACCTACTCTATTTCATCATCTATGCTGTTAAACGTTAACCCTACAGTTTTAGGTACCCCTATTCCAAAAGGTCAAAAGGTTCCAGTAACCCCGCATGTTCCTCAATCATTTTTAGATGCAATTAGCTCTACGCCTGCGGGATATACCTTCCCAATTCCAGGAGACTACGTATGGGATTACTGCAACCAAAAATGGCACGGAGTATATAAAGCTCCAAATAACAACTTAGCTGGCGTAAAAACAGTTGTCTATCAAGAATACGAGTGCACAGTAAGTGGTAAGCCTACAAAGGTAGGCGGACTTATTACCGACAAAGACGGTAGTAAATATAAAGCACTTGTAACAGGATTCCTTAACTACACCAAAGCAAACTGCGCAGATCCGCACAATCAAGTTGGTCCAAAACCTCCTGGTGGAGGCGGGGGTACAACCCCACCACCTGCTGGTAACGGAGCAAACACCGACGTTGCAGTTACCTATAATCCCCCATCAGGAGATGTTAGGTGGAACCCTCCTCCTCATAAGTTTGCTAGAGATACTCAGTACGCCCAAAGAGTTGCTAACAACAATGGCTGGACTGTAAACAACCCTAATGCACTAGCAGGTCTTTTTGATTCTGGGACTTCTTTTGAAAGGGGCCGACTATTCCAAGATAGTAACGGCGCTCAAATTTTAAACAAGGTTAGCCCAGGTAAGGGTAAGACTTTAGGTACCGTAAATCAATGGGGCTTTAGGTTTATGTATAACCCTACAAGCTTTATGTATCAAACCTCTAGCCTTAACAATATTGACTGGACCTTAGGACCAAAAAATTCTGCAGCATTGCTTGCTGGAAACTCCCAGGTTAGCTTTGAGATCTATATTAACCGTATCCCTGATATGCGTTACTTGCTTAACTACAACCCAGCTAATGATCTTTCTGAGTCTGCAGTTTACGGAAGAGAGCTTAGGCCAGAAGAGCGTTCAGGTTTAGCGTATAGAGGAACTGAATACGATATTGAGTTCTTATATAGAGTACTTAATGGAGATCCAGACTCTAGTCCTTTACTGTTTAACTCAAACTATGGCGGAGATAGCTCAGACTTTGGTTACACTACGGCTGTGCCTTGTTGGTTATGGCTTAACGACAATATGAGATACTACGGATCTATGGCAAGCTTTAGTGTTAACCACGTAATCTTTGATGCCAGAATGGTGCCTATTCTAAGCGTTGTAAGTATTACGTTCTCTAGAATACCTGCTCTTGGCTTTGATGCGGCAACAGGTTCACATACAAAGGGGACAACTGCTGCAAAAATTAAGGCTGCTCAAGACGCTGCTAATGGAGTTGCTACATCATGATAGAAAGAATCTCACGTTATTACGATGGTCCTTTGGCCCAAACACCTAATAAGTATACTGGGGACTATGAAATCTCTGTATTTAGAAGCTGGCCCGGTGCTCAAGCAATTAGCTACGTTAACTATACCTGGAAAGAAGGAGATAGCTTAGCGGCACTAGCGCATGCTTATGGCTTAGGTGCAAACTTTTGGTGGGAAATTATGGACATCAATCCAGAGATATTGAACCCATTTCATATATCTCCTGGAACTGTTCTAAGGGTTCCTTATGGCAACTGATTACTCTAGCTCACCTGCGCTTCAGTCTTTTGTATGGAGAGCTGAAAGCTACAAGGCTTCTTTCACTGTGTCTTTTCCAAAAGCCCCTGACATGGACCTATTTTTATTGGGAGCTGAACTTCATCAAGGCATAGAACAGCATGACCGTTTAGTGCTGCACTTTAAAGGAAACCCCTTCCTAAAAAGAGCGGCTATTGTCTCAGGAGATCCAGTTATCTTTACCATTGTTTCCGGTAAGAAGAAGACTACATGGAACGGGTATGTAAACCACATAGACCAAACAAATACGTACCAAGGTGGAAATACAGACATGGTATGTGTAGGAGCTACCTGGGTGTTAAAAGATACGGACCAAAAGGTATACAAGAATGTAACAGCCGACCAAGTTGTAACACAGGTGTGCCAACGTTTTGGATTTGAAGCTGTAACCCAGCGTCACCCACGTCAACGTTCTGCCATCGTACATTCGGGAGAAAGCTTTTGGCAACTGCTTCGCCGCCTAGCAAAGCAGACCGGCTTTACTTTGTTATCTGAAAATACAACTATCTACTTTGTATCTAAGGATAAGATCTATCAGAGCAAGAAGAACTCTGCCCCTTACTTTAAGTATCTTAATGATGAAAATGCTGGAGCAATCCCTAGAGAAAGAAAAGTTCTTGGGGACATCTTGTCATTCCACCCTATTATCTCAGACCAAGCTCCCGAAGCAGGTGTTAGGGTAGATCGTGTTATTGCTGGAACAAACCATCAAACAAATGCGATATTGAATAGTACGCACAAATACAAAGCCCCTAAGACAAGTACGTCTGGCGTGGTCATCCCTAATCCGCAGTACTTTAATTCGCCGTCTTTTGGTTCTCCTACAGGTGCGCCATGACCAGTAACTTCTCTAACAATAGCCCTAAGAGCGCCCCTACATCTGTATTTAAAAAACACCATGTACACGAGGTAGCTACTAGCTTAACAGAGTCTAAAACAATTGCAGCCAACTTTGCTGAGAACCATAGGTATCAACACAGGGCTATTGTGACTCTCTTTCCCGATCCTACATTAAAACTTTTTGACCCTATTTACTTAGATGGCCTTCCTAATAACATGTCCGGATACTGGACTGTGTTATCTATTACACATCGTTTTGGTGGAACTACGGCTAACTACATTATGGAGATAGAAGTAGGTACGGATGTTATTGGGGAAGTAGACCCTGATGCGGCAACAAGGGCTCAGCAACGGGATATCCAAGGCGACCTATCTGGACAATCTTTGAGTTCCTCAGGGGCGGCATTGTCCCAATACAACACCAGTCCTAACTTAAACTCTTTGAGTCCTCAAACAACAGCCGTACCAAACAGCGCTGTAGTTTCTCAGTCGCCTACCGCAGTCCCCGCTGTTGCAGGGGTAAGCCCTAACGCTACAAGGGCACCGAATAACAGCAATGTTAAAAGGACGGTACAATGGTCGTCTAAAACTAACAGTAAGGTTGTGAAGTGATGGCGCTACCAAACGAGACAGACTATGGTATGGATTTCATGGGTAGGACACGGTTTTACGGTATCTACTCTGCCAAGGTAATTAATAACCAAGACCCTACCGGAAGAAACCGAATTCAAGTTCAAATCCCACAACCAACCGGCGGGGAAGTAACTAACTGGGCTTTGGCATGTCTTCCTATTACTGATAACTCATATCACCCGGACCATAACCCGCATACAGCTAGCCAGATTGCAGCACTTCTTACAACCTCCACATCTAGTGCATCAGGCTCGGATCCTCAAGGCGGTACGGTAACGGTCAGCATTCCAGCTCTTACGGTAGTTGCAAAAGATTCTACCAAACAGCTTAACCATGCCCATCAAACTACCCACCCAATGTACAAAGCAAGCACTAGCGTAGTTTCATCATCTCCATACTCTAACGCTAGTTCTACGGACGCTAAAGAAATAAGTACCTATACTTCTGCTAGTGGGATATCTGCACCGGGCACCGTAGCCGGCACAGCACCTAGCCCAAACAGCCCTGAGCATACCTTCCACCGTTCTGTACCTGAAGTGGGTCAGCTGGTGTGGGTTATGTTTGTTGCGGGGGATCCTGAATACCCAGTATGGATTGGAGTACAGTCATGACAGCAGCTTTAAGCTATCCTTACAGTGTTGATCCAAACACTGGAGTAGTAAACCAGGCCCAAAGCCTAGTTAAGATTTATCTGGATAGGGTTCTTACCCTATTAAGTACCAACATCGGTCAACGACCTATGCTGCCTAACTACGGGGTCAACTGGGCATCCGCCTTGTTTGAAAACGATAATGATGCTAAACTTGCTATTCCACAAGCCATCAAGACAGCCATCAAGACCTGGTTGCCAGATATTAAAGATGTTACGGTCACTACCTCCGGGGTAGACTATCAAGGAGTAGATACTGTGTCTATAAGTATTGTGCTTCCTAACGACGACATTGCCTCTTTAACCGCTAACCTTGCTACCTTCAACTACTACGGACCAACGGGAATCTGATCATGACTCAAATTGACTACACCTCCAGAGACTTTAATGCTTTAAAGTCGGACCTTATTAACCTGATCTCTACCGCTACCGGTACTCAGTGGAATCCTACAGATTACTCAGATTTGGGTAACGTCTTGGTTGAAACCTTTGCTTACATGGGTGACATCATGTCACACTACCTTGACCGAGCAGCTAATGAAACATCCATTCAAACAGCTATTCAAACACAGAGTCTTTTAAACCTTGCTACCCTTTACGACTACCACCCAAGTGGTCCGGTACCTGCAACGGTATCTGTAACCTTTACTAACACAAGTACCAACACAGTTACGCTTCCGGTTGGAACTCAGGTCATTGCCCCACTTACATACGGTCCCTATTCTTTGGCGTACTTTGAAACAACTCAAGCAGCTACAGCAGTTCAGCCTGGCGCTCAAGTTACAGTAACAGCTACTGAAGGAAAGACAGTAAACACTGACCGTCCTGACTTGATTGACAGCACATATAACCAGGCACTTCCTCTAAGCTTGGGCACTTCGGATGGAAGTGCTAACCAGTCCTATACAATTATTGATCTTGGTGTGATTGACAGCTCTATCTACGTGTACGTAGGACAGGGCGTTGCTTTTAATACTTGGACATACTTAGACAACCTATTAGAAGCAGGACCTAAGGACACGGTCTTTACTACTGTTAGAAATGCTGACGGTACCATTAACATTCAGTTTGGTGATGGAATTAATGGTGCAGTACCTTTGTCTGGACAACTTATCAGCTCCCTGTATAGGAATAGCGTAGGTTCTTCTGGAAACGTTTTGGCTGGAGCTATTGCAGAAATTTCTTTTGTTCCTGGAAACGTTGACCCACAGGTCTCTACATACTTTACTGTTACTAACTCTCTTGCAGCATCTGGCGGTGCTGATGGGGATAGCATCACACAGATTAGAACAAAAGTACAAGCTGCTATCAGGTCTAGAAATAGGGCTGTGACTTTAGCTGATTATGGAAACATTGCTCTAAAGGCTTTTGGTGTAGGAAAGGCGGCTGCAACTGCAAACGTCTTTACATCAGTCAACCTTTATGTGCAGCCAATCTCTGCGGGATCTACCTCACCAACCCCGGGCCTTCCTTCGGCAGTAATTACCGATGTCGGAACATCTGGCAGCGGTGGAACAGGATCTCTTGTTTCATATACAACTAAGTATGCCCACAACTTTGCAACTGGAGATTTAGTAAACATCTCTGGAATTCGTCCGTACACATACAACTTACAAGGCCAGGCTATTACAGTTACTGGGGCAAATACCTTTACTATTGCCAGTGCTGTAACAGGAACGTTAACTACAGGAGGACTAGATCCTTTTGTTTCTGGAACTGTAGTTAACCTAACACCTACCAGTGCTTGGGGATCTGTATCGGGCACTTCCTTATCTAATTCCTTAAAGTCAACTGTAGCTAGCTATATGGCTGACAAGATTATGTTAGGAACCACACTTACTATTCTTCCACCAGTTTACGTACCGGTTTATCTAACCTTAACCGTAAAAGTAAACCCTGCGTATAAAAACTCGGATGTTGTCTTAGGTATCTACCAGGCTGTTCTTGGAGCAGGTGGTTTATTTGAATATAACAATAATACGTTTGGCGCAAGCATCCCCGTGTCTCAGCTTATTAGCACACTGCAGGCTGTAAACGGAGTAGTGTCGGTAGTACCAACTCAATTCAGCACAGACGGCTCTACCCCATCTGCAGGAGTTTTACCAAGCGACTTGTCTTTGGCAGCAAACCAGATTCCGTTCTTAACGGCTACAAACCTAGTTATTAACGCCAGTGGCGGTATTACATCCTAAGGAGGCAGTAAATGGCTAAGTATAATACCTCGATATATAACTCAGGGTTTAAGTACGGCACAGCGTCTAACACAACAGCGTACTACAATGCTAATGTAGTTGCTACGGCTACCACATATGGAACTGTATCGGTTAGTTGGACCACCATTACATGGCCGTCTTCTGACTCTGCACCTACATACTGGATGCTAGTTAAAAGCTACACTAGTACTCTTGATAACCCTAATGATGGTATCAAGCTTGCTGGAGGACCTTACTCATCTAGTGGTGTTACTTATACAGGCTATGGCTCAAACTATATAGACATTAACTATGACTCTGTTGGAAAAGAAGCAAGCTACTCTATTTGGGTTTTTGATGGGTCTATCTGGCACTTCTGCGGAGACAGCTATGCAAAGATTGTAGAAGATAAAGAATCGCTAATTCAACTCTCTTCTTGGCTTCCAAGAGTTTGGTTTAACGATTCTGAGTCTCTAGATCAAACAGGTGTACCAAATTCTGGTAATACTGGGGACACTAACACTACCTTTTATAAAGTAATGCAGCAGTTTGCCTTTATGTACGACCTGTTTAGAACTGAAGGCGAGCTTTTAGCCAAATCTAATAACTTTGTCTACACACCAAATGCATTCCTATACCCTAAGATCTTAGACTTTGGATTTACCTACCAACCATCTTTGGGAGATAGCTACCATAGATCATTGGCATCTGCAGGAAACGTCATCTCTTCATACAAAGGTCAACCTCTTGGACTTAAGAACTATACAGTTGCGGCTACCCACCTAGAAAACACCGTTACTACAGGCCTTAACCTAATGTTAACCTATAACGATTCTTCTTTTGAAGAATCTCTTGGTGCTTGGAACGTAAGCAGCGGAACTTTTACGCAGAACATTTATACCAAGGATGTTAACGGAAACTATACCGGGACTTTCCCCGCTACTCTGTATCCAACAACTATGGTTTATGACACTGCGTTTCTTCCTAGAAGCGTAGGCTATGCCAAGCTTGCCACTGCTGCAACAACTGCTGTAACCATGTCGTTGCCATCTTCGGCAGCAGACATCACCACCTACGGTATTCCCGTAGCTGCCGGTACTAACTATATCTTTAGTGGATATATCACACATCAGACTGGTGGAGTTTCAGCAACCATCGCCGCCCAGATTGCTTGGTACACCTACACAGGTTTGTATATCAGCACTACCGCTGCCGGCCCTACCACAACCTCTTCAACTGCGTGGCAAAGATTCAGTACGTATGCTGGATTGGTAGGAAGCACCGCACCTATTAACGCATCGTTTGCTAAGATCATTCTTACAATAACTCCATCAGCAGCCACTGCAACCAACTACGCTTTTGACTACTTCCAACTTAAGGTAGCTAACCAGTCGCTTTACTTTGAAGACTCAAGGACTATTCACGTAGGTATTAAGGGTGAGGGTGAGAACTACCTTCCTAACCCAGACTTTGAAAGCCCTGCTTCTGCAGTTACGTTAGTCTCTACAGGAAGCTTGCACTCTTGGGCAGGTTTAAATGGAACTCTTGCACTAGATACCACAAACGTAGTCCACGGAACTTATTCAGCTAAACTGACAGCTACGGCTAACGCAAGTAGCAGCGTATATGTAGGCTATGTAACTGATTGGGTTCCTGTTGATCCTGGAACTTTGTTTACCTTTAGTGCTTACATAACCGCAGGCACTTCTCAACCTGCCTATGTTCAGATTGAATTTTCTAATCAACCTAGCTACCAAACTTCAAGCAACGGTAACTCAATTATTCCAGTAAGTACTGGAACTATTTACTCTGACGCTAATGGCCAGTACTACCCAACTACTGTGTATACCCAAACAAATAATGCCACCATTGGTACAACTACTACGCAGCTTGGTGTAACAGCTATTGCTCCGCAGTATGACCAAGATTCAGGCATGCCGTTAGCTAAGTGTTCTGTGTACTTCCCTAACGCAACTACCGGCCAAACGTTTTGGGTAGACGCAGCAATGTTAGAGCCGTCTTCTACAGTTAACAACTACTACTCTGGAAACGGCGGAGTTACTCCAACAGATCCAACCAAAGCCCCTTACCACAATATCAATAACTGTCTTTGGGAGACCAAGGTTATCTCTAACTTTATGTCCAACAGTTCGTTTGAAACAGACACGTCAGATTGGTCTGCTGGTACCGGAACAACCATTACAAAAAGTTCTAGTGACAACGGCTACACATTGGCTTATGACGGAACATCTTGGGGTAAGGTAACTTACACCACTCTTGGAACAATTACGGGAACCTATTATCTTCCTGGAGCAGCTTTGGGTGGAGAAGACGTTGTAATCTCTGCTTACGTTCGTGGACCTGCAGGTGTCGCCTACACATACACTATTGGCTCAAGCACATTTACTGTACCTGCTGCGCAATCTTCTAATTGGACTAGGATCAGTACCGTGCAAACATTGGCGGCTGGCGCAACTGCACCAACCTTTACAATAACAGGAACAGGTAACACATACTTCCACATTGACGCTGTTCAGGTGGAATACGGCCGGGTACCTAATCAATTCTTGGTTACCTCAAGCCCTACGGTTTCTGTACCTAACCCGCTAAACACGGCAAAGACAATTTGGTCTGCAAGACGAGCCAGCATTGGTAGTGGAAAAGGAAGTTACTTCTATAACTACAGTGTTAAAGCATCTCGTCTTAAGAATAGTCTTGGTTCTTTAGTTGCCTTAGGTAACTCATGGAGGATTGACTCTGGAGTTAGTACCCCTGGCTATTCTGATCTAACTTCGTCACTTGTACCTAACTCTTCTTTTGAATCAAGCTTAGGTAACTGGAGCGGAGTAACTGCAACTCTTACTCGACAAGTATCTAGAGGTATGTTGTTTGGTGATAACGTTTCTCATGGACAAGCGTACGCAAGAGTGTTAAGCGCCGGTACCGGATCTAGTTTTGGTATTACAACTGGAAACGTTTATATTCCAGGTAACACAAAACTTTATCTAGCTGTAGCAGTACGACCAGAGACTGCGGCTGTTGGAACGTTTACTCTTACAACTACTTTCTACAATGCTGCGGGAACTGCGGTATGGACTGCAACTACAGGTTCTCCAACTAACACACCTGTTACTGCAACGGTTACTCAAACAAACCGTTGGGCATACTTAGGAACTACGTTCTACACATCTAACTTAGTGGGCGCAGCTTATGCAGTTATAAGTGTAACGTGTACTCCAACAGGAGGCAACAGCAACACTGTTGCGTTCGGAATTGACAGGGTGGTTCTTCGCCCCGTATACTAATGCCATGACACTAGTAATTATCTCGGGACTTGCCACAGCATGTTTACTAACGGCTGTGGAGGGGTTGTTAATCAATCTCGGTAAGTGGAGGGGCTTAACAGCTCTTGTACTTTCTACTTTGTTTTGTCTAAACTTAGATACACGGACAAAATATTTATTCGTCTACTCCTTAGCCTCCACATTCGTGGGGCTCACTTTGTCATACCTTGTCGAGCAACTTTTTACGGGAGTGAATCCTAGAACGGCTCGTGGTTTGCCAAACCGTATACCTAGGCGGTAAACTATAACCAGGAGGGTAATATGTTAAAACCAATTTCAAATCCTAAGCTTTCGCTTAGGGCTAAAGCTTTGTTCTACCATTTTGCGGAAAAGGGTAGAGTAATTTCAGCAGATGAACTCAGGGCAAGTCAAGACGTCATGGAAGGCCGTGACGCTCTTCAGGCTGCCATCAACGAACTCAAGGACTTTAGGTACATCAAGACTGTCCGGGTACGGAACAACAACCAGTGGGTATCTCAACTTAAGTTCACGGACGAGGCTGTAAAGCTCATGTCTCTGAATAACGGGTTTTCAGGGCACCTGTATATAGACAACTATGCAACTACTAGTGATATAACTACTAGTACTAACATAGATACAGTTACTAACGTAACTGTATCTATTGAGGCGCAAGCGCCTCTTAAGGAGGAAACAGTGGCGTGGAATCTTGATGGGGAAGAAGAAACCCCGCTAACCAAGAGCCAACTTCGTCGCCTAGAGGCTATGAAGGGCGATGATGTTGTTGGAGCTGTAGGAAAGCTTGAAGACCGTCAGGCTCGTCTGAACGCAAAATACAAGAAGCCAGTCAAAGCCCAACGTTACGGCGAGGACAGGATCAACACTCCAGAGGAGCTTTGGTCCACTAGCGATCTTGTTTCAGAGTTCTACGACCTTTCAGACAAAGCCAATCACGGAATGTCCGATCAGGTTAACAGCCAGACTCTCAGCACATGGATCAACAAGAAGGTTGGCGAAGGCACTGAGCGTGTAGTTATCCTAAAGGGCATCCGAATGTTCTTTGCAGATCCTCGCAACTTACACGATGTAGGAAACGGCAAGCCTTTGTGGCAGAGGTTCTTTGCTTACTACCAAACAACCCAAGCACAGATTAAAGGAACTACTAAGAAGGTTTACGTAGATGAAGACTTCTTAGCCCAGCAAGAAAAGATGATGCGACTACTAGAGGGGGAGTAAATGTTTGATATCACCAAAGAGTCTCCAACAATCCAGAAGCAGATTCTCAACTCCGGAGTCCCACTAAAGTCAATCGGCAAAGAGTTCTCAGATCTAGACCAGACAGCAGAAGTTTTGGCCGTCAAGAAATGGGTGGACAGTGTTCTAGCTGGAGAGGTCATTAAAAAGGTTGGAAGCCCTAAATGCGGCCTTGGTGTACTGCTAGTAGGGGAACCAGGTCACGGGAAGACTACGCTGGCTTCTACGGCCCTCCAAAGCCTTATTAGGGGTATCTCAGGAGAGACACTAGGAACTCCAGGAAAGCTTCCAAAGCGTGTAGGGGTCTTTATGGACTATCCAAAGCTTCTACGGCTTCAGAAGTCTCAGTTTGACGAAATGGACGAAAATGTCCAACTTAAGCTTGATAGCATCTACGGAGACGCTGACAAGTCCAACAACGTTCCAGTCTTTGTACTGGACGACCTAGGCAAGGAATACCGCACAGGCTCTAAGTGGTCAGAGAATCAGTTTGATGCTCTGCTACGTTCCAGATACAACGCAGGGTTACCAACGATTGTTACGACAAACGTTCCTCTCAAGGACTGGTACATCTACGGCGAATCTATGGAGAGTTTTGCCCGTGAAGCTTTTATGAATCTTGCGATAATTGCACCTAAGGGGGACCGACGTAAATGAAGGATATGACTATGAAAGAATGGCAGGCAACGCAGATCTTCTTGTCCGACACCGGAGTTCACAGCGTAGAGATTAACCTAGAGACTGCTCGCCTTCGTTGCGATTGTCCGGGCCACTCTTCTAGAACTCGTTGTAAGCATACCTCGTTTGTTCAGAAGAAGATGCTAGCAAACAACGGCATCTATCCGGTAGAAGTTTCTAACAAAGCTTCTAGGGAAGAGTCGTCTATTGCAAAAGAAGATCCTGAAAACTTTAGACAGTTTCTTGTCAAGTATGGTCGGGTAGAGGTTCTCTAGATATGCGTGGGGGCGACATATCAAACGAAGTTCCCCAAAGAGTCTTAGTTACTCTTGACTGCATTATAGATCGTCGCCCCTCTTTGAAAAAAGTATTGGGGTTAACGATTCCAGAAGAAGAGGTTACATATAACCGCTTAGCTCTGGCCACGTTTTGGAGATTCAGAGATAGTTACGAGTATACGCTAGAGCTTGTTGGCTTTGAGTATAGTCAGAAAGAAATGGATGAGGTGCTTGAGGACCTAGATAATCTAGGAACTAATCCGTTTAATTATGCCAGTGCGTATAGCGTTGTGGCAGACCTTGTGGCAGAACTACCTTACAGGCCAGAGGTAAAGCATGTTATTGATATACCCGAGCGTGGTTTACGTTATGGGCACTGGTACATGAATCTGGGGGCAGATAATGGCGGCAGATAACGAAGAGAGGTTAATCTCTAGGGTAGTACGTACCCGTGAGATCATACCTGCCTTAGAGGCCGGGTTAGAAGACAACTGGTTTTACAATGCGGAGAACCGAGCTGTCTGGAAGTTTATTAGGCAGCACTGGACAAAGTACGAAGAGGTCCCAACAGCCGTAACGGTTAAGGATAACTTCCCTACTTATCGTTTGCTTGCCGTAGAGGATTCGCTTGAGTATCTTGTAGATCAACTAGTTGACTACCGTAAGCGCCAGAAGACTATCGAGGTTGTGCAGAACGCCGCAGAGTCCATTGCTTCTGGAGATCACGAGAAGGCTATCGCAGAGATGGCTCAAGGTATCTCTACAATCTTTGACGAGGGCATCGCACAGACCTCTGATATAGATCTTACTGAGGCGCCTGAAAAGCGCTTTGATGAGTACATGTCTATCAAGACTCGTGATGGGGGTCTGCTTGGCTACCGCACCGGCTTCAAGACTATTGACGAAGCTACTGCCGGGTTACAGCCAGGTCAGCTAATTACTATCATTGCTCCTCCTAAGACAGGTAAGTCTGTGCTAGCTATGCAGATTGCTGTTAACGTGCACGAAGATGGTTACGTCCCTATGTTCCAGTCTTTTGAGATGACCAACATTGAGCAGCAACACCGTCACGATGCAATGCGAGCTAAGATTGCCCACTCTCGACTTGTTCGTGGAAACCTCAACCTTGACGAAGAACGCCGGTACAAAGAGGCGCTTAAGAAGATGGACTCCATGCAGAAGTTCTATCTTACGGATTCTTCCTCTGCTATGACTGTCTCAGGACTTCAAGCAAAGATCGAAAAGATTCGTCCAGATATTGTTTTTGTAGACGGCGTGTACTTGATGGTGGACGAGGCAAGCGGAGAGTCAAATACTCCGGGAGCACTTACCAGCATTACTCGTAACCTAAAGCGTTTGGCGCAAAGGCAGAACATCCCTATCGTTATCTCAACCCAGGTTCTTCTTTGGAAGATGAAGCGTGGCCAGGTAAGCGCAGACTCTATCGGTTACTCATCATCATTCTTCCAAGACTCAGACGTTATCTTGGGACTTCAAAAGCAAGACGAGGAAGATGATTCCTCACGTGAACTTCGCATCGTGGCTAGCCGTAACTCCGGCCCAGCTACTAGCGACTTACTTTGGGACTGGGAGGGCGGACGCTTTGAAGAGTATGGATCCTTTGGTACTCAGATCTAGTCCGTTTGACGGTACTCAACTCTGCATTGAAGAAGACTCAAATCTTTTCTTTCCAGAGTATTACTCGGATACAGCACAGGTTGAAAAAGCTAAAGCAGTTTGTGACAACTGCTGGATCAAAGACAAGTGCCTAGATTACGCAATGCAGACCCCGATGCTACAGGGCATCTGGGGAGGTACAACACCTAGAGAAAGAAAGCGGTTACGATTATCAAAAATATAAGAGATATCCCTAAGCCAGATTATTCAGAAGCAATGGACATTACAGGAGAGCCAACACACGTTTGCCCTTGCGGTTCAATGCTTTGGAATGTGCAGTGTATGTTCGAAGACTATGAGATCTCAATGTATATGCTTGAGATGGAGTGCGTACTCTGTGGAACTAAGGCAACCGCCCCAACCCCAGTAGATATGCCAGAAGATTATGTACGTGTAGATGACAGGCCTAAGGACGACTATCTAGAAGAGGACTAATATGTATCGTGAGGGCGATGTAGAGAGTGCTTTACTCCGCATGGGTATTGAGACTACCCAGCGGGGAGATGAGCTTTTGGGTCTATGTCCTATGCACTTAGAGCGCACAGGACGTCCAGATTCAAATCCATCATGGTCAGTTAACGTTGAGACCGGTGTACACCACTGTTTCTCTTGCGGATACAAAGGTAACTTGTTTACCCTTGTAGCCGAGGTTAACGAGTTTGAGACAGAGTTTGGACGCTTGGACTTTGATGCCGCCAAAGATTGGTTGCGTCAGAATATCGAGGTTAACTTTGACCTGCTTGTAAAGCAGCTTGAAGAATCTAAGAACTCTTATATCCCTATCCAAAGGGTTATTGAGATGTCCGAAGCTAGGCTCGCAGTCTTTACATCTCCTCCTGAATGGGCATTAGAAGCCCGAGGATTGTCCCTAGAGGCCGCAAACTCTTACGGAGTCCTTTGGGATACTAATGCCGAATCCTGGATCCTGCCCATCCGTGAGCCATTTAGTAATAAGCTCATGGGTTGGCAGGAGAAAGGGCAGAAGAGTAGGTTGTTCCGCAACCGACCAACTGGAGTTAAGAAGTCTCAGACTTTGTTTGGTTTTGGTAACTACTCCAACGGCCCTATGATCATAGTGGAGTCTCCACTTGATTGCGTAAAGCTCTTGTCATTGGGAATCACCGGAGGTGTCGCAACCTACGGAGCTTCCTTCAGCAAAGATCAGTTAGATCTCATGCGTTCAGCCGACAGCTTAGTTGTTGCCTTTGACAATCCAAAAGTAGATGCTGCCGGTCTTAAAGCTTCTAAAGAGATGCTTGCCAAGATCCGAGAGAACGGGCTTGAGTGCAAGTTCTTTAGCTATACCACCGAAGCCAAGGATATTGGCGATATGGGGGTGGAATCGGTTATACTGGGACTACAGACTGCTAAGCATTCTGTATTTGGAGAGGCGGCTTTTGCGTGAAGTTGTTAGATAAGCTTGAGTGTTATATATGGGGGCACTCTTATATTGAGGGTTCTGGAACCCAATGCCCATTTACAGGATATACATACAGCTACTGCACGTGCTGCATGAAGCGTAGAGCAACAAAGGGGGAAGAATGATTATTGGTCTATCAGGTTACGCACGGTCAGGTAAAGATACCGTGGCTAAGTATCTAGTAGAAAACCATGGGTTTACAAGGGTCGCCTTTGCGGATCCAATTAGAACATTGCTGTATACGCTCAACCCACTTATTTCAGGCAACTCACGTTTATCTGATTTGGTTGATGAGTATGGTTGGGAGGTTTCCAAACAAACTCCGGAAGTTCGCAGGTTGCTTCAAGAGCTTGGGGTTGGTGCTCGCAAGGTATTTGGTGAAGGGTTTTGGGTACATCAAGCAATGAAGTCTATGCTAGATGAACCTAGACTAGACCTTAAATATGTTATTACAGACGTTAGATTCTTTAATGAAGCTGACATGATACGGGCCAATGGCGGGCAGATTTGGCGTGTAGAGCGCACCGGTGTTGAGGCAGTTAACTCTCACGTATCAGAACACGATATGGATAACTGGGACTTTGACGCATACCTTCACAACAACTCCACAATCGAGGACTTAGAGTTTGCAGTCAAGACTAGATTGATGCAGTACGTCTGATGTGGTCTTGGGTACTAGCTGTTATCGGAGTAACCGGCATTTACTTTGTTGGTCGTAAAAGCATTTGGGGTTGGTTTGTACTATGCTTTAACGAATCGCTATGGATGATCTATGCTATTACCTCACACCAGTACGGGTTTATATTTGCATCGCTAGCTTACACCGCAACATACATACGTTCTTATCTACATTGGAGACGAGATAGTTAATGTTTACAGGAACACTCTTACCTTACCAAGTAGAAGCCGTAGAGGCTATGGTTGCACGCAAAAAAATGCTTGTAGCTTACGATCTTGGTTTAGGTAAGACTGTTCTAACAATTGCTGCACTTGAGGAACTTGCACCAACAGAACCTGGTATCATAATTTGTCTATCCTCACTGAAGTATCAGTGGGCAGAGCAGATTAGGAAATTCACTAATGGCACTGCAAGTCCTTTGGTCATTGATGGAACGAAGAAACAACGGGAGCTTCAATACGCCGATGCCCTTTCAGGAGAGTACACGCATATCATCCTCAACTATGAGCAAATTGTTAACGACTGGGATAATGGAGTTAACGGGCTCCCAAAGGGATTTATCGTATGCGATGAAGCCACAGCAATTAAATCTTTCAGATCAAAACGATCCAAATACGTAAAGAAGCTTGAAAGCCCTATCCGTTTTGCCTTGACAGGTACGCCTATTGAAAACGGAAAGCCGGAAGAACTCTACAGCATTATGGAGTTTGTAGACAAAAAAGTCCTAGGTCGTTTCGACTTATTTGATAAGACATTCATTGTTCGTAACCATTTTGGGGGCGTACAAAGCTACCGCAACCTATCTACGTTAAGTACCAAGATGAAGGAAGCGTCAGTACGCAAGCGCCAGCAAGATCCAGACGTAGCACCATATCTACCGGATACTATTTTTGCAGAGCCTATTCTTGTAGAGTTTGATAGTGCTGGGGCAAAGCTTTACAAGCATATTGCTAGAGAACTGCTGCAAGATCTAGATGAGGCTGTGGACTCTTTTGGTTCATCCTTTGATTTGTTTAGCCATTATTCAGGAGAAAGTACAAACCCTATAATGGATGCCCTAAAGGGAAAGGTTATGTCAAAGCTTACGGCTCTTCGTATGCTGTGCGACCACCCAGAGCTAGTTCTTAAGTCCCGTGCTACCTCAAAATACGTAGGAGAGTTAGAGGAGTCAGGCAAGCTTGATAAGATCTCAAGGTCTGTTAAGCTCGAGACACTCAAAGAGTATGTAGACAACTTCCTGGATCAAGACGAGCGCAATAAGGTTGTTATCTTTACTAGCTATGTACATATGGTTTCTTTAATCAGAGAGAATATAGAATACGCTTCGGCGGGATATACAGGAGAGATGGATGCAAAAACTAAAGAGGCTTCTAAGGTTAGGTTTCAAACCGATCCAGATTGTCGTATTCTTGTTTCTAGTGATGCCGGTGGCTATGGGGTGGATCTTCCTCAGGCTAACCTACTTATTAATTACGACCTCCCGTGGAATGCGGGCCTTGCGATCCAACGCAATGGAAGAATTCGTCGTGCTTCTAGTACGTGGCCTTCTATAGTAATCCAAGACTTTCTTATGGAAGGCTCTATCGAGGAAAGGCAGCACGAGATGCTAGTACAAAAGACCTCTGTTGCTAACGCAATCATTGATGGTGAGGGTATCAACGAAGCCGGTGGTGTCAACCTAACTGTTGGCACACTTAGGGCTTTTTTAGAGAACGTTTCGGTCTAGACTTATCCTATGCCAAACGCACCTAAGACCCCAACCCGCACCATCCGGGTATCAGATGAGCTCTGGTCTGCTGTCAAAATTAAAGCAGCCGAGGATAGCCGTACCGTCACAGATGTGATTGTAGAGGCTCTTAGAGCCTATATTGATACTGATTTGCAATCCCTAGAGTAATCGGGTATCCTATAACCAGGGGGTAAGACATGCCAAAGGTTATAAAGAAAGACGATCCAAAAGACCCAGGAATCATGGGCAAAATACGTACGTACATTACTCTTAAAAACCAAGTAGATGACCTGTCTGCTGAGCGTGATTCTTTGAAGAAGGATCTTATAGAGTTAGTGGATACTGAGGGTGAGCCAGATGAGAAGGGCCATATTTGGTACCGGTTGCCTGAAGAAGTAGAGGGCATCAATTCATTACAGCGTCAGCGCAAGGTATCGCAAAGATTAGACTCCAGTGTTGCTGAACCTATGTTAAAAGAAAAGGGTCTATACGACCGTTGTTACCAGATGGTTCCGGTATTAGACGAGGCAGAAGTTATGGCTTGCTTATACGAGGGTCTTATCACAGAAGAAGAAATTGACGCTATGTTTCCTAAAAGCGTATCATATGTGTTCTTAGCAAAGGGTTGATATGGAAGACAAGGTAGATAAGTTCTTTGAGGACCTGGATGAGTACTATCCTGGTTCAAAGAGGAAACGTCGTGCCTTAGATCCAGATGTAGCTCCTAAGAAGCCAGTTAATTTAGATTCCTGGGATGCAAGTCCACAGGTTAAAAATCTACCGAATGGAAAGACGGTAGAACTTTACAGTGTTGGGTCATTGTGCCAAGCATTGGGAAGACCGATAGTGACCGTAAGACTTTGGGAACGCAAGGGTTATATACCACGTGCACCCTATCGTCTCAAGTCTATGATTGTAGATGGAGTAAAGAAGCCAGGATGGCGTATGTATTCCAAAGCTATGATTGAATCTGCTATCAAAAGTTTCCAAGACCGGGGCCTCATCGGTGCCCCCAGAGTTGACTGGAATAAGCATCCAGATCTATCAATTGAATTGATGGAATCATGGACGCTTATTCATAGTCAAGAAACCGAGTAACCACCTATCGTACGGACTCGACAGAGTCCCAGATATCAGCCAACTACCGAAAGGGTCAACATGACCAGCTCACTTAAAGTCAAGACCGCAGTACCAAACGTTAACGAGTACGCAGCTCCTACAGAGGAGGAACTCGTTGAACTCTTTACAGAAGAAGATGAGAACGAAGCCCCTGAGCAATCTTCTGTAATCCAAACTGGTTGGGCAGCCGCTAAGAAGGCTACCGCAAAGACAACCAAGACTTTCGCTACTGACTTCCGTTTTGATGAGGATGTTCAGCTTATTAAGTTCATCTCTGATGAACCACACGTGTTCATGCAACACTGGATCAATCGTCCAGGCAAGAAGTCCTTCATTAGCATTGGTGAGGGCGACCCACTTATTGCTGTAGGAAGCAAGCCTGACCAGAAGTTTGCATTCACAGTTCTTAATCTCTCCGATGAAGAACCACAACTCCAAATGATGATCGTAGGGGTACGCCTATGTGGTCAGTTAGAGAAGCTCGCCTCTAATGCAAAGACGGGTCCCTTGAACCGTCCTGATCTCTATTGGGCAGTAAGCAAGACCGGTACAGGTACCAAGACTGCTTACTCAATCGTTCCTGTAAAGGAACGTGACCTCGCTGAGGAATGGCAACTAGACCCAGTCGCTTGCGCTGAGTTGATCAAGACAATGAAGCCTCTAGGCAGGGATGCTCTTCACATCTCTACAAAGGCTGAGTTGGCAGAGATCGCTCGAGAAATCGCAGCCAACTAATCTAGTCCATTACTGTTGGGGGCCCGGTTTTAACCTCCTTTCTACGGGCCCCTAACTCAACTTAGGGAGAGCAATGAATATAGTTACCACCACAGAACAACTTGCCGAGGTGCTTGACGCCTACATGGCGCAAGACGCTTTTGTATTTGACGTAGAAACTGTAGGCGATCACCGAGGTGACCCACGCCTAAATATTGTTACGTGGATTGCTATGGCAACCGAAGGCCGTGTAGACGTTATTCCTATGGGCCACCCTAACGGCGACTATGTTCGTACTGAGTTCCCGCTGCTCCCTTCTGCGCAAGATCGCATTATAAAAGGTTTGCCTATCCGTCCTTCTGATTACAGCAAGGATGAGCGTAAGGCCACTAAGATTTTTACAGAGGCTCCAGAACAACTTACTGCTGGAGAAGTGTTCAAGACCCTCAAGCCATTGTTTACTGGCGATAAGCTCAAGATCGGCCACAACTTAAAGTTTGACCTACAAAGCGTAACTAAGTATGTAAAAGAACTTCCTGCTCAACCTTACTTCTGCACACTCAATGCTGCCTTTGTTCTTAATACAAGGAACAGCCTACACCTTGGCCTAGCCGATTGTTTGAAGCGTGAGCTTGGCTACGAGATGGTCAAGGGCGTAGGTAAAGAAGTAGAGGCGTACTCCTTTGATGAGGTTGCCACCTATGCTGGGTTAGACGCAGAGTGGACTTGGAAGCTTTACCAGAAGTATCTCGCTGACTTGGGCACCGATAAGCTAGCCGGTATCTTTAAGCTTGAGATGGATGTTCTTGAGGTTATCTGCCGCATGGAGCTTCGAGGTGCAGACATTGACGTCAACTCCCTATCTACATTGAAAGCTGACTTAGAGGTTCAGTTAGAGACCACTAAGGCAAAGATCTACAAGTTTGCCGGCAAGGCCTTTAACATCAACAGCGTTCCAGAGAAGCAGACTATCTTGTTCTCTAAGAAGGCTGATGGTGGGCGGGGGCTACGTCCTAAGGTTCTCACACCTGCAGGACAGAAGAGGGCCGATGCCGGCACCGAACCTACGGTAAATGACTTTTCTGTATCAGAGCCTGCCATCAAGATGTTTGAGGGCAAGGACGCTTTGGTAGACGCACTACTAGAGTACTCAGACCTTAACAAGCTTCTTACTACTTATGTAATTCCATATCTAGGCGGAGACATTACTCGCACAACCGGCGGTAAAGCTAAGGTTGTGGCTAAGAAGTCTATTATGATTAAGAACCGCATCCACACCGACTTCATTCAGTATGGTGCAGAGACTGGTCGTTTCTCTAGTCGTAACCCTAACCTACAGAACGTACCTAACCCACGTACTAAAAACGGTAAAGCTATCCGCAACTTGTTTATTGCCCCAGAAGGTTATAAGCTTGTCGTTGCTGACTATTCCCAGATTGAACCACGTGTCCTTGCTTCTTTCTCTAAAGACAGGATCTTGTGTGGCGCATATATGGATGGTGTGGATATCTATACCACCATCGGCAGCACAGTTGGAGTAGATCGCTCTGCTGCCAAAACTTTGGTTCTAGCCATGATGTATGGTGTGGGACCTGACAAGATCGCTACCTCTATTGGGGTAACGGTTCCTGAGGCACGACGGTTGCTTGATGAGTTCTCTCATAAGTTCCCTGCTATCGCTCGTTATAAGAAGCAGGTAATCAAGGAGAGCCGTAACCGTAGTCCTATCCCGTATGCGCTAACCTACATGGGCCGTCGCCGTTATCTGCCAGAACTCAGATCAGATGTACAATGGGAACGCTCTAGGGCAGAACGTCAGGCGTTTAACACGGTTATCCAAGGTTCATCAGCAGATCTTATTAAGCTAGCAATGATTAGGGCTAATAAGCTTATCCCTGATGAGTCAAGTTTGATCTTAACAATTCATGATGAACTTGTTACAGTCACTCCTGACAATCTTGTTGAAGAGACTGAGGCAGCAATTCGTGAGGCCATGGAAGGCATCAATGCTCTGCAGATCCCTATGATCGCAGATGTTAAGACAGTTCAGCGTTGGGGAGAGGCAAAGTAATGTTCGGGCGCAAAAAGAAAAGGATGGTTGTTTTTGAGGACTCCCTCAATAAGCACATCCCTTTGCCGGTACTCATTAGGCAGACTATCTACGATACTATGCTTATGCCTGCAGAAGAGATCGCAGAGGTTATGGGCTTACCGCCTATCTCAGAAGAAGTATCCGAGATGGAAGAACGGGCAAGCCAGGAGCGTCTAGAGAGGTTTGCTCACCTCATACCTTTTATAGACTCCCACGCAGATATCTGCTCAAAAATAGCTATAGCAGCTTATCTAATTGAAGAAGAAGATTCCCCTAAAGAGGAGAAGTATACGGACGATGACATTGACTCCTTAGCCAAGATGTTCAGGCTAGTGTCTCTATCTGCAACCATGTCCTGCCTATCAACATTGTTTAATCTAGAACTCATACAAGAAAGGGATATCCATAGTGTCAACTAATTGGTGGGCAAACAAGTTAGGTGGCGGTGCGTCTGCTCCTGCAAGCACTCCCGCAACCGGACCTTTGCCTGGAAACGTATATCAACCTACCACGGTAAACACTCCGGTTACCTATGATCCTAGCAGGGACCAAACAGTAACCAAAGCAGTAAGCGCACGCAACAACGATAGTTGTCCAAACTGTTTCTCAGGCAACTACTTTGCTCCTCAAGGTACTGGTCGTGCTCGATGCTACGACTGTGGATACCCATTGTTGCAGCAAGGCTCCGGCGCAGGAATGCCTGGCGGAGGTAGCGGAGGCGCTGCAACCCCAGCTAAACAAGTCGGGCAATCAGGTGGCTTTAACCCAAACGTCATAGTAGATAGGATCGGATAGTGGCAGTAATCAGTCCAGATGCACTCAAGGTAGTTGCAAACATTAACAAGAAGCTTGGTGCTGGTACGGTTGTCCGTGCTAGTGAGGTCAATCTTCCTAACCGTATCCCTACCGGATCTCTAACCCTAGACGTAGTTCTTGGTGGGGGTTGGCCTATGAACCGTTGGGTAGAACTTGTAGGCGAAGCGTCTCATGGAAAGACTGCCATTGCCTTGCGCACCATCGCAGCTAACCAGGCTAAGAACCCAGAGTTCACTGCCGTGTGGATTGCTGCAGAAGATTTTGATCCCGAGTACGCAGAGCTTTGCGGGGTTGATACAGAACGTGTAATTATCGTAGAGACTAATAGTATGGAGGATGCATTTGACGCAGTTATTCAATTCATGGAAAGCAAAGCGGTTGACATGGTTGTTATTGACAGCCTTCCTGCTCTTGTTCCTAGTGCAGAAGATGAAAAGCACATGGAAGAGTTTACTGTGGGACGAGGAGCTTTAATAACCAACAAGTTCTTCCGTAAAGTTTCGTCCGCTACCAAGCGTGACCTTATCGAATCAGAACGTCCAGTGCTGGGCATTATGATCAATCAGTACCGTATGAAGATCGGCGTCATGCACGGCGACCCTCGTACAACACCAGGAGGTCTTGGCAAAGACTACGCCTACAGCGTTCGTTGCGAAGTAAAGCGTGACGATTGGCTTGAGGTAGGCACCGGACAAGAGAAGCGTCGTGTGGGGCAAACGATTCGTGTCCGTACTATTAAGAACAAGACCTATCCCCCACAGCAGACTGCTTACCTGGACTTCTACTTCTCAGAGGGTGGACCTATTGATGCCGGTAGCTATGACACCGGTAAAGAGATTGTCTCTCTAGCCATCTTGAATGGCATTGTAGAACGTCGTGGCGGCTGGATGTATTATAAGGATCGTAAGTGGCAGGGTGCACAGGCTCTGATTGACTCTCTTCGTGAAGAGTTAGACCTCAGTTCCGAGATTAGCGCTGCAGTTATGGATACCCTTAAGAACAGCCCAGCCCTAATGATGGAGACTCCTGATGAAGAGTGAGGGTCAGAAGCAGTCCCTTAAGCACGAGAAGCGTCTGGCTGCCCTAACGGGTGGCCAGCGCAGTGCTGGTTCAGGATCCTTTTGGTCTCGTAAAGGTGATGTCAGAAATGACCACTACCTGTTCGAGCATAAGTGGACCAGTAAGAAGTCTTTTAGCATCCAGTCCTCTATCCTGGACAAGATAACCACAGAGGCTATCTTAGACAGCAGGGAGCCGGTGCTGGCCTTTCACCTAGATGGCCAAGACTATGTGATTATCCAAGAGCACCATTTTCATGAATTAACAAATGCCATGTACAATAGCGGTGTGGGGGGCCACAACGAATTGGACTAATAAGTGGTATTGCGTTACTCAGACGACCCATCATGGACTTGGCGGTATGACGCCAAGTGTCAGGGAGAAGACACAGAGATCTTCTTTCCTCCAAGAGATAAAGCATTGTACAAACCGATTGCAGATAAAGCTAAAGCTATTTGTTGGGGTAAGGACGGTCGCCCTCCTTGCCCAGTTAGACAAGAGTGTCTTAAGGAAGCTATACTGGTATCGGAGCAGCACGGAATATTTGGCGGCATGTCGCATAGAGAAAGAAATGCTGTAGAGCGTAAGATCAAAAAACAGGGGATCACTCTAGATGAGTGGTTGGAGAAAGAGGGCAGAAAGTATGGGCAAACCTAAGACTATTGCCAGTAAAGATCTAAAGGCATTTCTAGCAACCAGTAAGCGTGAGACTCGTTTAATGGGTGCTGTAGAGCGCCACGTATTATCCCGCCCGTTCGATGATCGGGACATGAGCTACATCCACCCTTCAGATATTATTAAAGATGATTGGTGTGCACTTGCGCAGTACCACGCACTTAAGGGTAACTATGTAGAGACTCGAGATAAGCCTACAGCCCGACTTGCATCTATCTTTGCAGAGGGCCACACCATCCACGCTAAGTGGCAGAACTGGTTTAAAGAGATGGGCGTTCTATATGGTAAGTGGTACGACACTAAGACCAAAGATTATACATGGGCTACCTCTAAAGATTTAGTTGGTTACGCACCGGGCACTATTGAGTATCGAGAAGTATCCTTGCGCAGTGATAAACACATGATGCGTGGACATGCTGACGGCTGGATCAAAGGTCTAGGCGATGATTGCTTAATTGAGATCAAGTCCCTAGGTTCTGGCGGTATACGCATGGAAGCTCCTGCTGTAATGGAGCAGGCTAACGGTAACGTAGAACTTGCTTGGAAAAACATCAAGACTCCTTTCCGTGCACACCAGCTTCAGGGTCAGGTCTACCTCCACCTTTGCCATCTGATGGTTGAGGAGGGGTCGCTAGATTCTGCTCCCAAAGAGATTGTCTTTATCTATGAGCTTAAGGCTAACCAAGAGTACAAAGAATTTGTTGTAGCTTACAATCCAGAGTTTACAAAGGAAATCTTTGACAAGGCTCTAGATGTAGCGTGGGCTGCTAACAACGACCGCCCACCGCTTTGTAGTATAAACATTGAAAAGGGCTGCACACGTTGCGCCCCATTCCAGGAGGCAAAATGAGCATTAGCAGGGATGTGTTAAGTGCAGTTAACGAGCTAGGTTTCTCCTTGACTGCAAAGCCTGAGTACGAGATTCCGGCGTTACCCCGTGACATTACTGAGCTGGATGACGAAGGTCTCATGGATCTCTTTGTTCAGTTTACTCAATGGAACGATCACCTAGCCGGTGCTCACGCTATTGCTATTATTAATGAGAGAGAAGCTCAACGAAACCTTGACACCCAGGAAGCTGCCAGTATGCTGCGACACTGGACTGGTGCAAAGGGAGATCGTGTAGCTTTGATCAAAGCTCAGATTGCTTCTACTACCGAGGTTAAAGAGCTGCAGCATGAGCTGGATGTTAAGTATGCTTTCCGTAAGATCATTGAAACAAGAACTCTCAATGTTGAGAGGGATTCACAAGTAGTGTCTCGTGAGCTGACCCGCCGCACATCCGATGGTGGAGGCATGCGAGCTAGGACTAGGAGGTTCAATACATGAGTAAGCGCCAGGAAAAGATTGCCGCACGTATCGAAGAACAGCAGCTCTTTCTTAAAGCCCGTGAGCGGTTTAATATGTCTCGCTTCATGCAGGCCCACTACTTGGGTAAGCAGATGTTTGAAGAAGGTAAAGATAAACTTACCGATGGTGAGATCGCTATGCTAGAGGACCAAATAGCTGAAAACCAAACTATTATTGACGAGTATCTAAAGCGGGAGGGTCTATATGCCGAGCCAGAGTCGGAAACACCGGGGCTACCGGACACAGAAGTTAGTAGCTGAGTATCTTGCTAAACGAGGCTTTCCGTTCGCAGAAAGTACGGGTGCTGGTAGATCTGGCACTGATATTACCGGTACTGTTGGTATTGATTGGGAAGTAAAGGCTAGGGCTGATTTCAACCCTAGTGGGGCCATGAAGCAGCTCAAGGATCGTGCTAATGAGAATGATCTACCTGTGGTAGTTCTCCGCTTAAACGGCCAAGGAGAGGCTTCTGTAGGGGAGTTTATGACCTGCCTTCGGTTAGAAGATTTTGTGAAGCTAATTAGGGATGCGGGATACGGCGATACACCGTAAGATATGTTCCTAGGTGGGCGACTAAAAATCGAACCTAAAGGACTACAAATCGTGACTGAAGAAAAAGAAGACGGATTCTTGCGTGTAGGCGCTGGATCTAATGCCCAAGCCGTAGGCTCAGCCATTGCACACGCACTGTATGAATCACCACAGGTAAAGCTCCGGGCAGTAGGAGCATCAGCAGTAAACCAGGCAGTAAAGGCAATTGCAATCGCAAGAGGCTATGTAGCCCCTCGTGGTTTAGACCTTAGCTGCCGTCCAGGATTTACCACTGTAGAGTCTAGGGATGGCAACATCTCAGCAATAGTCTTTACAATCTCGGTAAGTTAATCTATTATTAGTACCAAGAGATCTCTAACAGTTAGGTACCAACATGGCAACTCCAGAACAAGAAGCATTGGCGGGAATGGCAAAGGTTGGCGCACCACGTGAGCCAATGGGCCAGAAGCCTGTTTCATTCACTTCTCCTTCAGTTAAGCCTGAACGAGGAACACTTGTAAAGAAGAAGAACACTGCAGCCGGTGATCCTACCGCAGCAGGCACAAAGAAGAACCGTGCTAACCGTCCTTACGCAGGACAGGAGCGTCTAGGCGCTCGCTACGGCGTTAAGGCAAGCTATGCACCACAGACAGAACCTGCTGCTGGTCTTACACAGGCTAACAGCAAGATCATCAGCCCATCAGTCATTCGTCAGAAGGACTCATGGTCTGAAGGAATGGAAACTTCCTACTAAATCGGATATACTATTAGCAGGGCCTGTAACAGGGCCCTGTTAATCTAAACATTGGGGGCAATGTGTTACAAGGGCTGTACGAAAAAGCAAAGATCGAAAACGCTGCAAACCGTTGTGTTGTAGCTCAGTGGGGCATTCAGTTTGAGGGCGCAGATAGAGACGCATTCAATCAGTCTATTTCAGACGATGAGTTCTCCAATAAGAATCTATATAACCTTTACAAAGATGCCGGGGCTACCTTTAGTATCTCGTCTCTCCGTGCCCATAGATTAGGAGAGTGCGGATGTCGCTAGGCGAATCATATAACGAGGCCAAGGCAGAGGTCGTTACCAACAATGCCATTAACTCTATTGAAAAGCTTCTTAAAGCTAACGGACTAACTCCAGAAGATGTTGGCAAGATCAGCAAGGTTAGTTTGTCTAATAACCCTGATGACACTAAGATCATCTTGTCTCCTGCTTGGAACGAGGGTCCAAAGTGGCAGCCTGTACAGCAGGCCGCACCTACAGTCGTACAGCCAAAGGTTCGTACACCTGCTCTAATTAGCAGTAACTGGAAAGTTGCAGTAGCACTTCCAGACCCACAGATTGGCTATCGCCGTTATGAAGACGGTACGCTAGACCCATTCCACGATGAGGACGCTATGGACGTAGCACTTCAGGTAGTAGGTTTAGATCATGGCCATCCTGTAGATCAGGTAATTAACCTAGGGGACTTCCTAGACCTACCTATGTACGGCACCTATGAACAAGAAGCTGTCTTTGCGCATACCGCACAACTGGCTATTGATCGTGGCCACTTGTTCTTAGCAGAGCAGCGTGCTGAGGCCGGTGCAGATGCTCGTATCATCCTTCTAGAAGGAAACCACGACAAGCGTCTTAACCGCTTCATCAATACAAATGCTGCTGCAGCTTATGGTTTGAAGGTGGCTAACATGCCAAACTCATGGCCTGTAAACAGCTTGCAGAATCTGCTTCGTTGTGATGAGTTAGGAGTGGAGTTTATTGATGGCTACCCAGCTGCTGCACACTGGATTAATAAGCGTCTTCGTGCTATGCACGGTGATCGTGCTAATGCGTCTGGTTCTACGGCTGCTCAGTATGCAAATTCGAATCCAAATATCTCTACGTTATTTGGTCATACTCATCGCATGGAACAGCAGTCCAAGACTGTATTTGATCGTGACCAGGCCATTAAAAGTGTCTCTTTTAGCCCGGGATGTCTCTGCAGGGTTGATGGTGCAGTCCCTTCCGTTAAAGGTGGTGTGGACATCAAAGGCCAAGCGCTTCAGTATTTTGAGAACTGGCAGCAAGGAGTAAGCGTTATCTTCTTTAAAGATGGGGATGACGATAGCTTCCACTTTGACCAGGTTCATATCCATAAGGGCAAGACCATGTACCGTGGGCAAGAGATTGTATCTACAAAACTAGCTATACAGTAGTTACGTTTAGCAACACAAATAGACCGGTGTAGTGCACAATATGTGCATTACACCGTTTCTATTATAGGAGATCCCTAATGACCGCTAGTGACTGGGCCACCGTTGTATATTCGTACTTCTTCGTAATAGCAGGTGTAGGAAGTGCCTTGTGGTTTGTAGCTAAAAAGACAGTCAAGCATCTCATTGAAGAGAGCAAAGAAGATCTAAAGGTTATTAAAGCCGAAGTAACCCCTAATCACGGTTCTTCTATGAGCGATGTTCTTAAACTGCAGGTACTACCTTTACTCCAGGAACTTCGTACAAATCAGGTAGAGGTTCAGCAAAGCGTTTCAAAACTTGAGGGAAAGTTTGAGCAGCATATCGAAGAGCACTCCCTCAATAGGGGGTAACATGTCATACGAACCACGCCCAGGAGACTACGGGGTAGTAAAGACAAACGGAATTATCGGTAAGCTTATCCGAGTAGGTACCGCATCTAGGTGGAACCATGCTTTTATCTACATAGGTAGCGGCACTATTGTTGAAGCCAATCCCACCGGAGTAGCTATCAGCCCTTCTAGCAAATACCCAAGTATTGCTTGGAATCATCACGATTCCATAGACGATGCTGTAAGGGAAGAGATAGTCCAGACCGCTCTAAAAGAGGTTGGCAAGCCATACGCATTCCTTGACATTGCGGCATTATTCTTTCGTATTGTAGGGCTAAGATTCATACGTCCAAACGTATTTTGGAAAAAGATAGCTAACACACAGAGCTGGTTTTGTTCCGAATTGGTAGCTTACTCCTATCGTACGGTCGGTCTTCCTATCATTAATAAGAAGGATGACTTAGTAACCCCAGGCGATCTAGCAGAAGTATTGGTATACAAATGAGCAGCGGAATTGATGTCGTAAGCTTCGCACGTAAAGAAGTGGGCTTCGTTGAGGGCCCTAACAATGATAATAAGTATGGCGTCTGGTACGGAATGAACCATGAGCCTTATTGCGCAATGTTCGTTTCATGGTGTTTTGCACAAGCAGGGTTGAGCTCTATTGTTGCAGCCACTACATCTAAAGGTTTTTCTTATTGCCCTGATGGCCTATCTTGGTTTCAAAAAAAGGGTCAGATTGTTGATAAGTATGCTGGACAACCAGGAGATATCGTATTCTTCAGCTGGTCAGGTCATACAGCAGAGCATGTAGGTATAATTGTTGCGGCCTCTAAAGATGGAATCACAACAGTTGAGGGCAATACTAGCGCTGATCATAAGATGGGAAGCCAAGCAAATGGCGATGGCGTTTGGTTACGTCACCGTCCTTATCTAAACATTATGGCTATTGCTCGCCCTAATTATCCTGTAACAACAAAGCCGGCCGCAACCTTGTCACAAAATAAAAAAGTTGCGGGAGCTGTAGCTGGAGCCACTGCTTTAGGCGGAGGTGGGGCAGCTGTTATTAATAATAACTCTTCTCCTACAACCACTAAACCAACTACAACGATCAGTGCCCCAGCCTTTCCAGGAACGGGCAGTTTTGTTATAGGTGCAAAGAACCAAGCCGTATTTGTTATTGAGCAGGGTCTGGTTAAACTAAAGCTTCTTACTCTTGCTGATAATGCATTTGATGCTGCAACAGAGGCTGCCGTGCTAGCCTATCAGAAAGCCAATCCTTCACTAGGAAAAGCTGATGGTATCGTAGGTCCGGTAACCTATGCTGCTTTGGTAGCGGAGGCTAAAAAATAATGGGTGTCAAATTAAACTTAACTAACCCAGTCACCATGGGTATATCCGGATCAGCAGGCATGACTGCTTGGGCGGCGATGGGTTACCCAACTGACCCAAAGCATCTAGTTGCTGTTGCGTCCACTCTCCTGGCGGGGTCTGCAGTTCCCACTACAAATACCGCTAAGCCTAACGTTTCCGCAGAATCTCATATCATTACTCCTTACGTAAACAATCTAGAAGTTGACGAGTAGACAAGACTCCCTGTATACTATTACCAGGGACACAAAGGTGTCTTCTAGAGAAGGAATATAAAATGAATCCAAAGACAAAGTCACTGGTAGAACATTATGTATACGCAACTGCAGCTGCAGGCGTAGCTATCTGGCAGACCGGCAACCACGATCTTAAAAAGGTAGCCTGGGCAGCTCTAGTTGGTGTTCTTGGTCCAGTCCTCAAGGGCGCAATTAACCACGCCTCACCATCTGCTAAGTAATTAAGTCTAGTAACGGGCCGGGGAATTACACCCCGGCCTTTTGCTTTTACGGGTATACTGAGACCGTCTAAGGAGTAAACATGGCTGAGTCGCATCAAAACTGGCAGTACCTAGGTGCTAGCGGTTTCATTGGAGCGTACACCACTACAGGTGGTGGCGGTACTCCTGTCGTCCCACGAAGCGAGATGGACTTCCTCCGCATCGGTGTTGGCCGTGCCCCTCAAGCAGAGTATCCAGACGGTTACCTAGGATCTATTCGCTCACGTCGAGATGATAAGGGCAAGCCTTATGCAGTCTCAGATGTAGTTCTTGACTCTCTTAAGAATCGTCAGAACCAACGTGCATACCAACGTGGCGTGCACCGTGGAGAGCGCATTGATCCGGCTCAGTACTTGTGGCCACAGAACATGCAGCCAGATCGTAGAGTTATGGCACGTCCACAGCTTGTAGATAACGATGGCTCTATTACTATGGACATGAAGAGGAACTCTCCTCTAACTCAGCTAGCCCCAGCACCGCATCTTGTTAACGATGGTAAGTCTAATATTTCATCTAATGTCCCTGCCGAGTTCAATCCTCGCACAGCAGATACCTTCTCCCATCTAAAGCCTAGGTGGCAATAGTGGATGACTCTTTAAAAGCACAGTTACTATCAGGTAAGGATGAGGCCAATACCTATGATGGTAGCGCCTGGAATCCTACACCTGAAGAACGTGCTGCTAAAGGTGTGCGGCCAGGTGCAGTCTTTCCTGGAGTTCCTCTTGTTGATTCACAAGCCAAAGATGTCCCCGTTGACGATGACGGCATTCCATTTATGTCTCATGGTAAGTTAGGTGAGATTCTAGGTAGAAAAGATAGTGCACGTCTTGCGTGGGAAACCGGCATCAACCAGCACATTGAATTTCAAGGACAAGGTGGAGGAACAAACCAGGGTGTACTAGGTAAGCACCGTGTGTGGTTCAGTACCAGAGATGTTGCAGATCATGTGGCCTCCCTACGCTACGGCACACACCCAGCTACTAAAGGTGAGGACCAGCAAGCTCGAGAGCTTCGTTGGGGCCATATCCATGAGGACCTTAAGAATCGCTTGCTTAACGCTGATATGGCTAATAACAACATGCGTAGAAATGGTCAGACACCTTACGATACACATAATCAACCAGATCGCCGCAATGCTGGATTTGAAAACAGAACTTTCCGTGGACCTCGTATAGCTACAGACAGACTTACCGGAGCCACGTATAATACCAATGATCTTAAGTCAGCTTTTAGAGAAAATCGCTTTAAGCCTATCAAGAGAATCACACCCGTTGAGATTGACCGTAGGTACGGTTCGCCTCGTAACATTGACTGGAAGGCCCCAGAATGAACCAAGATGGTGTTTATGATCATAGCAAGGGCCGCCCTATTGTTAACGAAGAGCCTGAACCAAGTCTTCTTCGTTACGACTACATGGGCCCATTCTCCTCTATGCAAGAGGGCTTGATGTCCCGTGCTCTTTATTCTTTGACTATGCCCGGCGTATTGTTGCAAGATATTGTCCGCCCACCTCTTCCACAGGTGAACCTATTCCCACCACGATTTGGCTATCGCACACGTGAGCTGGGTATCATGGACGTAATGGATGTTAACGAGGCTTATGATGAGCCACAGCGTGTTGACTACACTAAGAGCCAAGCCGGTTACCAGGGAACAGCTCGCAATATGAATGAAGGTATGTGGTAATGGCTAAGCAACCTATCTACCAAAGAGTAATTGACACCCAACAGGGATCTGTAAGCGGAATCGTATTTGAGTACCGTGGTACCTCTAAAAAGCCGGAGTCTGAAGGCCGTAATGATAGCTTTGAAAAAGGTCAAGATGACTGACAGCGATATCTACACCGAGACTATTTATGGCGGAAGTAAAGAGTGCCGCTCATGCGGCAACATTATGGGACCCTACGAAGCTATGCAAGTTCATAAGGGCGTTTGCGGTAACTGCCGAAGCTCTAAGATGGAACAGCTTGTCAGACAAGGAATGAGTGAGAAATGACAAAGAAGAAGTCAGAAGGAAAGATCAAGAACCCTAACGGGGAGCACATGAAGGGCTACAAGGTCAAGAACCTGAAGGTCCTTACCCCAGCAGACGCTGCCAAGGCAAAGATGGCTGAGCAAGCTCTTAAAGATAAGAAAGCTGCCCCAACCAAGAAAAAGGCCCACGGTAAGTAAACAATTGTAATGATTGAGTACCCATCAGTACACGGAAATGGTAGTATTCCTACTAGATATCTAAGAAATTAGGAGCACCCTATGATTCGTCCGATTCGCAATCGTAAGAAGGTTGTAGCGGCACGTGCCACCGAGCGAGGCATTGCCGGCCACAAGGCTGCAATGGCAGCTTTAGGCAACGCTTCAGGTTGGGAACGGTATGAAGAAGATCATCCTGCAGGACCTATGGCAGGAAAAAAAGCACCAGCCACAAATAACCGTGGCTTTGCAGTAGGTGCAGGACATGCTAAAAAATATTTTGAGCCTGATGAAACCGATTGGGACTCTATGGAATTTGAAGACAAGATGCATCATGTAAAGGTATCTGCAACCACAGCAGAACAAAGAGACAAAGGAGCCAATTATGGCCGTAAATAACTCCCGTTCACTCAATGGTGGACTAGAAGAAGGCTCAACTGACGGCAAGTACCGTAAGGTCCGTCCTAACACAGAGGTTGCTGTAGGTACCGGTGACGATATCACCTTGGCTAATCGCCGTGGTCTTCATCCTTACTGGAACTATGACTTCATTGATCAAGAGGCATCTTCAATGGTTGCCCCAACAGATATTAAGAGCTCAGTAAAGCCACGCTCTCCAATGCCAGTAGCTGATGTATCCAATAACCAAATGGGTGCTAACTACTAACATGGACGATATGGGCAACGCTGGTCCTAACCATCCTGCTCGTAGGGGGTTAGATACCCCAAACAACGTAGTAAATCTTCCCATGTCTCGACGCACTAAGCTTCGCCATAAAGTTAATAAGATTAAAGGCGCACTCTTTGAGCCAGAGCAAGTAAGTTACGAACCTCCTAAGCCCGTAGAAGGCGCCCTAGATAATTACCTAAACGATGCTCAAAATACCGATGAGTATAAGGCAATCTTGCCACGCACCGAACATTTTGAAATAGGTCAACAAGAGGCTACAATCCATTCTCTCAAAGATCAGCGCATTAAGCGTAATATGCGGGCCGGAGATGAATCCGTTATGCGCATGATTAACATGGACGACCCAACAAAGGATTAGATATGGCCGAAGAAAGAAAAAAATCTGGTAAGCGTACCCAAGGCATCACCACCTCTACTGGCCAACAGGTCGGTGCCGAGGAGCTTTTCGATAATGAAGGCACTGGTGCTACCAGTGGCATGTCCATTGAGAAAAAGCCTATTCTCAAGGCCACCAGCGGCGTAGATGATCGTAATAGGTTTATACCTTTGGATGCAAGTGACGAGGCTAAAACACCTCGTGTTAATCGTGCTTCCCGCCCTAAGTGCGAGTACACCAAGCGCAATCATTTGCCTGCCACACGCAACCTAATGTTTGACGGGCACGAGAAGTACGGTAATTCAACAGTCGCTATGTGCGATGTACATGCATTGCAGTTTCTTCATGACCCAACCCTGGTTGGAACTCAAGACTTGTCCCTAAGTGCAGAGGGAAATAAGGCGGCCAATCGTCGTAGCTACCTAAGAAGGGTGGGCTTGCGTAACTCCGCTGCTGATGCAACATTTAGAGCTACGGGAGTAGCACCATTACTTCAGACTTCAGGTCGCCCAACAGGCAGTCAAACAACTGTAGACGAAGACCTTATGAAAGATTACGGAAAACAAGGCTTGACTATTGACCATGTAACTCCGGTTATTGACCAAGCTGAACAAAATGGTGGCAGGGCTGTAACCCCTTACGATGATGAGACTCCTGGCCCACAGAGAGATAACTTCTGGGAAGACTAGGATTTGGCGTATCCTAATTTATCGGATATACTATAAACACAAGGAGGCATGATGTCACTACCAATTTTAGGCGGGGGAGCTAATCCCGCTGATGAGGGCAAGACCTGGACAAATATCAAGGACGAAGGTCCTTATATTCGCCTGCTCTATTGCTATAACTGTAAGAGTATCGAAGAGTTGCCAGATTACGAAGGCCACCCAGACGATGACGTCTTACTGCAGGTGATGATTGATAAGCACGAGTCTGCAGGTATTCCGCACTCAGGTTTTCTATCAAAGATCGGAATCAAAACCTATTCACGCCCAGAGGTACGTAAGCAAGTAATTAAGAACTTGCGTGACAAAGTTGGCGGCGGACTTGCAGATATTGATCCTGACTACTATACTACTAAGGCAACCTTCTATGAAGATGCCATGAAGTGCTTTAACCTTCACTTGCGTCCAGTAGAGGGATGTTATGACTGGAAGAATAAGAACAAGCGTCTAGTTCCTAAGGGTACAGACGAGCTTCGCAAAGATCTTGGTCTTGAGAGTGCAGCGAAATCTGCAAGTACAACGGTGTACTTGTGTGATTTCTGCCCTGCTAAGACCTTTGTAGTTGAACAAAACCGTAAAAAAGCCGGACTATACGAATAGGATATAACATGTCAGAAGAGACCGCAGACCACACACACGACACTGCTGAAGCAACAGGGCCAGCTATTGCCTTTGGTTATGCAGTACTAGTTACCGAAGACGGTAATGTATATGTAGAGCGCAACCCAGGTATCATAACAGTTCCGGTTCAGCGTGAGGCAAGCCTTATCGAGGTTCGCCGTTACACATCAGAAATCCTTATGGATCTACAGGCTCAGTCAGCCGCAGAATACGTATCTCTACGCCTTGCTGCAGCACAGCAGCCACCAGTCGAGGACGCAACTCCTTCAGCGTAATCTGCTCTATGCCGTGACGTAACGACGATTAGGGTGGAGAATACGCTTATGGATTATGGAGACTTTTCAGATGTAGCCCCGGTGATTACACCGGGGTCTACTTCCTATTTCAGCGCTCCTTCTCGAGAGCTAGATCCCAACCTATTTCAGGGTGAAGAGCTAAAGCATTGGGTCCGTATGGGTATCCTATCTATGCTCTTTGATTACCTTGGCACTCAGTACAACGCTCCCGGTTCTTGGACACATGTCTGGTTAGCCGGATCCGGCGTATCTTACCAATGGGAAGCTGCACGTCAACCCGGTGATTTAGATTGTCTAGTGGGCATCAACTACGTTAACTTCCGTAGAAGTAATCCAGAGTTCTCAGGCTTCTCTGATGAAGAGATTGCAAAAGAATTCAATGAGGGATTCAATAGAGAGTTGATGCCTAAGACTTCTAATTGGGAAGGCTATGAGCTTACCTATTATGTTAATCCTCAGTCAGACATACGTGATATCAACCCGTATGCTGCCTACGACCTAACCACAGATACTTGGACTGTAAAGCCAGATCTAAATCCACAACCTCCGTACAGCAGGGCTTGGGAACAACGAACACAGCGTGACCACGATAACGCTACCGAAATGGTAAAGCGTTACACTGATGCGTTGAATGAGGTTCGCAACTCCACTAACCCTGCGTACAAAGTTAACGCAGAGCGTAAGCTAAAGCTTGCTATGGAACAGGCTATTGCCTTCTATGATGATATTCATAAGAGCAGGCATGTTGCCTTTAGCAAGGTTGGAGAAGGTTACGCCGACTACAACAACTATCGTTGGCAGGCAGGCAAACGCTCCGGTGCTATCCAGGCGTTACGCTCCATCAAGGATAACCAAAATGCATTTAATGCCGGTAAACAGAAAGAGCTCTATGGCATGGAGCTACCCGATACAAATACACTAGTTAGGAGAGCACTTCGTGGCCAATAAAGAACAAAAAGGTAACGCAAACGATAAAAAAGAGGCAAAGATGAGCCTTAAAGAGAAGCGTGAGCAGAAGAAGTTGAAGAGCGAAAACAAGTATAAGTAACTATACTTAGGCCATGGCTAATCCGTGGCAATGCGCACTGTGTGACAAGGTATACGTGGTCGCTTCTCTAGCAAGACATTGCGAGCAGAAGCATTTGGACGAAGATGAGGATATAAATGGCAACAGCACTGGTCTCCCTAGAGGGAGTGCTAATGACGGAAGTAGGGGATCCAATCCCTGATGGCGTACGCCTCTTCCGTGTTTTAGCTGAGCACTACCGTGTTGTCATTACCTCTGACATGACACAGGCAAAGACTGAGCACTGGCTTCGTAGTAATATGATCTTTGGTTACGGCGATGTCTATGATGATAGGTACTTCTTTGAGGGCCAAGAACTAAGGATGCGCCAGCTCGATTATGCTATGAGCAAGGGCAGGGTAGAGCTATTCGTAGATGCGGATGCTGACTACTGTGCTGAAGCTCTGGCTAAAGGCGTCCCATCCATAATGTTTGCATCTCCCAAGTTCGTGCGCTCAAAGCGCCAAGTAAAACAATGGGATGCCCTTCGTGACGAGGTAGAGCGGCAAAGACTAGCGTTGCTAGATGCCCACCTCGGGAGTAGGACTAGTAGGTTCGAATGAACATAGTCTTCATGGGCGGAGAAGTACCCAGTCATAGAACTCTCCTTACTTCTGTAGGGGCTAAACACATAAGCATCAACTACTGGCGTCTAGTCAAGCGTGGCTTGCCAAAGACCAAGGACTATATTCTGGCCGATCGCTTCCCAGATGATGTAAAGATCTACCTGGATGGCGGCGGCCATAACGTCAACGACCTGAACATGACAGAGCGAGAGCTCGAGGACTATGCGGCTGATTACCAGGACTTCCTGGCTATCAATGCCGATAGGATCACTATGGCTACCGAGTTGGATGCCAAAGCTCTTGGATCTACCTGGATCAACTACCAGAGGAAAACCTTTGGCGAGGAGTTTGGGCTAGACAAGTATGCTGTGGTATGGCACCAGGAAACGGGCCACAATGGTCTCTACGCCTTGGCATCCCAGTATCCCAACGTCGCACTGCTTGGAGAGTCCTTAGAGGACGACACCAGCCTGTCAGCACGTTCTAGGGCATTTCTGGCTCAGTTCCCAGATCTAGAGTTTCACGGGGTTGCCTGTGCTAAACCAGATAATCTACGACAAGTCCCGTTGGCAACCGCCAGCACTCTCTCATGGCTTAGCCCAATGATGAGAGGTGAGACTATTGTCTGGGACGGCACTAGACTTGTCCGGTATCAGAAGAAGCAGAAAGACCAAGCTCGTCCTCGCTACAAGGCGATCATCGAGAAGGCCGGACTCGACTTCGATAAGATTATGAATGATGATAGTAACGAGGTAACCCGCCTCGCTATTTGGTCCTACCTGCAGTTGGAGAAGTCCTTGAATAGTAAGAAGTTATCTGATAACAGTGGTGCAATGGATGATCCAGGTTTAGCGGAAACCAGGGGTGTGGAACCTGATAACAGGGGGGTTGAGGTGCGGAAAGAATTCACGCCTAGAGACCCAAATGAGACCATGACGCTGCCCGTTTTTGGCGTTTCAAACAAGACCATCATGGAAAAAGATGACCTAGGAAGGGATGTAATCAGTGATGTACCGGTCCTTAAAAGTACGACCTCATCGTTCAGGCAATGCAATACTTGCTTCGTTGCGGCGAATTGTCCGGCGTTCAAACCTAACAACAGTTGTGCGTTTAACCTCCCAGTCGAAGTAAAGACTAAAGAACAGCTGAAGGGTTTGCTCAACGCAGTTATCGAAATGCAGGGTGCTAGGGTCGCTTTTGCACGTTTTGCTGAAGAATTGAACGGTGGGTACCCAGATCCTAACACCGGTCAGGAAATTGACCGCCTATTTAAATTGGTAGGAGAAGTCAAGAAGTTAGAGGAAAACAAGGAGTTCATCCAGATCACAGCTCAGCGGCAATCCTCAGGTGGTATGCTTTCCGCTCTCTTCGGAGACCGGGCGAATACACTGCGGGAGATCCCCAACGGTGGGCTCAATGAGGGTGAAGTCAGCAAGATCATAGATGACAATCTAAATAAGTAATACCTGATAACAAGCCAAAAACTATAGAAATGGGTGATGTGTGTTTTCGTTTAAACTCGCAGATGATTTTGTAACTCCGTACCGGTCAAAGAAGGTCCCGTGGGGTTATCAGGATGCTGCTGGCAACTCTCTTGGGGAAATTACTTTCTTGCGTACCTACTCTCGTCTTAAAGAGGACGGTACCAAAGAGACTTGGACAGATGTATGTGAGCGTGTCATCAACGGCATGTACTCTCTCCAAAAAGACCATGCCAAGCAGAACCGCCTGCCTTGGTCTGATATCAAGGCTGCTACTTCAGCCAAAGAAGCTTTCGACCGACTATTTAACCTGAAGTGGACCCCACCTGGCCGAGGCCTATGGATGATGGGAACTCCTCAGGTTAATGAACAGAAAAACTCTGCAGCGTTGCAGAACTGCAGCTTTGTATCTACAAATGCTATGACTAAGAACGATCCGGCTAAGCCTTTCTCTTTCTTGATGGAGGCATCAATGCTGGGCGTAGGCGTAGGATTCGATGACAAGGGTGCAGACAAGGACTTCACTATCTATGCACCTACAGAAGGAGACACCTATGTCATCCCCGACACCAGAGAAGGCTGGTACGAATCTACGGCTGCCGTCATCAATAGCTACCTTAAGCCAGATACGAAGAAGCCTACATTTGACTACTCGGCAATCCGACCATACGGAACTCCAATCAAGACCTTCGGAGGTACTGCGGCTGGACCCGATCCGCTCATCAAACTCCACGACCAACTAGCTAAGATCTTTGATAACAGAGCTGGCCAAAAGCTGACTCGCCGTGACATCGCAGACATCGGTAACCTAATCGGCGTGTGTGTAGTCTCCGGTAACGTCCGTCGCTCAGCCGAGCTCCTAATTGGCCGTTTGGATGACGAAGAGTTTATTAATCTTAAGAACGCCGAGATGTTCCCAGAGCGTAACTCCTATGATCCTGCCAATCCTGGTTGGGGCTGGATGTCCAACAACTCCGTTGAGGTAGAGGTTGGCCAAGACCTATCAAAGATCATTGAGGGTATTGCCCGCAATGGTGAGCCTGGCGTGATCTGGATGGACACCACCCGTAAGTACGGGCGTCTAGCTGATCCGATCAACAACAAGGACTGGAGAGCGGCCGGGTACAACCCATGTGCTGAACAATCATTGGAATCAATGGAGTGCTGTACATTGGTAGAGACCTACATTGGGCGCCACGACAGCCTGGAAGATTTTAAGCGCACGCTCAAGTTCGCCTATCTCTATGCCAAGACTGTAACTCTCATCCCTACCCACTGGGAAGAGACAAACGCCATCATGCAGCGCAACCGCCGCATCGGTACTTCAATCTCCGGTATCGCAAACTTTGCAGATACGAAGGGTCTTCCCTTGCTTCGTACCTGGATGGACGACGGCTATGCAGTCATCCAAGGCTATGATAAGAGTTACTCCGAATGGCTTGGTATCCGTGAGTCAATCAAGATGACCACAGTAAAGCCATCCGGCACAGTCTCAATCCTAGCGGGAGAATCCCCAGGAGTTCACTGGACTCCAGGCGGTAAGTTCTTTATGCGCACAATTAGGTTCTCTAATAGCGACCCTATGCTCCCATTGTTCAAGATGGCTAACTACAAGGTTGAGCCGTCAGCTTCAGATCCGGACGGAACATCTGTTGTATACTTCCCAGTGAAGTCAGATGCTATGCGTTCTGAGAAGGAAGTCTCTATCTATGAGAAGATGGCAATCGCTGCCACTGCTCAGAGGTACTGGTCAGATAACTCTGTTTCTGTTACCGTATCGTTTGACCCAAAGACCGAGTCTGATGCAATCGGAACCGTATTGCATATGTATGATGGTCAACTAAAGACCGTATCCTTCCTAGCCATGGATGATACGCTATATCCTCAGATGCCTTACACTCAGAGTAATGCTGAAGAGTACGAAGAAGCCCGCATGACCCACTTCCCAATTGATTTGAGCGGTGTGTATGCAGGCATGGCATTTGATGCAATCGGTGAGGCCTATTGCACTACAGATGCGTGTGAAGTAAAACTAATCAAAGATAACGCCTAAGGAGAAACATGTCAGACGAGATTAACCCAGACCTATACGACGAAGACTTCGAAGATGACTTCGAAGATGGTTTTGATGACTTCGACTTCGATGAGGATGACCTTGACGAATTAGAAAACGACATTACTGACCCTATCGAGTAGGCCAAAAAAGGCCAACACAAACATAAAGCCCCCGACTCAATTAAGAGCCGGGGGCTTTTTGGTTATCTATTAGTCAGCTATGTGCTTACCTGAGTTATCGGTTAGCTCATAGTATGTGCTGTCTGATACCTCTGTATCCTCATAGCCATCAATTTCATCGGGGTATGTCGTACCCTCGACTAGGCCGGTATATATTTCTATTGCGTGGTCCTTATCTTCAGCATCAAAGATAAATGTACCTTGGCGGGTTGTATCAAACTGTACACGGAACTTAGGCACTTGTTTCTCCTTTGTATTGGCACTCGCATTGTTCTACATCAAAGTCGTCATCTGATTCCCAGTAAACGACCCCCGTACCATGACACATATTGCAGGTACGGGGTAGTACAGTCTCCATGTCCATCATGCATCAGCCTTCCATGTTAGCTCACCTGATAGATGGGTTGGCTTACCTAGGTCATTTGTGGCCCCAACTACCATCTTGATTGACTTGCGTGGTGTGTTCTCAATAACCCACTGCTTCAAGAAACGCTTTGCAGCAGATGGGTTGGCCCATGCAGAATGTGTAGGCCTATCAGATAGATGACTCTCAGTGATGGTGAGAAGCCATGCTCCACCCTTTTCTACTGACAAGTTCTTGGTTAGTGTTGCCTTTAGTGTTTTAGTTACCTTGGCCATGAGGCCCTCCTTATAGTTTTATTTGTTGATTGAATCCGACCTTCTTCAGGTCCCTTAGTATGTTCTTACCAGCTCTGGGGTCGCCCAGAGATTGCGGTCCAAAGAAGACTACTTTCTTAGTCCCTGGATTGACTACCTTTACATGGTGTTTGCCGTTGGTCATGCTGACCTCTAATCCGGCTGTCTCTAAGGCGTCTACCAGTTTCTTTATCTCCTTGGTTTTGATTGTAAACTGTGCAAATTGCATTACATGCTCACCCTCCCTTTTTATTAGTAATGATTTGTATGCTTTCGATATAGCCCTGCTCACCTGGCCTATTTAGATCCGACTCGTTAGCGATCTTCCACTCCTCTAGGTTTCTATCCCAGAATCTTAGAGACCACTCTTGATTGTTACGATCATGCTGGTCGTCTACACGCCATTTCTTTAGTTTAACCCTAAAGGTAAGGCGCAGGTCATATAGGTCACTGTCATCGCTCATTTACTTCCCTTCTGTATATAGTATAACTCGGTTGTTTGTGTTGGTCAAACCTCCTCGATGTCACCGGTCTCGATCCAACCGGCCATCTCATCCACAACCCATCCGTTGAAGCCTTCGCTGATGTGCTCCTCGGCTATGTCTCTGGCATCACTTTGGTTGTCTGCTTCCACCCAAAGATCACTGATAATGTGCTCATGGATAGTTACTCTGTATTTAGTCACGTAGCTCCCAATCTTCATAGGTTGATTTAACTGCGTCATCTAGGTCAGCTATGAGCATTTCAATCTCATCTTCCGTCCAGTCTTCTACCATATCTGCTGTTATTGCTGCTTGCCATATGATTTTGTCTGACATTAGTTGTCTTCCTCTCTGATTGGTTCTTCATTGCAGTCCGCCATTACTTTGGCGTCCAGCTCTTGACGCATTTGAGCAAACATTTCTGGTGCCCAACCTGCATCAAAAGTCCTGGTGATTAGCTTAGCCAATGGGTAGTTATTATTAACCGCATTGACATAGTCAATCATTAACAGAGCCTTGTCTGAATTGCCACGCTCATACTCAAACACGGCATTGATTGTGATGAACGGCACACTATCCAATGCTGTGGTGTGCACGGCCATATAACGTACAAAGTCAATAGACTCTTCAAGGGTAAACCTATTAGGCATACCCAAGACCCAGTCCCTGACTGCGAGGTCATTGTTAACTGCATAAATGACCTTCTCAAGCCTGTCATCTTGCAGGGGAATAACATTGTTGATGCTTTCCTCAATCAAGGTGATTGCTTCTTTGCGGGTTGTAGTTATCATTCTTTCTCCTTTTTAGTTGTTCGGAACGTACCTTCAGGGGTTGGCCATTGGTATGGCATGTCGTCAGCTACATCAAAGTCGTAATGCTCTGGAAGCTTACGCTTGAGGTTAGACTGATGACTCTCATGAAACGTGCTTGCCCCAAGCCACCAAGGCTTCTTGATTGGCTTTAGGTTGTACTGCTTCATTAGTTCGATCACTTGCTGCTTGGTATTGTCTACATAGCCACGCTTAGTCCACTCATTACAGATTGTTATGGTGTATTTGGCTAGTAGACCTTCATGCCCCCGCCACATTACAGCAGCCGGATGATTGCGCCATCCCACAGTTAGACCCAGGTTGGCCCTCAGAATCTGCAACGCCTCTACACGTTGCTTGCCGAGTCTCCTATCGTCTAGGGATTGCGCCACTTGCTTGAAGTCTGCATATGGCAGGAATGTATTTACCATCGTTCTCCCGTGTCTTCTCCGAAGTAACAGTCCCAGCACGTTGCTGTTTGACTGTGAACTACGTACGAGTCGTCTTGGCCCAATACGTTCTTACATAGATTGCATTTGATCATTAGTCCTCCAACAGCATAGGGATAAGATCTTCAGCCCCATGCTTGACTAGTAGGTTGCGTACGATAGCTTTGTTTGTGTTGAGCAGGTCAAGTTCCCTCTGCCTCAACATCTCACTGAGCCATGCTGCCGGATCTTCTTGACGAGTGGTCATGCTAATGATGCCAACATGATGCCATTATCTTGAGCCCACTCGTGTGCTGGAGTGATAGCTTCGATAGATAGGTTAGCCCCACCATCGTTGATTTCATCTGATATATGAAGCAGGAACATCTGGGCTGATTCATAGTCATTGAATACCTCTATCAAGGTCTCCGTTAGGCTGTCATAGATTGTGTACATTATCTTCCTCGCTTTCTGATTGCTCCGGTAACTACTGATCTAGCAAATGGCAGCAGGTCACGAGCCGTATTGATACGGGCATAGATTTCTACACCGTGTCTAAACGTATCGTCACTGTAGCCATATCGTTCTTGGTAGAACTTCATGTCATTGTCGCCCATGATTAAGGACATAGCGGTAAGAATGCCACGCTTACCCATACGTTCGATAACCTCGTCACTTTTTTCACCAAAGGCGCCATCAGTAACAATGAACAACATCTTGTTCTTCTTACGAGATGATAGAAGAACTTGCTCTGCAGCAAGCAAGGCACTATAAGGCTCTGTGCCACCACTGCCGTAGATGAACTTGTAGTGCGTCTTGTTGGCTAGTTCTGTTCGATTGTAAGCCAACTCCGTCTCGTCATCAAACGAGTACACGGTCACCGGAGCGCCGATGCCTTCTAGTGCACGCTTGATAGTCCAAGACGCAATGGATGCGCCACGGTCATTGCCACCGGACATAGAGCCTGAGCGATCCACGAGGATCACAGCCTCCACATCAGTGCCGTCCGTGCCTTCATCCCAGCGGTCAAAGGCTTCATCAATCTCACATCCACGAATAACACGCTGGACATTGAGCTTGCCACTAGCCTCCTCCTTGTGCCAAGCAGGCTCGCATTCATCACGTAAGCGTTCTAGTTCACGTGCGAACTTACGATAGGTAACCATTGCGTCTGATGGAACAGGCGCTGTGTCATAACGACCACGCTTGATGGTATCGGTATGCTTACCGTCACCACCTACAATTACCTTTTGCTTGGTTTTTAGATCTTGAAGCACTTCCTTGCTAGACATAACGGTGTCAATAACATCCGTTAGCATGTCGTGCACACTGTCTGGGATACCACCTAGGCTTTCATGATGGCCTGTACCAGGAGTGATTGATGGGGGCGATGCTTCACCATTTGTTGGCTTAGCATTTGCCATATCAAGTGCTTCTTGCTGTGTTGTTGGTGCAGGTGCTGTGGGTTTGTTTGTGTTGGGCGTAGTTGATTCCGCCTTACCCATACCCTTGGCACGTTCAGCGTCTTTCTCCTGGGCTTTGCCAGGTTCAGGACGACCTTTACCTACGGCATCACGATCAGTACAGCCGGTCATACCCTTAGGAAGATTCTGTGGGTTAGGCAACTGGCCGATTACCTCATCGTTCCAACGTTGGATGAGTTCGATTGCTTTGTCGTAATCACGGGGGAATACAAGCAACCTATACTGGTCTACGATGTCAGCAATTACAGGGATGAGCTTAGGCTCATAGAACAAGTCCCTGAATGCTTCACGTATCTGAATAGGTAGATACCTGCGACCACGTAGGAGCATATAAGCACCTTCCGCTTCCTCAGGGGTACTACCTAGATAACGAGCGCACGTTGCAGTTAAGAACGGCGCTACTGATGGATAGCGGGCTACAAGCAACGTCTCGATACGCTGGTCCTCCAGCATATTGGCCGCTTGCATTAGTCCACGATTGATAACTTCCTTCATGAATACTGTTCCCTTGCGGGGAGTATACAGATGGTGAGCTAGCTCGTGGAAGTTCAGGCCATTGACCTGAGATAACGCTTCAAGATCAATGTCTTCGATCTCACTAGCGTTGATGTAGATAGCCTGGCCATCAGACCAAGCAGGCGCAGGACCATCAGGCACCACGTGGACTAGAACCGGATCACCGGTAATAACCCTGTCAGCTTGTTCGTAGACACGGCATAGAGCGTTTAATCTGATAGAGCGTAATTGAGATTCCTCATCACGCTGTTCCATATAACGCTCATTTAGATTGTCGTCAAACATTTACCACCTCCTTAGACCGTCATTGAATTGGCTGTTGCGACCCATGCTTTTAAACGATCAGATTGTGTTTGTGTTGATTCTGACTCATCGTTCTTGATCTCCGGTGCAATACCGAAGTCAGATTGGATGTTGTACTGATGTGTCTGGAAGACCAGACGTACAGACGCTTGCTCGTCAGAGCCGAAGTGAGCGATAAAGTTCTCAACTGCGAAGTCATAACCAAGCTTGGTTACAAAGTCACTGAACTCGATCAGCATGTTAGTAGAGATTGGAGTATCGTACTGACCCTTAGCTGCTTCAGTACGAAGAGACTTGACTAGTGTACGAAGAGCCTTGCTACTAACAAGCTTCTCCTCGACAGCATCGTCGTAATCCCACATCAACTGGATATCAAAGCGGTTACGCATTGCATAGTTGAGAGGTGTTGTACCTACGTAGTCAGGATTCATAGTCGCAAAGATCGTAAGATCAGGATGCGCTGTGATTGTCTCGCCCATATGGTCGAGCAGAGTGATAGTACGACGACCATCGGTTAGTGGATAGAGTGTGGTGTAGATTTTAGGACTGATGAAGTTCATCTCGTCCAGTAGTAGAACACCACCGTTACGGACAACGTCAGTTACTGGACCGTCAATCCAGCCATAACTACCATTGCCGTCAGGAATGAAGCCACCGAACAACTGGCGTGACTCCATAGATGCGTTGCCAGATACTGTAGCCATACGCAAGCCACGATCAGCGGCCCACGCTTCTACAGCTGTTGTCTTACCAGGGCCGGTTGGGCCGTAGATAAGCACGTTGATACCATCAGCACGAGCGGTATCAAAGATAGCAAAGTCTTCAACGTTGTAGACCTTGCGATGCACATAGCGTTGTGCTAGATGCAATGGTGGAACTGTGGCCAACGACACATTGAATGCAGGAGCGGCTTGTTGGGCCGGAGCATCGAGTGTTTGTGTTGGCACGGGAACGACTAGCGGGCTAGTTGTTGCTCGGTTATCTATCACGTATTCCTCCAGTTGGTCATCTCCTACCTCGATTTGAGAGTAGAAGCCTGTTACGATATCCATCACATCGGATTTAACTTCTGCAATGGACTTGTTATGTGCGCCTACTGCCTTGGTAGTTAGGACTGGAGAATAGCCCTTGCTATCAATGGCACGCACATCAGCAGATGTTACGTACACACCTACAGGACGACGAGTTGTTTGCTCGTTATCTTTAACCTCACTTGTTAGTGTGTCTAGGGTTGTTGGCTCCCACTTATTGTGAGTGCCCTTAGTACCATCAGTCACACGAGAGTAGAGATTGATGCCGTCCTTGTATGGAACCACCAATATCTGACGACGGTGGTTGCCCATAGTAGGCTCGTACGATTCAACGAACATTGAGATGTCCATTTATTCCCCTTCTTCTTGCCAGGACGAGTTTAATCGTTCCTCTAGTATCGTAGCAAGAGCGAATGCCGCTTGCCTTTCCCTTGGCCACTCAGTAATGAGTTGGTAAAGGAATCCTTTATCTTCTGCTTTATCTATTACTTTAGATACTTGCAGACATGCGAAGTCAATGAACTCTTCCATCTCTTCAGGTGGAATCTGATTCATATCTCCGTAGTTTTCATCGCCACATTCGTGACACATATGCTCTCCTTAGTAAGGGTTGTTGGTTGGCCTACCCCTGATGCTCACAGGGACTGGATGCCTCCGCACATTATCTTCTCATCTCGCATACATTAGTTATCACGTACTACTAATGCGTGAGCCTTTAAATTACTCTGGTCTAGGTTCGATCAAGTATGCTTGAAGTAGGCTTGACCAACCAACAACGGTGTTACTTATTCGACAAGATCATCAACCTTATCGGCATAGCTGTCTCCCTCGCCACCATCTCCGCCATACATCAGCTCGCTGATGATGCCTTTGCGGTAACGATTGAGCACTATACGTGGGCGGCTATTCTTGAGTTGAGTAGCTGCAGAACAACCCAGATGGTCGGCATGGAAATACTGATTTGCACGATATCTAAGGTTGTAGATTTGTGTGAATGCTTGAGTCTTACCGATACCATGACCGCAACTATCACAACTTATATAGTCTTGGGCGGGCATCTGGTCTGACCAAGGATTAACTGGTCCATCTATTGCCATTGAACGGTTCCCTTTCTCAGGCTGTTGGTTTGTTTGTGTTGGCTACGCATTAGCAAGCAGTTGGGCTGCCTGTGTTGTGCTAGCACGTAGTAACTCTTTGAAGGTGTCAGAGCTGACGCCTACTGATAGTGACTCTGCAATGCTCCTGAGCAGAGGACTATTTGTTGATGGATCATTGCGGAGGATAATCTCTCCGGCTAGTTCCGTATCACCTGCAACATAGGACAGAGCGGCTGCATACTCGCTAAAGATACGCAGGTTGTCTGTATTGTTTTTAGATGACCTAACACCTGCAAGCATTAGTTGCAATGCATACACAGGCGATTCAATCAAGCGATTGAGGATTGCATCTCGATAACTGCTGTTGTTACTCGTGTAATTTAGAAAATTACCCGGTAACTGCATGCTGTTGAGAGCAATTACGTGGTCTAGCATATTCCCAGCAACAGAGTGATTTATCATTCCGTTGATTGGTTCTGCCATGTCATACGCTACTCGATTGGACATGATTGGCTAGTATCCTTTCTAGTTCGGTTAGTGGTTTCTTTACTATCTTTTTATCCTTTACCCTAAGTGGGGAACCATCCCAGAGTAAAGAAATCGGTTTGTTGCCATAGTCACGCTTGCCTGAACCCTTACAGTAATAACACTCTTGGCTTCGTGGTAGTGTGTGGCCTTTCATTTGTCCGTGGGTGCACGCTATAAGGTGAAACCTGTGCCACGATCCATGTGGTGATTGGGCATCAGGGTGTTCAGGGCATGCATACACAGAATCTCCGTTAGGTGTGTCATAGAAGTCGCCATCAAAACAAGTAGTTGGACTACACCAACCGTCTTGTTTACCTGTTTGCTTACATTGGCGACAACCTTGTATCTTGGATGGGGTAAGACCTGCGTTTTCATCTATAACCTTGATTTCATAGTTACGTTGAAAGACGTTTACGCCTGTGTACTTCCAGATGCGATAGCGAACACCCTGTGACTTCAGTATGTTCCAGCTCCCACCCCAATAACTGTTAATGACACCACCTTGTAGGGTGAATGAGTCATCACTGTGAACAATGATGAATGGGTAATTACCGGCCCAATTAGCCTTAATGTGTAGGTCACCACCGGGAAGCTGAAACTTGCTAGCTTTCTCGATGGTCATGCCATACTCATAGAGTGGGCGTATATATTTCTTACGCCCGCCCTCTAAGTAATCACACCAGTATTGGTATGAACGTAACTTATAACTCATGGTGCCTCCACTGTTTCAAACAACCCTGCATAACAGGCTACAGGAATAGGATCGGCCATGTCAACATACTGAATTTCGATGAGTTGTTCACGCTGGCGCTCGGATGTTTGTGTTGGTTCCTCATCGAACCACACGGATGTGAGGGGAAGCACAGTTGAATCAGGCTTGAGTAACTTGAGGGCAAACCCCAAGCCATCCATAAGCCCGCTGTGATATGCACGACTATGCTGATGGTCATCCCAATGCAGGTCATCGTGCTCCTCGAGTATCTGTTGCTCAAGTGTGGCAACAACGTGCTTGCGCTTTATCTTCTTGCTCACACTAGTGCCTTAGCAAATACTGAATAGACCGGTGCCTTGTACACCTTGCCGGTCTTCCAGTGAGGGATTGACTCGTGGTTTGCACGACCACCGGCAGCCTTCCAAGCCTCACGCTTGGCGTGACTAGCAGCCGAACGACCATTCACGTGTGTGAAGTTGGTCTTCTCTGGCTGTGCTGGTCCTGGGTTTTTCTTGCGGGCTTTGCCATTCTGGCGTTCGCCTGCTGTGTTTGCTTTAGGAGCTGGTGCTCCGCCTTTACCTTTTGCCATTTTATAGGCCCCTTTCGGAGGTTGTTATTGTCTCTACACTTGTGTGCAGAGTGTCAATGCCATCAGCCCATAAGGCTGACGCTTCCTTGTAGGTGAGTCCCTTGTGGGCAACTGCATCTACAATGAATTCTAATCGTTTGGCCGATTCAAGTAGGGAATCATCAATGAATACGACGTTGCCTCGGCTTGCGGCTTCGGCTTTTATCTGTGAGAGGGTTGTTTGTGTTGGTTGCATTATTTATGCCAATCTACTAGATAGGTTGTGCCCCACTTATCGTAGGGAATGTTGATGATGGCCCAAATCTTCCACCATCTATATCCTGCTCGTGATAGTTCAGTGCCGTTGTAATGGGCAAAGTCTTCATGATCTAATGCTCGCTCTATCGCAAAACTTGATAGATGATTGCAAGCATTGGCAAACCACCTGAGTGGCAAGATGTTGGTCTTGTGCTCTGGTGTGGCTGAATACTCAAACTTACCGTGCAAGTCTTCCGGTTCCATAGTTCCTCCTTTCTATTAGTAATGAGCAGTTTATAGAGATGCTCAGCTCTTGGCGAGGGAGGTTTTCTGACTACAAGTCATCCCGCACTCCGTGCCGTGCCCTCAGCCAGAATCGAACTGGCAACACTCACCTTAGGACGATGATGTTCTATCCATTGAACTATGAGGGCGTAAGCAGTTTAGCCTTGTCATGCTTAGGACAGGAGTTCTTTTACCTCAGGAAGAACTTTAGAAACCAACCGGCGTTACCCGTATTACAAGCAGTTGAAGAAATCGTCATGCAACATGCTGGCATTGAAGGTTTCGCCGGACATAATTGAAACAGAACGAATCTGCTTCTCAATACGCTCAATCATATTTCTATACGGCTGTGCCTTGTCTAGGCTTGGTTCTTTCAATCCAATGTTGATGTTGAAGTCAACGTGTGTTATGGTACTTCCGTACCTAGCACTGAATTGATTTGCTTTGTTGGTATCAACAGACTTTAGGTATGCGATACCGGCTGCAACAACGGCTTTGTTGTATGCAACTATCTCTTTGTCATAGATGGCTTTAGCGGCCACATATGCTTTGGAGTCCTTATCGTACTCAGCGTTAGCCTTCTTCAGTGCAGCGTTTAACTGCTTGAGAGCATCAGCCTTGTTGATGAGGTTGGTGATTCTAGCCATTACTGGCCCTCCTTTGTGTAGTTGTTTGTGTTGGTGCATACACGGTTTATACTCTCCGTGCGTTGTGAGTTCATTTGCATACTATTCCGCAGTACTCGATAGCAGCACAATGCCGTGTAAGCCCACGAAGTCTTACGAGGACAAGGGGATCGGCCCGATGGGTTCAGCCCTATTAGAGATAGCCGGAACTATTTCGTTCGGAGCCTTAGCTCAACGCCTACCACGCTCTTTCTTTTGTGCGGATGTGTATGACCCTGGATTACCTATGTAATCCGAAGCCAGCACAGCACAGAGATTTTCATCGGGTGTGCTGTGGAGGCATCGCATCACACAGAAAAACAGGCGGGGGAGCGTACCCTCACACGCTCAACCCCGCCTCCTCACATAAGATTAGTATTCGATGGAGAAGTAGAAGCATCCAATATCAATGCCTGCGAATAACTCGTTGATATAGATACTGATAGCAAACTGCTTGCTCATACCAACAGATATCCAGAACTTATTAAACTGCCAAGTCTTGTGTCTAGCCTTCATCGTCCCCTCCTTCCAGTAGGTCTATGTCCACAACGGGTGTTGTGGTACGAATTTTGCGGGAGCCATTGAGTGACCACTCTATGGTCATAGGTTGGCCAATGAATGGGTGCTTAATGCTGATATATGGTGTCCACTCTAAATCCCTAACTAGGCCAGGGCCTTTGTCTGGGATACGGCGGAATGTGCGGTTGTTTGTGTTGACCTCATATGTGCTGGTCTGTGTGATTACTTGATACACGCTAGCACCTTTTCTAATGGCCAGCAGGCAACGCTCTCGTGGAGAGAACCTCGCTCCTCTGGGGTAGTACCTCCCTGAATAGAGTGTCTATCATCTCTGGTGACAGCGTCAACGAGGCATTGGAGTTTGACCGGACAACCTGCGCAGATAGCCTTAGCGATACGTGCTTTATCTCGCTTCGCTTGCCCTTTGAGTTTAGGCTCAAAGTAGAATAACTCCGTGTCCATTCCCACGCAACTAGCCCTATCGTGCCAAGATAGGTCGTTCCGCTCTGTGAGTACTGCGATGTTGTTACCATTCATCGTCCTTCCTCTCTAAAATCGTAGTCTTCTTGGTCAATTTCATACTGCTTGTTGATAAGGGTCATTACGAGCCAACCTGCAAGCAGGAAGGTGATAAGCCAGCCGAACATAGTATTTCCTTTCTGTAGAGGGTAAGAGACACACAGGAATACCTTTACGCCAGCACGTGGCGACCTGTGTATCTCTCAAAGACTACAGCCTGGAAAAATGGGCGGGGAATGTTTATGTTGGGAGCACTAGCAAGCGGTGTGCCATACATAGATAGTGTCACGCTCAATATCTGTATCACGTGGGTCAATAGACTTACCACAGATACCAATACAGATATCTACATAGGTACGCATCCGGCATCGGGTACAGAACATAGTGCCGGTGTTGCCATCCAACTCAATGAAGTTGTGGCCTTGGTAATCCTCCATACATTCGTATGGTTCAATCCAGTTCTCTGTGCTCATCGTCCGGAACTCCTTCCATTGAGTAAGTCAGGGCTATTTGCCGTGACTATGCCAAAGCCTTGCTTAGGCATAAGGACAAGGTTGTAATTGGATCTAATCTGGTGGTTGGCTTGCGCACTACCACAGGGTGGACAGGTGTCCTTACCTATCGCCCATCTCTCAGGGTCAACAGGTGTACCGCACTCAGTACATTCCATAGGTGCATCCTTTCTGAAAAAATCGGCGGGGACTTCCCAACCTACTTATTCCTTGTGAACCAGGCATAGAGGAAGAAAGAGGTACTACCCAACCACAAGATAGTGATAGGCAGACCTGATTGCATAGGGTCTAGGAGGCTCATAGCATCATATCCTTTGTTACCTTGGCTGTATAAGAGTCCAGCACCTCAGGGAATACATCTGACTCGAAGGCTTCACCATCGTAGTCTTTAGGGTACTTAGCAAGATACTGCTTAATGGCACGCTCAGCCTTCTCACGAGTGCTATAAACGCCAAGCATCTTGTTGTATGGCTCTCCACTAGCCCAGCCATAGATATATGCGAGATAGATCATCTTCATAGTTTGCTCCTTTCTGAGCATTAGTCTTCATCTTCATATGACCCGCACTCACAGGAGAAGGCGTTGCGCTGACAATCAGCACACATCCAATCCCGAATCGAACAGGTACATACATCACCACAGTGATAACAGTTATCACCCATTTCTTACCTCCTCAGGTAGATAGTTGGTTCTTGGAACTACCTGATAATAGACAAGCCACCAGCCGTATAGCCTGGTCTTACGCCTACACAGCGGAAGGGCTATACGGCCAGTGGCCTATTCGTTGAATAAAGGACTAGAGACTCTCTCTGGGGCGTGCTAACGTTCCATAGCACTGTGTGGCAGACATACGTCACCAGGTTATAGGCATAAAGCCATCTGATTCCCCCACCTATGCTCATAGATAGCAATTACCTATGAACATAGGAAGGGTATGGGGCGTTACACCCCATACTCTCCTAGAGACTAAGCGTTCTGAAGAACGCCAGCCTCAACAGCGAACACCTTTGGAAGCAATTCCAAGATGTCAAGGCGGAGTTGAGCCACTTTCGCTGGGTCTTTCGTAACGGTCTCGTCAAGAGCCTTGACAAGAGCGTTCTTGATAGTGCTCAACTGGCGGTCAAGCACTACATCTGCCTCAACCACTTGGGCATCCCAAGTGATGAGTTCAGCAATCATCATCACGCTTGAATCGTGAATGGTGATTTGCGAGCGGAACTGCCGAATCGCCTCAAGATACGGCTTAACCTCTGCGTATGAGAGGTGTGTACCCTGAGCATTGGTAGCCTTAGAGCAGATATAACCTGCCCAGACTAGGTCAACGGCTGACTTGGTCTTGAATAGACCAGCAACATCTCCGACATTAGCAAGCGGGTAATCCGCAAATGCCTTGGCGGACATTGACACGATAGTCTCCTCATACGAGTTGGCTATCTTGGCGATAGGCTGAAACGCCTCTAGAATTGTAGACATAGGTCTACCTTTCTGGATAAGGTACTACACTTCCCTTATTCCGCCCCTAGTACCGATTCGAACGGCTAACACCACCTGATGCTAGGGAGCGAGAGAGTCTCTTTCCTTTCCTTCTGCCCCTTATGGGATACCCCTATGGTTAAACTTCGTCGCCTAGTGCTTTTGGCAGACCAGACGGAGGGTTGAGACTATATACAGGTGGGCAGTGGCCGAAGTGACGCATGTTACATTTTAAAAAATTGGCGGGGGATTCCAAGCGTCCTATGATCATAGGGAGACGTTTTAGAGGTGCTAGGTTTTATAATTCTCAGGAAACTATAACTTCAGGCAGTGGCCTGTGGTAGAGTTACACCATGGCAGAAGATAACATTCCAGAGGGTTACTATCGAGGTAAGAATGGTAGGCTCTATCCAGCTAAGCGTGAGTCACTCCTAGATCGCACAGCTCGTGAGCGTGCTGAACGGGAAGCTCAAGCAGCTGAATCAGATGCTGATAACAGTTCTGACGTCCTAGGTGGGTACAACGCTAACTACAGCACCTATCAAGGCAGATACTTCTGGCCATCCTCCTTCGAGGTAATTGATGCTCCTACCAGCGATAAGTCAAAGAAAGCTGATAAGAGAAACCGTGCTATCGAGTGTGCATACAATGCAGCTGCGGAGTTACTAGTCATAGTCTTCAGAGCACCTACTCTAGTCATCAAAGATGGGCTAGGTAATAGAATTTCGTCAAATGCCGGGGAGCCGCCATTCATTAGGTATGCTGGGGTGAGCAAGGATGATTGGGAGGACCTAAAGGTGGCTGAGTCTACCGGTAGGTGGCTCATTGACTCTGGTGTCACTGATCTGGCAACCAAGAACGATAGAACCAGTATTGAGGCTTTAGTTAGCGAATTTGGTGAATAATCGGCTATACTATATACAGGTAGGCCGGATGGCTACCTATCTTAACTAATTTCGTCTAAGGAGAAATTAATCATGGCACACCCATATCAAAACCCAGGCAAAGACCCACATAGCGATCGTTTTCCAGATCCATGGGCACCTAAGTCCTATCCAAAGGTATCAACTCCAGCAGAAGTAACCATTACTTCGCTATTCCCACAGTTCAACCGATGGGCAATCGGATTTGATCCCCTATTGGATACATTCAAGCATGTCGCAGCCCAAGCTAAGGCAGCAAGCTATCCTCCATACAACATCTACAAGGATGAGGACACATACGTCCTAGAACTGGCTGTAGCCGGTTTTAGTAAGGATGACATCACCATTAGCGTGAAAGAGCTCCAGCTGACCGTAGAAGGCCAATTAGAGGCATCTAAGAAGGAGCCGATCCATAAGGGAATCGCTACCCGTGACTTCAAGCAAGAGTTCGTACTGGCGGAGTACGTCGTAGTCAAGGGAGCAGAGCTTAAGGACGGTCTGCTTCGTATTACCCTAGAGCAGGAGCTACCCGAAGCTCTTCAACCAAAGGTAATCAAGATCAAGTAATATACGCTATACTATTAGCAGAGCCCCTAGTTTCTACGGCGAATACGTGGCTAGGGGCTTCTTGATATTAGAAAGATAACGATGGATAACGAAGAAGCAAAAGAAGCTATTGATAACGCACGTAGGGATAAGAAGTTAGCAGAATCTATCCGTAGAACTATGGAAGAGCATGCAGAACTCCTAGAGAAGCTAGGCGACTACGATGAGAATGGAATCCCTTACTGGGATCAGCAGATACACGATTAGTACTGACACCGGTCCGGCGTCCGAAAAAGATGGAGAACTACATGTATACATTGGGTGTGATTAGTGGGATGTTGTTGGCTTGGGGGTGGCTTGTGTTTGCTTCGCCTCATGCAAGAAAGACTTACAAGGAAGAAGTTGAACAGCGTGGTACTGTAGAAGTCCGCTGCAACCATTGTGGTCAGATGAGTTGGGTAAACTACGGAGAAGTCCGTGTTGATACGAAATGCATGAAGTGCCGCTAATGCCAAACTACGACTATAAGTGCAACGTCTGTGGAGGCGTACAAGAAATCTACCAACAGTTCGGTGATAGCACCGTTCCTGTCTGCTGCCAGCAATCTATGAGTAAAATTTTTCAAGCGACCCCCGCCGTTTTTAAAGGCGGCGGTTGGGGTGGACAGTAAGGTAAACTGTCCCTATGGATAGATATAGAAGCAGCCGGTATAAACCAGCAAGCTATGAGGACTACGCTGCGACTATATCCGCTATTGATCGTGATGCGAATCGTAGTCGGGTCTTTGGGCCCGGCTATGAGGAGATATACGCCCCTACCTCTGGTGGCCCACGTCCTAGAGCTATGAAGGCTGGGTATAACCCAAACAACGAAACTTTAGTGATAATCATGCGGGATAACTACACCTGGATCCAATACGACCAGGTAACCCCCGATATGTGGTCAATCCTAGTAAACTCCGTGTCTACCAACGACTACGTAGATACAGTTCTAGCTAATTGGCCATGGCAAGTAGTCAATTACGGCAATCTCCCACGTACCCGCAGCCAAAACTTTGAGTTGGGTTTTGAAGAGTAACCTGCTACCATTAGGTACCACGACGAGAGGGAACTATGACTACGCTTGCCGCAATCCAAGGTGATGGTTGGTCCGTTATAGGCTGTGACTCACGTGCATCCGATGAGGGTGGACGTTTTATGGATCTTGCTACTCATAAGATCGTAGAGAACAACGGTGCCCTTATTGCAGTATCCGGCGCATCTCGTGGTGGCAACATTGCACAATTCGGTTGGAAAGCCCCAAAACCCCGTGTCAATGAGAACCTAGACTTATTTATGACAAATAAGTTCATACCTTCACTACGCAAAGCTTTTCAGGATGCAGGCTATGAAGGTAAAGATGATGGAGCGGCTGCAGAGCATGACTCTCAGTTAATCGTATCCATCTGTGGCGTCATCTACCCTATCTTCAATGACTACAGCTGGGACCGTGAAGCTCGTAACGTATACTACTCAGGTAGCGGCGGAGACCTAGCACTGGGTGCTTTGGAAGCTTTGAACTATACAAGAGCTACAACTCCTGAGGCTGCCGAGAAGATTTTAAAGAAAGCAATTGAAATTGCCATCAAACATGACATTTATTCGGGCGGAGAAATTCACACTTACGTACAAGAAGGCTAGTCTCTCTGTTACTATTCTCTAGTCCCAAGCGCATGGGACTTTAACCCTCTCTAGAGAAAAAGGTAACATAATGGCAAATAGCCTCGAAGGCAATCGCCTTGACGATGCCGGTAACGTAGCAGTTGACTTTGTATGGGGTAACTTCCCTATCCAGCCAAATGATCAGCGTACAGCCGGTACACCAACAGCAACTGTAACCGTTGGCGGTTCACAGAACGTTGGTTGGACAAATACTTCAACAGTAGCCTCAGCCCTTCTTAACTATGCTTATGATAGCCACGCTATCGTAGAAGCTGACTACTCAGGTCACCCAGGATTTATTGCTGCAGATCCTGTTCTTCGTGTAACAGCTGCTAAGGGCGACGGAACAACCGTAACCTACACAGCTCAGAACCCTAACTTCTTGTTTGCACCAGGACAGAACGTAACCATCACTGGTTGCACAAACTCAGCATTTAACCTAACAAACGCAACAATCGCTACAGCTACTGCTTATCAGTTCACAGTAACTAACGCAGCTGGTTCAGGCGTATCAATCACAGGTCAGACAGCTATCGCACAGCTTGGTGCTGGTGCTGCTGATTCAGACGGTTCATACGTTGGCGGCGTTGCTTATGTATCTGTCCTATCAGTTCTTGGACAGACAACAGCTAATGCTACAGCTGAGCTAACCAACATTGAGTTGGCACCAACAACAGCTACAGCTGCTACAAACACACCAATCTCAGTAACAGCCGCTTCACGTACTGCTGGCTCAGCAACTGCAACACTCACCGCTACAGGTGCTGGTGCAGCATTCCCAGTTGGTACAAAGATTACAGTTGCGTCTCTTACTAACTCAGGTACTGAACTTAACGGTACTTGGACAGTAACAGCTAACGCAACTAACACAGTTTCATTCGTATCTGGCGGTACAACAGCTCTTGCCCTCACAGGCTTGGTTGCTGGTACAGTCGCTGGTACAACTGGAACAATCAAGACCCAGAGCGTCGCAGCCGGTGCAGCTTCAATTGCAGCAGGTACCGCAGTTACAATCACACCTTGGGCCTAATAGCCTAAAAACAATTGGCCGGGAGTTAACGCTCCCGGCTTTTTGCTTTAACGGGTAGAATAGCCCCATGACTCAGACCGTTCTGGAAGTTGAAACCCCCTCTCAGGGCAGAATCCAGTGTGACGGCTGTTCTGCTAGGGCCCAGGTTGTAGTATCCCTTCCATATGGGGATTTGGCCTTTTGCCTGCACCACTATAATAAAAACACTCAAGCCCTTACAGAACAAGGCGGAGTTGCTAAACTTTTGCTCTCGGAACAGATAGGAACCTCAGATGAACCTGAATAGCGCCGGCGGACAGAACATTGTTCAACCAGGTGGTATTAACTACCTAGGTATGCTTAGAGGGGCTCGGGGTAGTAACCGATCTGTCAAGCAAAAGTTTGCCCTACAGAAGCTTGTCATGGACTACGGCCAACAACAGCGTATCGAACGTGACGAACTTGCTCATAAGCATAGGGACACTGAGAACAAGAATAAAGAAGTTTACAAGGTAGCCGCCCCATTAGCTGGTGCAGGTATTAATTTTGAACAAAATAGTGAGCACTACGGCCTTGCCGCTGCTCGTGCCTCTGGACATAAAGAGGGTACTCCTGAATTTGAAGCAGCAAAACTTGCAGGAGCTAAAGCACACTGGCAACATGCACAGCTAGCAGGTTTAGATAAAGGTAGCTTGGGTAACGGTATTATTGGAGCTAACCTTCAAAAGGAAATGTACGACTCTACTAAAGTTACAAAGGGTGCTGATAAAGAGACAGGCACTGAGAATGTTACTGATGTAGAAGATGATAATACTCCTCCAACACGTACACCAAATCAATTTGAAGAGGTAACACCCGCAGCATCAGGAGCTAAAGCATTTTCTGCCCCAGCTGCTGTTGATGGATCAACACCACACCCAGATGAAGTATCTGAAGCATTTGCCGGTGGACACATCACCATGGGTGAAGCAGCCGATTTAAGTCCTGCTCATGCAAGAATTTTTAACCCTATTTTAAAAGACTCCCCAGATAGTGATGCTGAGATAGACCGTGCTCATAACGGGCCATCCAAGCCAGTGTTTGGTTCACCGCTTCCATCTCTTGGTGAAGCATTTAAGCCCGCACCTACACGCACACCTTCTCCATTTGACGCACCAGAACACAAAGCATCTAGGTATGATGTTGCTCAAGCACATATCGCAGGCCTAATTACAGATGAAGAAGCAAATGATCACATGGGTGACAACTCATTTGGTTCTGGCACAGGAAATTACAGCATGTCTGCAGAGCAGGTGCATCGTAAAGCCGGTCTAAATACGTTTGGTGATTCTACTCGCATTGGCGAGTTCAGCGCAGGACAGGAAAAGGAATAATACTATGGGTCAATTTGATGCATTTAAGAAGCGCATTGCCGGAGGACGCAACGCTTTAGAGCTACCAGTAGCTGTTACTAAGAAGGGTCAGACACCGCAACTTGCTCTGCCTATGTCAGGAGCACAAGTTAGTCCAGAAGAAGAGGCTAACCGCACAGGCGGAGGCGCTACTGCTGATTTTGGTGGAGATTCCGGTCTTATTGTTCAACAGATTAAGTCTGACCGTAGTAAGAACAGAGTACGTGAAGCAGTAACACGTAATCGTGGAAAAGACGCTGTAAACGTTGCTCATGAAGAAGCTTTGCAAGATGTAGCAAATGAACAGAAGCAAGACTTGTTGACCACATCTATGCGTGAACGTAACGGCGAAGCTGTTGATACAGATGAGACATTACGCCCTACTGGACCTGCAGCTCCTGAACCAGATCGTTCTGTACGCACAGCCATTGAAAAATCTACTGGAATTGCACAGACTCGAGCACCAGGAAACTCAGCACGTCTAACTGGATTTGCTATGGGTGTTGACCCTGAAGCTGCATATAGGGATAGAGCATACGACGAAAATCGTGAAGATCTTCTGGCCGGAGAACGTGAATTTAATCAGAAGATGCGGGCAGAGGGTAGCACCCTTCGTTCTGAAGGCGGAATGAGCTATGAACACCCAGAAGCAGGAACTACATCAGAGTTTCTTGACCTAAGAAAAGACGTACTCTCTGCTACAAGTCAGAAGTGGAAGCCAAGTCCTGAGAAGGAGAAGAAGACTGACCCACATAAGAAGTTTTCTGAAATAAACGCACCTGTTGAAACTATTGAGTCAGTTATACCTGAAAGTAGAAATGCAAACAAGGGTACACCTGTTGGCGATCGTCCTGAACGTCCAGGTGAGAGCACAGGCGCTGTTAGAGGCGAGCGTGCAACACTTGATAAGGTCAGTGGTGGATACAACGAGGCAGTAGAATCCGGCGCACCTTCAAGCAATGAAGATGATGAAATTCGTTCTGGTTCAGGTAAAGATGTAGTAGCTAAAGAGTCTTCAGCTGATGCAAGTCCTGGTGAAGAGGTAGACACATCCGTTAATCCTGAAACTGTTGGGCTTGAAGATCATGAGGGTGGAGAAGAAGACAATAAAGAAAACTCAAATGATGAGGGTAAAGATAAAAAGGGTGCTAATTGGGCCGGTGCTGGATTCACCAACTCTGCCGCTAAAAACTCTGCACCGTATGCCCCACCTATGTCTTGGGCCTACGCCACACACCATGAAGAAGAAAAGAATCCAGACGGTACTCCTCGCATGCTCACACGTGCTGAGCGTCAGGATCGTCTTGATAAGGCACTTACTGCGTACGGTGCAAAAGATGCTTGGCGTTCTGCTCAAATTGCAGGTTCCAATAAAAAGGGTGAATTTGATGCCAATGCAAATGCTATTAAGCCAGCCAAAGACTGGAGTGAACAAGATCTTTGGGATGAAGAAGGCAATGTAAAGCCTGAATACGACATCAATAGTGACCACTTTGATGAAAAGGGTCAGCCTGTTAAGCCTGGTGCAAATCCACTGGCTACAACTACTATTAGTGAATATACCCCTACATTTAAGTCTCCAACACATGAGAAGATGTTTAAGGCTCGTAACAAAGCTCTCGCATCCCTTAATGAAAAGCATGAAGCAGAGCGTGCCTCAGTTCCTATGGATGCCTCTTCCCAGCACCTTCGTGGCCTTAGCATAAGGCACATGAATGAGCGTGCTGCCGTAGAAGAGATGCATAAAGAGCCAGAAGGCGGGTACTTTAACGAAGAAGGTGCCAAGGCATACAAGGATACTAAGACTGTTGCTTCACCTCTTTCTGTTCCTGCCGAACCTAAAGAAGAGCGTGCAGGATCAGCCCGCAACATTGTTAATATCTCTACAGCCACTGAAGGTGATAGGGACAGGTCTATCGAAGACATCGAGAATGAAGATGAGGCTCGTAGAGCAAGCAGAGTAAATGTTGCTGGTGTTCACCAATTAGACCAAAATAAGCTTCCAGGTGCTGCTACTCCAGGGGAATCCAAGGAGCAGGAGCTTATCCGTAAAGGTAAGTTCCAAGGACAAATCAATACCGGTGTATCAACTGGTACATTTGTTAGCCGCAATAGCCCTGAAATCATCGAGCGTGGTAAGCGCCTTGCTAAGAAGTTAGATCCAAACGTGGATGTTAACGATCCTATGTTTGAAACAGGCATTCATGCTAAGGCTGCATATGTCATGCACCATGCAGGTATTGCAGAGGATAAAGAGGGTACTTCTGATTATGAGCACCTTAAAAAGTTTACAGGAACAAACGAAGCCAACTTTGCCGCAAATCTACATGAGGCTTATCAAACCATTAATGAGCAAGAGCGCTTCAAGAGTGGAAAACAAACTACCTATAGTGCTGCTAATGGTACTTTGAATCCTACAACAGATTACTTTAGGACAAAGTCTGGGGAAAAGGTTAGCCTTGCTAACACCTCACACCCAGAACATCCTGGAGAAGAATTAACTGGTTCTGAGTCTAGGTTCCAAGGATTCCACGGAGATGCTAATGATCCTAAGGGAATTCGTCCTACAGGTTATGGAGTTGTAGGTAAGGGTTCAGCAGGCGGATCAGTAGAGTACTGGCATCAAGGCTGGCACCCATATACTGATGAAGCAGGACACCGTGTATTTGAAAAGCACGACGTAACAGGTGCCACCCATATGGGAGATGTATACAAGGATGCTATCAAGAAGGGCCGCTCATTTGGAAGGATGATTGGTTCCCTCAAGCGAGGCTCTAAGATTACTTACAGAGCCGGACAAGATGGGCCTCTACAAAGCTTTACCTCTCCATCACCAGATCACCAGAATCACGTTGCTAACGGCATCAACAGCCCTACTTGCCCAGCATGTAGTAAGACATCTAGTGCAAACTCTAGAGCTAACTCAAGAGATGCTGCAAGTGCATTTGATCCTGAATCACTTGACGCCAAGATTATGTCCCATAACCTTGCTGTTAGAGCTGGAGAAGCTGAGGGTCCAGAACGTGCCCCTACAGCTGAATCTGCAGCTATCATGGTTAACGGAAAGATTGTTCCAAAGGTTGACTCTGGTATCAAGAACCTAAATGAAGAAGGACAAGAAGTTCTTCCTAAGGCTGACAGGTCTGAAGGTAGGTTCATTGATGTGAGCACTTCCGCAGGTGCTACAAAGGCTCGTAAGAACCTAGGAAATGCTGGATTTTCTGGAAGACCTGCGGCAAACACTGATATTGATGCTGCAAGAGCTGCTGGACATATCTCAAAGTCTGAGGCTCTAGAACTTAAGGTAAGTTCTGGATCTTTACCTAGTGATAAGTCTCAGTTTAAAGACGAGGACTAATCCTTATGGGACGCCTAAATCATTTTAGGGACCAACCAAAAGCTCAGCGCCAGGCACCAAATTTAAGGAATGGCGCTGGGTCCTTTAGGACCTGGTCGCTAGGCCTTCGCTATCAAAAAGATCCTAACAAGGAGACTTTTGTTGCACGTCCTGGGCGTGGAGCAAGCGGCGAATCGAGTAACTAGTGGCCGGTAAAAGAAAACAGATCTTTTATGGCACCTACTCCAACCGTCAGGTTGTTGCTAACCGTAAATCTCCTTCAGCTAGGCCCTGGAACGATCCAGAGGTAGTTGAGGCGGCTCAGCGTTATGGTGCAGCTATTAACAGTCATACTCAGGCCGTAGCCCACGAAAATGCACTAGAGTCCATGGGATCTTTAGAAGAGCATGAGAGGCTTACTTGCAATGAATGTGGTAGATTTAAAACACACAAAGATCATCAGGAGCATATGAATGACGACTAAGAAAAAGACACATCACAAGTCTGCTGCGTGGACTCGCAAAGAGGGTCAGAACCCTAACGGCGGTCTAAACGCTAAGGGACGTGCCTCTGCTAAGAAAGAAGGCCATGATCTTAAGGCTCCTAGCAAGGATACTAAGAACAAGCGCCATAAGTCTTTCTGTGCTCGCATGCAGGGCATGAAGAAGCACAACACATCCTCTAAAACTGCAAATGATCCAAACAGCCGCATCAATAAATCGCTTCGTGCGTGGAATTGCGGTTGCTAATGGCTAAAAAAGAAGTATGGGATAAAAAAGATCCTGATGGCGGTAAACACAGTAAGTTATCTGCTAAAAAGAAATCTGCCGCTAAAGCACGTGCTAAAGCTGCCGGGCGTCCTTATCCAAACCTAATTGACAATATGGCTGTATCTAAAGGGAAGAAGAAATAAGTGACCGCTAAGAAAAAAGAGGTAGCTGGCGGCAAAGAGTATAAAGGCTCTGCTGCTAACGGTGGCCGTAAGATTATCGTTGAACACTACAAAGATAAGAACGGCAAGTGGCACACTACCTCTAAGAATGCTGCCCGTGCAAAGTATGAAAAGAAGCACGGCAAGCTACCTCGTGGTACAGATGTAGACCATAAAGACAATAACCACGATAATGATTCCTCCAGCAATCTGCGCCCGCTCAAGCATGGCAAGAATACTGCCAAGGAGAACAAGCGCAGAGCTGGTAAGAAGGCCTAAGCCTTTAGATATTGAGGGCAGAGCTTGATCCACTGCTGAACTAGCCAGTGATCTCGCTCACCCGGGTCTGCATGCCAAGGGGTCCAGTTCTTACCCCCAGAACTCATCCTGTAGGCGATCTGAGCGTTTGTAACCGGATCATGTAAGTCATTGGCTGACCTAAGCCCAAACTCCTTCACACGGCCCTTTAAAGCCCCGTAAAGGTTAATCTGGAAGACCCCATAGGAGTTATCTCCTGTGCGAGGGTTGTAATTGTGTGCCATAGGGTTTCCATGAGTTTCTTTCATGGCTACAGCCCAGGCCACCTTAAGTGAATGACCTTTAAACCCCGCAAGCTGCAATACCTGGTAAAGCTGCTTTGGGTTTAATTTTTTGGCTAGTCTGTACTCGCCTAGTGGGGTTAGGCATTTTTCTATAATGGGGGCTGCTGCCTTTGCTGGAGCAGCTATTAGGTTCCCAAATGATAGGAGGGCTACAAGCCCAAGGATTAGATAATTCCTTTTGTCATATAAATTCACACTATCTCCTAGGCTAGAGAGCCAACCCGAATCTTTACGTAACTGTCACTTAGGTAAAGATAGCCCGGCATCGGTCTGCCAAGCTAGTTGTAACTCTTTTGTTTCGTTTTTAGTGTTGGAGGTTTAGCTCCTGGTAATAGTATAGCCGTAAATACAGGGGTGTGCAAACGCCTAACCTGGTGTAAGATATACCGATATTCTTTAAAAATACCCGAAAGGACCATAAAATGGCACAATGCCTAAATTGCACAGCAGAAGCAGGCTTCCGAGTTGAGTACCCAGGTGCTGTTCACCAAGTGTTCTGCAACATGCACCTACCATATGATCTTAATGAAATTCTTCCTGACTTCGTTGTACGTTTGACAACTGAGATCGAGACAGTGGCCGAAGAGGCAGTGGCCTCAGCAAAGAAAGCTGCACCTAAAAAGGCAACAACATCCGAAGCTCCAGTAGCTGAGGCAGTGGCCGATGAGGCAGTGGCTGAAGCAGTGGCTGAAACACCAGCGGCTGAATAATGTCCATTGAGAGGGTAGAAACAAAACAAGGTCATCCTGTACCTAAATCTTCACATGGTGCTAGGGGACCATTTCCTCCTGAAATCTTTTTTAGGCCTGAGGTAATTAATAACTACGCCAGGCCTGGAGATGAAATTTTAGAGGGTGCAACCGCACAAAACAATTTCCGCCCTCCTAAGGTGTTCAAGTGTCGGGACTGTTCTATGTTAGTATTAGAGCACGAAATTCCAGACCACGAATGTCAAGAGGGAGAAGGCAGTGGCCAAGACGCATGATGTTGGAAGTAAATACTTCTGGCACTTTATGGTATATCCGTTAAAACCTAAAGTTGTAGTAGAGAAGTCAACTACTCAAGAAATCGAACACCCTTTTAGGTTTGGCAGTGGCCTAGTCTTTAGACTTCCACTTACCCGCCTTTCTATTGTCATAGGTAAATGGGTTGCACAATATGAGGAAAGCCAGGCGTTAACAAACGCAATTGCTGGGAGACCAGTGGCCCAAGGCGAATTTGATTGGGATACAGTACGAGGGGAAGAATATGATGTTTAAGAAAAAAGAAGAGCGTCCTAAGACTCGCATAGAAAAAAGAGTAGCAAAGCTCTCTACGCCTGAGTTGCTGGCTTGGTCTGACCAAGTTATCTACTCTATTGGTCGTAATCTATCTACTTGGCAGAAAACAGAAGATCAGTTCAACTTAGAAGAGGCTAAAGTAGCCGCAGAGTCTATCCACGCTATTTTAGATGTTTTGTCAGAGAGATTCCCTAAGTGAGTGAATTTGATGAGGTAGATCTGCCGGAGGACGAATATTACAGTCCTCTGCCAGAAGATGAGGAAGTGGACACGCTTGATGAGCTGTCTAAAGAATTTGTTAAAGTTCTCATCGAAAAGATCATGCAGTTTATGGAAATGCTTGTAGGACATAACCTACACCCTTATCAAGAGCCTCTGGCACGCAGAGTTATTGAATCAGTTCTCATCAACGATGGTGAAGAGATCACTGCACTGGCTTCACGTCAGTCAGGAAAGTCAGAAACCATCGCCAACACAGTGGCCACACTTATGGTTATCCTCCCTCGTTTAGCCAGAATGTACCCCGAGCTGCTTGGAAAGTTTGGCGATGGTATCTGGGTAGGTATGTTTGCCCCTACTCAAAACCAGGTTGAAACACTTTATTCTCGTACAGTGTCCCGACTTACCTCTGAAAGAGCTATGGAAGTCTTCGGTGATCCGGAAATTGATGATATGCCTACCAAGACACCGGGCGTAGTAAGAAACCTAAAATTAAAGAAGTCAGGCAGTACATTGATGATGATGACTGCTAACCCAAGAGCTAAGATCGAATCTAAGTCATTCCACCTTATTATCGTAGATGAGTGTCAAGAAGCAGATGACTTTGTAGTATCTAAGTCAATTGCGCCTATGGGTGCTTACTACAACGCAACTATGGTTAAGACAGGTACTCCTACAACATCTAAGAACGGCTTCTACCGATCTATCCAGCTTAACAAGCGCCGTCAGACTCAAGGCCGTAATGCTAAGCAGAACCATTTTCAGTGGGACTGGAAAGATGTAGCTAAGATCCAACCTAACTATGATAAGTACATTAGAAAAGAGATGCTACGTATCGGTGAAGACTCTGATGAATTTCAGATGGCTTACAACTGTAAGTGGCTCCTTGAGCGTGGTATGTTCGTCACATCTAGCATCATGGATGATCTTGGAGATACCTCACAAGAAATTGTAAAATCTTGGCACCGTTCACCTGTTGTGGTTGGAATTGACCCAGCTCGTAAAATGGACAGCACAGTGGTCACAGTGGTCTGGGTAGACTGGGATCGTCCTGATGAGTACGGTTACTATGATCATAGGGTGCTTAACTGGTTGGAACTACAGGGAGATGACTGGGAAGAACAGTACTTCCAGATTCAGCAGTTCTTAGGAAACTATGACGTGCTTGCTATCGGAGTAGATGCCAACGGTGTAGGTGATGCAGTGGCCGGACGCCTAAAGATTTTAATGCCCCGTGCTGAAGTAGTACCGGTTACCTCCAGCCCTACAGAGCAATCTAAGCGATGGAAGCACCTACAGGCGCTAATCCAGCGTCAGATGGTTTCGTGGCCTTCACATGCAAAAACCAGACGACTTCGCATTTGGAAGAAGTTCTACCAGCAAATGACAGATGCCGAGGTTCAGTACAAGGGACCTAACTTCTTAGTGGCCGCACCTGATGAAGTGCATGCTCACGACGATTTTGTGGACTCTTTGGCCCTTGCATGCTCTTTAACACAGGACATGGTTATGCCTACAGTGGAAGTAAGCTCCAGTCCTTTCTTTTAATTTACCATGACAAAACCCCCTCTACCAGACAGAATTAACCCTGAGGAACCTCAATCCCTTATCCTATAGGAGATATAACAATGGCAACACCAAATATCGCACCAGCACCTCAGTACCCTGAGCGCCCTGGCAACTCATACGAGCGCAAGATGTCACCAGCAACACCAGGCCTACGTGGTCCACTTCGTTTTGAAGAAGGTCTTGCATCAGACACTGACGTCCCAAATGATTTCCAGGTTGGCTTGGATCAAGGCTACGAAACACCAGACGGCCGTCCAAACCACAACCAGAACGTTTTTGAGAAGTATGCTGATGAGACCATGCGTGAGCGTGCTCACGTCGGTTCAGCAGCTTGGGTAGAAGCACCAACATTCCTTGGTGAGTTTGCACAAGGTAACTTCGGAGATCACTCAACAGTGGTCATCGAAGAGGTCATCCGCAGTGGCTCACGCCAGGAGCGCATGAACCCTGCTTCAGTAAACGACTAAAAGTAAGATACAATATACAGGTCCCCAGCCCCGTTCCCTTTCTCCGGGGCTGGTGGACTTAACTTTCGAGAAGGTATTGTGGGGCACACTAATGTTAGGACTTAATCAATGAGTGGTGGTGTTGACTTTTCACCTCCGTCCTATAGGGCGGCGTCGTCAGACTTAACCATTTCGATTTCTCCTCTTGGTCTTGTAGAACTTGCTGATGAAGAGTTTGAAGTACACGGTCCACGTCTAAACCGTTACTCTCTTAACTGGGCAATGTATCTCGGACATCACTGGTCATATCGCCGTGAAATTGGTGAGTCGCAGATGGTATACAACTATTACCGTGCGTTCACAGACTACATAGTTAACTTTTGTTTTAGCCGTGGCGTTTCATTCCGAAGCCCTCAAGCAACAGAGGCGATCATTCCTGACGTCTTAAAGCGTGTGTGGGAAATTGATAATGATAAGCACGGAACACTTTGGGAGATGGGCCAGCAAGGCGGCGTATCAGGAGATTGCTTTGTTAAAGTAGCTTATGAAGAAGGCTTTGAAGATTCTATTGGCCGTCCTCATCCAGGTAAGGTTCGCATCCTTCCACTTAACTCATCTTTCTGCTTCCCAGAGTTCCACCCACACGATCGCTCACGTTTGATTCGCTTCAAGCTTAAGTATCGTTTCTGGGGTACATCTATTGAGGGAACTCGTCAGGTCTACACATATACTGAAATTCTGACTGACGACCGTATTGAGGAGTACATTAATGATGAACTCATTGACTCTCGCCCTAATCCTATCGGGGTTGTGCCTATTATTCACATCCCCAATGTCCGTGTCTCGGGTTCTCCTTGGGGGCTCTCTGATTGCCATGACCTTATTGTTCTAAACCGTAACTATAACGAAGTAGCCACAGATATCGCTGATATCGTGAACTACCACGCAGCCCCAGTAACAGTTATTATCGGAGCTAAGGCTTCAGCGCTTGAAAAGGGCCCTAAGAAGGTTTGGGGCGGTCTTCCAAAGGATGCTCGTGTAGAGAACCTAGAAGGCGGCGGAGCAGGCCTACAAGGCGCTCTTGAGTACCTTAAGATCGTTAAGACTGCTATGCATGAAATGGTTGGCGTACCAGAGTCAGCTCTCGGACAAGTTCAGCCTATTTCTAACACCTCTGGTGTTGCACTAGCTATTCAGTACCAGCCTTTGATGAACCGCTACCACCAGAAGATTGTTCAATACTCTGAGGGTCTTCGTAGGATCAATGAGCTAGTTCTTCTTACCCTGGCATTTAAAGAGCCAGAAGTCTTTGCTTACAACCCTGATGTTAACGGCCCTATTAAGAATGGCCAACTACCTCTATTGGATATCTCAGACTCTCTAACATACGAGTCTGTAGTCCACTTCCCACCTCCACTTCCTCTAGATAAGCTGATTACACTTCAGGAAATCCAGACCAAGATGGCTATGAACCTTGAATCTCGTGAAGGCGCCCTACGCCAGCTTGGCGAAGAATTCCCTGACGAGAAGCTCGAAGAGATCAGAGCAGAGCTTATTAATGATGCTAAGGCCGATGGCGCCCTAGCTCTTGTAAAGCAGCAGATCGCTTCAGCAATTACCTCACTAACTGGTATGATGCCGGATGGAAGCCTTCCTCCTGGCGCTGCACCTGCAGACGGTATGGGACCTGGTCCTCTAGGACAACCTGGAGTCATCACCCCATTTGAGGAACAAACCTTAGCTCAGATGCAAAGTGACCTTGTCACTAAAGCATATGGAACTAGATTACCTGGAAGACAAACTCCTGGACAAAAGGATAGCCCTAGTTCAGAAGAGGAATCTAAGTAATTTAGGCTGACAAACTAGTAATAGTTTGCGAGGCTATATACCACCTAAACAAACCCGCAGGTCATCGTGGCACTACATCGGACAACGACCTCTTAACCTAAAGGAATAAGCATGTCAGAAAACTCAACAGCAGTAGAAAGTGCAGTAGCTCAAGAAGCTTTTGCTTCAGAAGTTAACGGCACAGCACCAGTTGCACAGCAAGAACCGGTTTCAGAGAGTAAGTTTTCTGAAGCTAAGGGCTACACGGAACAAGACTTGCACCGTGTACGTGAGCAGGAAAAGTCAAAACTATATCCACAGATTGATTCTCTTAAGGAAGAGCTAAATCTTCTTAAGAAGGATCGTGAAGAACGCCTAGCTGAGGCTCGTTCAGCAGCAGAAGCCGCCGCAGAGGCAGAGCGTAAGAAGCTCGAATCTGAGATGGACGTCCGTAGCCTTCTTGAACAGAAGGAAAAGGAATGGGCTGCTAAAATTGAATCTGAGCGCCTAGAGCGTGAACGTGCTTTTGCTTTGCTAGAGCGTGAACGTGAGTATGCTGAACTAACACAGTATCTCAATCGCCGCATTAGCGAAGAGCAGGACAACATCGCCCCAGAACTTATTGATATGATTTCTGGCAACAATGTTGATGAAATCGAAAAGAGTATTTCCAAGCTGAAGGATAAGACCTCAAAGCTCTTGGAGTCGGCGCAACAGGCTATTCAGGCCCAGCGTCGTGATATGACCGGTACAAGGACAACCTTGCCACCAACCCTCGAAAACAATTCGGACTCACAATCGTTTACACCGGAGCAGATTGCTTCAATGTCGGTAGCTGATTACGCAAAAAATAGATCACGTCTGCTAGGTAAAACAGCCGATGATCGTAACAAGGGAATCTTCGGGTAATACCTACCCATTTTTACTAACCTAACATATATGAACAAGGAGTAACACCAAAATGGCATCAGCCGTAACAGGTACCGGTAATCTCGCCGCTGCCCCAACAGCGTATTCTGGCGCTAACAGCCAGCTTACACAAGCAATTCAGACCATCTGGTCTAAGGAAATTCTATTCCAGTCAATGCCTATCTTGCGCTTCGAGCAGTTCGCAGTCAAGAAGACAGAACTCGGCGTAGCTCCTGGTCTCCAGATCAACTTCATGCGTTACAACAACCTCGGATTCGCTTCAACACTTACTGAAGGTGTCCGTATGTCAACAAACGCATTGACAGCACAGCAGTTCTCAATCACTGTTGCTGAGCAAGGTTACGCAATCGCAGTATCCGAGCTTCTCCTCAACGCATCATTCGATGACGTTATGGCATCAGCTTCACGTCTTCTTGGACGTAACATGGCTCTCTACCTTGATGGCCAGGCTCGTGACACACTCATGGCAGCATCTTCTGTCATCTACGGTGAAGATCGTTCAAACCTCTCAGCAGTCAACAACTGGTATGCATACGGTACAGCAGCTACATCACGTGCTTCTATGACCGGTGCTTCATACCTCTCAACACGTACCGTTAAGGACGCTGTCGAGACCTTGGCTACCAAGAACATCCCAAGGTTGGGCGAGACTTACGTCGCATTCGTTCACCCTCACCAGAGCCGTCGTCTTCGTGACCTCCCAGAGTTCATCGAAGTAACAAAGTACGCTGCTCCAGGTAACTTCATGCTCGGTGAAATCGGTCGTCTCTACGACACAGTCTTCATTGAGACAACTCAGATCTCAAAGGTCACCAACGGTGCTGGTACAAACTACACCACAGATACAGCAGTGGCTCCAGGATCAATCGCCTATCCAACTGGCGGAGGTTACACAACTCCAGTAACAGCTACAGGTAACGGTTCAAACGATCGCTACTCAGCTATCTTCATTGGAGACAACGCATTCGGTCACGCTATCTCACTTCCAGTTGAGCTTCGTGACGGCGGTATTCTTGACTTCGGTCGTGAGCACGCTCTTGCATGGTACGCTATCTACGGCCTCGGTCTTATCACCGATCAGTCTGTAGTTATTGCAGAAACCAACTAATTTAATACCGGGGGAGGGCCTTGAAACCCTCCCCCACCCCAACTAATCTAACAGGAGAATAAATATCGTGGCAAAAGCAAAAGTTACAGACGTTACAGGGCGTCAGCGTGAGGCTCTATTAGCAGCTAACGCAGAGGCATTGGCAGAACGTGCTAATGAAATCTCAATGGCAACACAAACAAAGGCTCACAAAGATGAGACTGAAGTTGTTGACCTTACTCAGAACCCAGAAAACCCAACAGTAATTGACGAGATCGAAAGCGTGGGCGTAAGCCTTGCAGACGACCAGGTTGTCATTCGAGTAGCAGAGAACCTAGACATGGTTACTATTGGCGCTGGAAACAATTATTCATTCCAAACAGGTAAAAAGTACAAAGTTCCAAAGCATGTAGCGACTCACTTACAAGAAAAAGGTTATTTGTACGACCGCCTCTAAGTCGCACCCCTAGGCCGCCCCCATAGACACCCGCCCTCCTGTCTATGGGGGCCTTTTTTACCCTGACTAATCTTAAGATTTGTTAGATGATTAGCACACTATCTGATGGAGGATTTGTGGCAACATTACAAGCACTCTCTGACCGACTTCGGGCAGAACTTGGCGACACAGCACGAACCTTTGTGGATACCTACACAGGTGACGGCTCTACTATCCGTTACCAACTTTCTCAAGCCCCTATCCAGGGATCTACAATCGTAGTTAAAGTTGGTTCTACGGACGTATCGGCTACGGCCATTATTGAAGAAGGCACAGGCGTATTAACCCTGGCCGCAGCCCCAGCAAACAATGCAATCGTCACTGTTGCTGGACAGGCGTATCGTTACTTTACTGACTCTGAAGTTGCCTACTATGTCAACACAGCTTTTGCCCAGCATACTCGTGGAGAGACAACTAGCTTGGGCAGCTCAATAACCCAGCTTGCTTTCCTACCTGCTGTAGAAGAATATCCAGTGGTTATTTTAGCCACTACCTTGGCCCTCTATACTTTAGCCAATGACTCCGCTTTTGATATCAATATCATGTCTCCAGATGGCGTCAGTATCCCACGTTCTGAACGTTACAGCCAGCTTATGAGCATGATGACTACTCGTCAGCAACAATACCGTGAGCTATGCTCAATGCTAGGTATTGGACTTTACCGTATTGAGGTATCAAGTCTTCGACGTATCAGCCGTCTTACAAACCGCTACATCCCTATCTACAAGCCACAAGAAATTGATGACTGGTCTCTCCCACAAAGAGTTATGCTTCCAGTACCTACCTACGGGGATCAGACTCCTCCAGAGCCTATCTTGGTTCAGGATTTGGAAATGTACTCTGGAGACGACTTCGTACAAGACTTCGGCTTTAGCTTTGACCTCACTAACTTCACTCCAAAGGCTGAGATTGTTCTCTACCAGAACAGTCAGTTCTCTCAGGTTGGCCCAGTTATTTTGGGTACATTTACAGTAGGTAAGGTTAACGCTGCGGGACAGAGCTACCCAACTATCTTGGCCCTAAGTCTTCCAGGAAGCGTAACTAGCACCCTTCCAAAGACCGCTTATTATGATTTGCGTCTTACGGATACTTCCGGCAAGATTAAAACCTACTTTGGAGGAAAGGTCTATACCTTCCCTTCAGTAACTAACTCGTCAGGATATGGTGTCGTATGAGCCCAATAGTATGGGGTCCCAATGGATCCTCAGCGGTAACTAACGTAGTCTACCAATGTAGCAGTACAAGCACATGTACTTGCGGTAACTGTGCTGCCATATCTATCATAGAACCAGCCCCAATTACCCTTACCAACCTGTCAAACCCTGTACAGGCTGTAGCTTATACCTACGTACAGAACTCCCCAGCCTCCTCCTGGAGGATTGTTCACAATTTGAACTTTTATCCAAACATAACTGTTGTAGACTCTGGGGGTAGTCAAGTAGAGGGCGAAGTTAACTACCTAGACCCCAACAGTCTTGTGCTAACATTTACTTCGGCTTTCAGTGGACACGCTTACCTATCATAAGGAGATAGTAAATGGCACGTAAGTTTTTAACCCCAATTGATTTAGGCAAGCTTGAGCTTCAAAATGCTCGAATTCAAAACCTTGCAACGGCGCCTTCATCTCCAGTAGTAGGTCAGATCTACTACGACACTGCTCTTAATGGTTTGTATATCTGGAATGGTACTGCTTGGGGTTCTGCTGACGGAATTAGCGCAGGTGCACTTGCTTCTCGTCCAGTTGCGACTGCTGTAGCATCAGGCACCTTCTATTATGCTACTGATAACTTCTTAGTTTACTACTCTAACGGAACCACTTGGCAGCAGACCCACGCTTTTGGTACAGGTCTTTCAACCGCAGCTTCCGTAGCTCAAGTTCAAGCTGACGGAACATCCACTAACTATGCCCGTGCAGACCACTCTCACGCAGGCCCAGGTTTTGCTGCAGTAACAGCCGCTACCACTTATGGTATTGCATCAGCAACAGGTTCTGCCACAACAGTTGCTCACTCTGACCACACTCACGGTACGCCTTCTCTTTCAGCAAATGCTGCAACAAATATCTCTACAACAACTGCAGCCAACGGTTCTGGAACTGCTCCAGCTAAGGATGACCACGTCCACGGTTTTGCTCCTAGCGGTTTTGCACTATCTGCATTTGGCGTTCCAACCTCTGCAGTAGCATTTAACGCACAAAAGATTACAGGTCTTGCTGACCCAACTGCCGCACAAGATGCTGCAACAAAGAACTACGTAGACGGTGTTGCTCAGGGACTTAACGTCCACGACTCAGCACTTGTTGCTACTACAGTAAACCTTACAGGTTGGACCTACGCTAACGGTTCTGCAGATGCTTCACAAGGTACCGGTGTTGGCGCAACTCTTACAAACGGCACAACTGGTACATCAATAATTGATAGCTACACACTTCAGCTCAATGACCGTGTGCTTGTAAAGAACCAGACTACCAAGACTCAAAACGGTATTTACACAGTTACTACAGCTGGTACTACTGGTGTATCAACAGTTCTTACTCGTGCAACCGACGCAGACAACCATATCCCTGGTCAGGTAACTGCCGGTGACTTTGTCTTCGTATCTGGTGTATCTGGAACCACTTCTCAGACAGCACAGGGCTGGTCTCAGATTGACACAGGTACTGCTACCACTCCTGCAAAAGCAATTAAAATTGGTACAGATAACATTGAGTTCTCTCAGTTCTCTGGTGCCGGTACCTACACTGCTTCAAACGGCGTAACCCTCACAGGATCTAACTTTACATTTAACCCACTCTCAACCGGTGGTTTGCAGACAGGTGCCTCAGGAGCTTCGATCCTCCTAGCTACTAACTCAGGTCTCGGCACTACCTCTTCTGGCCTAGCTGTCGGAGCTGGTGCAGGTATCGTCGTAAGCACTGGCACAGTTGCTATTGACACCACAGTAGTGGTCAGAAAGTACGCTACATCAATTGGTGATGGAGCAACCCTCTCTTACGTTGTTACTCACAACTTGGGTACAAAGGACGTTCAGGTCACACTTTACGATACCACAACTAACGCTGAATACCTTGCGGACGTTACCCACACCTCTACTACAACCGTTACAGTTGCCTTCTCAACAGCACCTACAACAAACCAAATTCGTGTAGTAGTCTTCGGATAAGAGGTCCAGTAAGTGACACTGGCTTTTTTATCCCCGGTTAGTGTAGCCGGCACGCTTACTGCTACCGACGTACTAACGGTACCTCAAATCTCTGCCAGTGGGTCAACAGGTTCTTCAGGTCAGTTCCTAAAGTCCACTGGCACAGGAATGCAGTGGGTAACAATTAGTGGAACTGGAACAGTAACCTCTGTAGCTACAGGAACTGGTTTAACTGGTGGAACCATCACCACTTCAGGAACTTTAGCGATTGACACCACTGTTGTTCCTCAATTGGCTGGAACTAATACTTTTACAAACACCAACGTATTTTCCGGCACAGTCAAGCTAGGAATTGTAGCCTCAAATGCAGGTAATGCTACCCGTCTTGAATTGAATAGCGCAAGTTATTCTTTAGGCGTCTATGCAGCTAATACAAACTACGTTGCTTTGGCTGTTAAGCCTTTCAGCTCTGGACAAACTTCTGACCTACAACAGTGGCAAAATAGCACCTCTGGGGTTCTTTCTAAAGTAGACGTTTCTGGAAACATTACAGCACCCGCCCATATAACTACTGGTGGAACGTCTAGCCAATTTGTTAAGGGCGATGGAACCCTGGATTCAGGAACCTATCTGACCACAGGTGCCGCTGCGTCCACCTATCTAACTCAATCTTCAGCAACCTCTACCTACCTAAGCCAGACAACAGCTGCCTCAACTTATTTAAGTCAGACTTCAGCTACCTCAACCTATTTGAGTCAAACCTCAGCTGCATCCACGTATTTAGCCCAGACTGCAGCTAGCTCTACATACCTTACCCAAACTGCGGCAAGCACTACCTACGCCCCAATTCAAGACATCACCCCGTTTGATGACCTTAGGTACCAGTTTGATGGAATTGAAAGCCGGTTTGTTCCCACCTACCAGGGAACCCAGGTAGCTATTACCAATCCACTGAGACTTCTTATCACTGTTAATGGTATAGTTCAGTCAATAGATCAATCGGTGGTTGTATGGGATTCTCCCCTAAAGCCGGACGGCTTAAGGGTAGATGACGACGGATATCTGGCATTTTCTGAAGTTGTTCCTGCAGGGTCCTCTTTTAGTGGTAGACTTATGCCCGGAAGCAGCGTAACAGCCGTAAGCACAACCTATCCGTTTAAGGCAGCGGATTTACTAATAGGAGCGTTTTAAGACATGGCAAGAAAGATCTTATTTGATACGGGATATACCTTCGTACCGTCAACAAAAACAGTCGTAATTCCAAGGTATGTTGGGCAGGAACGCCTGGTCCTTATTACAAACGTTACTAAAAACAAGGTAATCTATAACTTCTCTGATCCATCGCTACTTGCTACCACATATGGAAGCTACGCAGACGGCCAGCTAGTTGCCTACGCAAGCGGCATGACCGTAACCCCAGCCACAGTAGGAACAATCACTACCGTCACAGCACCTAACTCATTCTTAGCAGGTCAGACTGTTACCATCACTGGAGCAATTCCAAACGCCTTCAATATCACAGGCGTAATCGCTACAGCAAACGCCTCAAGCTTTACTATTGCAACCCAGACCGCAACAAACAACTATTTGACTTCTGGAACTACCTGGATTTCTGGCGGAACTATTACAGCTGCCGCAAACACAGTAATCGTACTTAACTACAATACTTCAGCTATGTCTGCTACAGATAAGCTTCAGATCACTATTGATGAGTATGCTGAAAAGATTACTCCTGATCAGACTCTAGTAGATCCAACAAACAAGATGCGCACATCTTCTCCGCAAGCGCTTATTGATACTGACTTTGAATATGGCACACAGGTTTCTAAGTGGGAAAATCTAGCCATGATTAACAACCGCCCATATGCATATCAGAACCAGTACACAATTCAAAACGTTACTGATGTTCAGATGTCCTCAGGCTCTAGGACAGTTACAGTGCTTACTGCTACTCCTCCAACAGTCGGTACTCCTGTGTCTGTTCTTGATACATACCTAGGAATTGCAAACGGTAACTTTATTGTAGAAACTGTTTCTGCGGGAACAAACTTTACCTACACAGCTAGGGCTGCAAATAACACAGCCTTTACCTCGATTTTTGACCCAAATAAGACAGCCATATATCAAGGCAACGTCTACTCAAATGCTGCAATTGGTGGAGCACCTACTGTTTCATATGTTGCTGGAACTAACGCTCTTACAGTAACAACCACTATCCCTCACGGATTAGCTATTGGCAATGAAGTAGCAATTATTGGTATTACTGGAGCTACTGGAACTAACCCTAATGGTTCATTTGTCGTCTCAACTGTGCTTAACCCAACCTCATTTATTGTCTACCCAGCAGCTTCAATTACCGGTGGAACACTTGTTGCCACCTCTGCTACAGTATACGTACGTCCTCAAGGCCAGTTTGCTCACCGAGCATTTGACGGTGGAGTACTGTTCTCAAGCAATGGTGGTTCAAACTACGAGCAGGCTATTCGTCAGACCCGCCGTTACTTCCGCTACCAGTCTGGTAAGGGTATCCAGATGTCTTCAGGAACAATCTTGAAGCCTTATGCTAACCTTGACTCTATTACCTCTTCAGGAACAACTGTTACCGTACAGACAAAGGAACGCCATAATATTACCCCAGGTGTTGCTATCAACGTTAGCGGAGCTAATGAAGCCGCATATAACGGAAACTTTACCGTAACCTCTGTAACTGGTTGGAATCAGTTCACATATACTGCAGCAACCACACCTTCAGCTACTGTAGCCTCAGGTAACTATACGCTCTCAGTAAGCCAGTGGTTTGGTGCAGCTAGCCGCCTTGGAATCTTTGATCAGCAAAACGGTTTGTTCTTTGAGTTTGACGGAACCACTATCTATGCGGTACGTCGTAACTCAACCTACCAAATTTCAGGAAAGGTATCTGTAGTTAACGGTTCAAATACTGTTCAGCAGACTATCTCATCCTTCCCAACTTACTTCTCCCGTCAGCTGATCCCTGGAGACTACATTGTTCTTCGTGGCCAGTCGTACCGTGTAACAGATATTCAGTCTGATACAAGCTTGACTATCAGCCCTGCATATCGTGGGTCAACTGCCTCAAGCGTAGTTCTATCAAAGACCGTTGACTTTAAGATCCCACAATCTCAGTGGAATCTTGACAAGATGGATGGAACAGGACCTTCAGGTTATGTTCTTGATCTTACCAAGATGCAGATGTTCTATGTTGACTACACCTGGTATGGTGCGGGCTTCGTTCGCTGGGGTCTTCGTGGACCTAGCGGTGACGTTACCTATGTCCATAAGATGGCTAACAACAACGTAAACACAGAAGCTTACATGCGTTCAGGTAACCTACCTGGTCGTTATGAAACCTCAACAACCCCTTCAGTTACCAACCTAACTGCTGGCGTAGCCGCATCAGATACAACTCTTACAGTTTCTGATACCTCTAAGTTCCCAACTTCTGGAACTCTGTCAATTCGTGGTAATACAACTACAGCAATTGCAATTAGCGGAATCACAGCTTCTGGATCAGTAGTAACTTATGCAACAAGCAATACTACTGGAATTGTTGCTGGAAACGTAGTTTCTATCTCAGGCGCAACAAATACTGCCTTTAACGGCCTGTATACTATTGCTTCTGTGACAGCTAACACTAACTTTACTGTAGCCAGCACTGCAACAGGCTCTACATCTACTGCAACAGCTAACCTTGTTGTTACAGAGTTTGTAAACTACACAGGAACCACATCTACAACCTTTACAGGATTAACTCGTGGTCAGGCTGGAAATACTTCCCTCTCTGTAACTCTTGCTTCTGGTTCAAACGTTGCTACAGTTGCTTCAGGTGCTACTGCTGGACTTCAAGTTGGTCAGAGAGTTATTGCTACTACCATCCCAGATGGAACATATATCAGCTCAATCAACAGCGGAGCAAACACCTTTACTTTGAGCCAGGCAGCTACTGCATCAACATCCACAGTTGTTGTCCCTCCTATGGGCTTTACTACAGGTTCAAGTGGAGCTGTAACTTCTACTGGAGCTGCGTTCTCCTACTCGTCTACCTCTCCTATCTCTGTAGAGTTTGCCTATCCAACCTTTGCCCCAGCTATTTCTCACTGGGGAACATCGGTAATTATGGATGGTCGCTTTGACGGCGATAAGTCCCTCCTCTTTACTTACGGTCAGACTAACTCAACCGGTCTTGGACCTTCAGCAGTGTTCTCGATTACCGGCGCATCAGGCAATAGCGGTCAAGCTCAAATTACCGTATCCTCTACCGCTAACGTAGTAGTAGGTCAGACGGTCACTGTTACCGGCGGTACTGGAGCATTGACTGCTGGTTCAGTGGTCACCACAGTTAATAGCAGCACGACTTTCACTATTAACCAGAACATCGCTACTACTTTGGTTGGAGCAACACTTAGCTTTAGCGTAGTTAACACTAAGGCATTGTTCTCAATCCGTTGCGCACCATCTGTGGATAACGGTATTGCCGCAGCCTTTGGTACTCGTGAACTTATCAATAGAATGCAGCTGACGCTCTCCACACTGGATATCTCAATTCTTAATACCTCAACAGCTAACCTGTTGGTATTGGCTTATCTTAACGGTGTGCCTTCTGCAGCAACTACTTGGACAAACGCAGTGTCAGGTGCGGCAAACGTACCTAACTCTTCTCTTGCCCAGATTGCTGACTACGCTGGAGCTTCAGTAACCCTTTCAGGCGGTGAAAAGACCGGTGGTTTCTTCGTATCAGGTACTGGTACCTCTGACTTGTCTCAGATCCGTGATCTAGGTAACTCTATTATCGGTGGCGGAACAACCGTGGCAAATACAGGTATCTACCCAGATGGCCCAGACGTTCTTACTATCGTAGTTACCAACCTATCTCCATCATCTTCTGCGACCGTATACGGTCGTGTATCTTGGACAGAAGCTCAGGCTTAATCTAGAGGGGGATTACCAATGGCTTTAAATAAGCTAGAACACAGGTATATAGACCCGCTTAAAGTTTCATCTCTAAACGTAGATGGCGCTTTAAACATTGGCGGGTCTGGAAGCCTGGGCTCTTTAGTTATAAATGGCGTATCGTTTTCCCCATCCAGCTATTCAGGTTCTTCTTCAATTACTACCCTAGGTACAATTACCTCGGGTTATTTTCCTGCCTCAAACATAACCGCAGGTACTCTAGCAGCAAGCATTAGCCCAACGTCTGCAACCATAACAAGTGCAGCTGCTGGTTTGGGCTATACAGGTATGCCACAAAATTTACAACTTGGGTCATACTCAATATCTGCAAGCGATGCTGGAAAGCACATCTACTTCACAGGTAGCGGCACAGTTACTATTCCAGCAAATACTTCTGTAAGTTTTCCTGTAGGAACTTCAGTAGCCTTGGTTGCAGCTAGTGGAGTAACTATGACAGTTTCAATTACCTCTGATACGCTACTTCAAGCAGGAACCGGTGCTACAGGAAGCAGAACTTTAGCAGCATATGGTGTAGCAACCTTATTAAAGATTGCCTCAACTATTTGGATGATTAGCGGAAATGGGCTTACGTAATGTCTGGTATTTTTCAAGGGTTAATGAACTTTATCCAAACGGCGTTTGCTACCTTTTCGGATAACTTTAACAGAACCACCTCAGGTTCGCTAGGAACATCTAGCTCAGGCGGTGCTTGGAACGCAGAGCGTGGCGTTTGGAGCGCCAACGGATACTCTGCTACTACTGCCACAGCAGCATCTTCATTCCCCCTTGCTGATATCAATATGACCTCCAGCAACAATACCTCATCAATCTCTGTTGGATCTACCTTTGTCTTCTCTGCCTCAGGAACTATCTCCACCGTAACGGCCACAACTAGTGGGTATACGGTTGTTATTACAGGTCTTAGTTCTACAGGAGGACTTGCACCTGGACAATGGATCTCAGCCACAGCTGGTACCGGATCATTGGGATCAGATAGCGATATTCAGATCGTTTCTGTAGATAGCTCAAGCCAGATTACCCTTGAAGTACAGGCCACCATAGCCCCTACCACAGGAACCATTACTAACGTTGCCACCCGCAATAATGATGGTGGTGCGGGAGTTGCCCTATGGGTTACTGACTCAGGTAACTGGTGGGGCGTAACCTATGGCCGTTCAACCAACACCTCATGTAACTGCTCTACTTGTGCTACATACTCTTGTGCAGGATTTACCAACTATGTTACCGGAAGCTACTGTGGTAACTATGCCTACTATGTAAGCGCATCCTGTACCGGAGGATACTCCTACGCCACTAACTATGGTGCAACATCCTATTCCTATGCTACAAACTACGGCATCTCTTCTTACTCATACGCAGCAAACTATGGGGTAAGCAGCTATTCGTACGCTATTACTGGATACGGCTGTACCGGAGGGTATTCCTATTCGGCCAACTATTCCTGTGGAGCTTACTCCCCTCAATGTGTTGCTTATCAAAATAACTACGGCTGTTCATCTTACTCATCTGGTGGGGCATGCTCCACTTATTATTCTGGTGCCTGTGGCTCCTATGGAGTAACAAGCTATAGCAACGTTTACTACAAGGGCGGCAACTATTACATTAAGGGAAGCTCGGGCAACTACGGCTGTACTGCGTATGTATCGGGTTGTTTGGCGTACTCAACCTACTATAGCTGCGCTGCATATGGCGTAGCAAGCTATAGCTGCGTTGTGTATGCGGGAAGCACTTGCGTTTCTTATAGCATCTCAAGCTATAATGGCCCAACCTGTAACGGTTATGGAGCCAGCAGCTATTCTGGCCCAAATGCTAACTACGGACTTACTAGCTACTCTGGCCCATTAGCCAACTACGGAATTGTCAGTTATTCTGGACCTAACGTAGCCGGCTACGGCATAGTAAGCTACTCTGGACCTAACTGCAACTCTTACACAAACAACTATTATGGCCCAGTATGTACGGTTTATTACTCTACCTATGCCCCATATTGCTCCAGCCCAGTATACGGATACACCTCTTGTAACTGCCAGACCTGCTTCCCAGGATATATCCGACTTATCCAGTCCTCAGGAAACGTTGTATCTGAGATTACCCGTTGGAGCCTATCCCAGCTTGCTGCAGCTTTTAAGGTAATTACCAATGCTGTAACTAAGGTTATTACTGTCCGCCCATACTCAAATACCGCTTTGACCACCCAAGTAGGTTCCGACCTCACATATACAGCAACAGGTGCTACAATAGCCACTAAGTTTGGAATCGTCCTAGGACCTTCTGATTACGTTCAAGGTAATCAACTAGACGACTTCAATTCCCAGTCAAACTAAGGAGATAATACATGGCTGACGATTTGCTACCAGTTCCACCTCTAGTACCACCAACGGCGCCTGAAACAACAGGTCGTTATAGGGTTGCCATGGTAATTGGCGGCGTTGTGCACACAGTGTTTAATCTAGACACTACAGATGCTGCTCGCTACCTTTCTAACCCTACATTTGTACAGATCCCTAAGACACTATATGTTGACCCTGGGTTCCTCTACGAGAACGATACCTTTACACCACCACCAGCACAGGCATAGTATTTGGGAGGGCGACTATGAAAGTAATACGATTTGTTCCAGAAATTGAAGACAAAGAAAAGATGTTGCTCGAACCTGCGGCATGCAAGAAGCATGTACCTCAGTGGTATAGGGACGGCGAGTTCCATTGGGTTGATGAAAACGGCAACAACCAAGCCGGCCTTAAGACCTGTAAACCCTTTATTGATGTAATGATCGGAGGGTATTTTCTCCTTATACCCTTTGATATCCACGTGACCGAAGATGAAAATGGAAAGATCGGTTTGAAGTGGGATGGCCCAGATGAATGGGCTGGATTTGTGGGGGAACGTCCTGGGGCTATTGGAGCAACTATTCCAATTCCTGCCGGGCACCGCAAGAACCATTTAGTATGGTCATCTAAGTGGGGTTGGAAAACCCCCAGGGGCTGGAGTACTATTGTTACTCACCCTTTTAATAGGGGCGATCTTCCATTTAGAACTATGTCTGCTACTATTGACAGTGATAAGTTCTTTACTAATGGTAATATCCCATTCCACCTAAAAGAAGGTTGGACTGGAACTATTCCTGCCGGTACCCCATTTGCTCAAATTATTCCCGTAAAGAGAGACTCGTGGAGGTCATTCGTAGACGTAGGTCTTACGGCTTTGGGAAAAATTAAGTCTGCAAATGTACGTGTCGAACAATACAAGTATAAAAACGTTGAGTGGGTCAAGAAGGATTACGAATAATGGATAAAGTCATTAGGAACTACGACGTTCCAGAGATTAAGCCTATGGGCACTAAAGAGTTTGCTAAGTACCTAAAGAACAAGCGTAGGGAAAAGAAGCACAGCCATGAGCACAACCATGCCCCTGCGGAGCACGTGCACGGTCCCGAATGCGCAGTAAATGAGCAGCCTACCGGTATAGAGGTAGTTTCTTTAGCCATTGTCTTAGATGATGTGGTTGTAGATGTCATGAATGTTCAAAAGGGTTTTGCGGATATTCTTTTAAAGGGCCCAGTATTTGCACCGGTCAATGAGGGTGATGAACGCCCAACTATTGGATCTATGTATAAAGACGGTAAGTTTGAGCCGTTTAATGTACAAGGGGTGACCCGAAGAGGTGCAGAGTAATGTCTGATGCCCCAAGGGAAGTAAAGCCATGGGACATGTTAAACAAGAACATGGAGCGTGCACTTCCGGCTATTGCCCAAAACAGGCTTAATACCTGCAAAGGCTGTGAGCGGTTTATCAAGCTAACCCACCAGTGCCGTGAATGCGGATGCATAATGAATGCTAAAGTTAAGCTCCAAGACGCCACCTGCCCACTAAACAAGTGGGTAACTCCGGATCTCCCTTTTGATAGGGAACTCACAGAAGATGATTTGACAAAAATAATAGAGGGATAACAATGAAGTCTACTAGCACAACTACGCTAAACCATACGTCGTATCAAACGTCTTACCGCTTTGCCCCAGAAGAAGTAGGGTTAGTTGCGGCCAATAACATCAATATTTTTCAGGTCCACCCTAAGTTTGGTAAAAAAGAGAAGCATGTAAAAGACCTTGTTTCAGATCAGATGAAGGTGTTTGTATATCTTGGGGCATCTTTCTACCACTTCATGCATGAAGACCTGGGAGAGTTTTTAGCTCAGTACGCCTTAACTCCTGACGCTCTGTTCGTTATTGACATCACCGGAGTTGTAGATAGGGATCCACTGCCTACCTATATCCAGAACTTCTTTAAGTTTCTTAACAAGAACAACGTAGACTATGCCCCTGTAGATCTTAGGGTTATGAACAAGTTTAATGTCAATAACCTGTACTTCAGGGATCTTAATGTTGAGTCCTATGAGGTTAACAACCCGTGGCCAAGAATTCATGAGATGTCCAAACAATTTGTTACCCCGGATGTAAATATTGCAGACGGTAAAAAGGTATACCTATCAAGAAAAAATTATAAGGGTAGGTCATTAAAAGCTTTGATTAAGGGACGACTTCCCTATGAAGACGATGATCGCATGGACGATGAGGGCAAGGTAGAGGAATACTTTGCTTCTTTGGGGTTTGAGATTGTGGCTCCAGATGAGTTTAAAACCTTTGAATCCCAGATCAGCTATTTTAGTAAGGCTAAGCTGGTTGCATCCACCACTAGTTCTGGACTTGTCAACGCAGCATTTATGCCTCCAGGGTCTGCGGTATTAGAGCTAACCACTCCATTAATTGCGTTTACTAAAGTGGGCAATGGGGTTACTGAACCTCCTTCTGTAGGAACGGAAGAGATGCATCACTTCTACCATCTAATGGCTGCTCGTTTGGGGCATAGGTATGTATCAATTCCTAACTTAAATAGAAGCTCTGAAGAAGTCATAAGTACTATTGAAAACGATTCCTTCTTGAAAGCATGGTTATCCGCATGAATAAAGTCATAATCTTTGATCTTGATGGTGTCTTGATTGACAGCAAGGATATTCACTTTCTTGCCCTAAACAAGGCGCTGGCAGATGTATCCCCAGAAAGTGTGATTAGCCCCTTTGAGCACACTAACATATACGAAGGCCTTCCTACTAAAGAAAAGCTATTTTTACTATCAGAAAATAAAGGGTTATCTCAAGAAGTTCACCCTTTAATCTGGGAGTTAAAGCAGCAGTACACGACTGAGATGTTTGCTGAAGTCTTAGAAGATAATGGCCTTATTGAATACTTTGAGCTTATTGCCTCAAAAGGAATTAAGATAGGTGTTGCTAGCAATAGCATCGGCAACACAGTAAGGGATTGCCTAACTAAGTTAGGGGTACTTTCCTATGTTGATATTGCCTTATCAAATGAAAGCGTTGAAAATCCCAAGCCCCATCCAGAGATGTACTGGGCTGTGATGAGCCACCTTAGGACTATTCCAGAGAAGGTAGTTATTTTTGAAGATAGCTTTGTAGGTAAGCTTGCTGCTAGGGATAGCGGAGCCCATCTAATAGAGGTCAAAAATAGGGCGGACCTAACAAAGGAAAAGATTGATATGGCTATTGAACATCTTTCTAAGACCTCTTCTTTTAAAGACCAGAAACTAAACGTCCTTATTCCTATGGCAGGGTTAGGTAGTCGTTTTGCTGAGGCTGGTTACAGCTTCCCCAAGCCCTTAATTGAGGTAAATGGCAAGCCTATGATTGAGCGTGTAGTTGAAAGCCTTGGTATAGAGGCTAAGTATATTTATGTGTCTTTGCAAGAACACATTGAGAAGTATAACCTTATGTTCATGTTAGATAGGATGACCCCCGGCTGCACCTTGGTCGGAACACCTTATCTCACAGGCGGGGCTGCACAGACCTGCTTATTGGCAAAAGACTTCATTGATATGGATGCCCCTCTCATCATAGCTAACTCAGATCAGATAGTTGACTGGGATAGCAGAGAGTTTATGTACCACATGCATGTCAAGAATGCTGACGCAGGTATTGCCACCTTTACCTCTACCCACCCTAAGTGGTCGTATGCAAGAGTCGCTTCCGATACCGGCCTTGTCTTAGAGGTTGCTGAGAAGAAGCCTATTAGTAATCACGCTACAGTGGGCATCTACTATTGGAAGCATGGGTCAGACTTTGTTAAGTATGCTCAGCAGATGATTGAAAAGAACATCACTGTCAACGGAGAGTTCTACACTGCCCCAGTATTTAATGAAGCTATTAATGACGGGAAGCGTGTCTACGCTATGCATGTTAATAAGATGTGGGGAGTTGGAACTCCAGAGGATCTAAACAACTATTTGAGGAGCAACAATGATTAAGATTGCCCACAGGGGTATGGTCCGTGGGGAGAACAAAGACGGGGAGAATAACCCGGTTGATGTGATCTCTGCTATTGCTCAAGGCTATGACGTAGAAGTGGACGTCTGGATGAATCCGGAGGGTATGTTCCTAGGACATGACGAACCCTTCTACCAGATTGACGAGGAGTTTATCAACTCTATTAAAGATAAAGCCTGGTTCCACTGCAAGAACATAGAAGCCCTAGGCTATTTTTCTAACAACATCCCGGATGCCAGGTTCTTCTGGCACCAGAATGACGACCACACCCTGACAAGTAATGGATATATCTGGACCTACCCAGGCAAGACCTTGACCAACAAGTCAATCGTGGTCTTAACAGAGCCCCAAGATTTAACTATCTTTGAGGGTATCTATGGGGTCTGCACCAAGTACCTAGTTGGCTAGGCAGACAATCCCGTAGTTTTCAGGTATCGTGGGGGGCATTAAGCGAAGGAGTTTATATGACAGTCGGTTTTCCTAGTGCAGTCTATCCCTACACAGCTCGTGTAGATCTTCAGGATACTGTTGTAGCTAATGACGTAAACTCTCTGCAGCAAGAAGTCAGAGCTATTGAGACAGGCCTCGGAGTTCCTTCTGACGGCTTTGCAGGCGGCGTTCTTGTATCTAACTTCACATCATCTACAGCTTTTAGCACAGGTACAACATCCTGGACTACCCTAGCTCAGCGTCTTGCAAACATTGAAAACGGTCTGATCTATGGCGTAGGTAACGCTCCGTATGTATCTAAAACTGGCGGCAGCACCATCCTTACCAGTTCTGCTGGCGGTGTGGGCCTCACCCTAACTACTGGTTCTGGAACCAATAACCTTCTTACTACAGCAGGGTTTACCTTAAGCTATTTGGGTATTCCACAGGTAAGCGGAAGCAACGTTCTCTATGTGGGCAGCACTGACTACAACTCCCTAAATACATCTATTACAACAACCCTGCCTAACTCCATCGCTACAAAGGTCCCTCTTTCGACTGTAACGACCGCTGGAGACCTTATCTACGGTACTGGGTCATCTACTGTAGGCCGCATAGGTATTGGCTCTACAGGGCAGTATCTGACCGTTTCTGGGGGTATCCCAACCTGGTCTACCCTACCTTCATATCTTCCTACAAGCACTTTGACAACAAACGGCGACCTTCATATCTATAACAGCGGAAACACACGCTTGGGTATCGGATCTACCGGACAAGTTCTTACAGTGGTTGCTGGCCTACCTGCTTGGCAGACACCTACAACCTCATACGTCTCTCAGACTAACGGATCAGTCACAACAGCATCTACAGTAACAGCATCCTCTAACGTGGTACGCAATACGTGGGTAAGCACTTCTACCCCAACCTCTGGACAAGGCATTGAAGGCGATGTCTGGTTGGTGTATGTATAATGAGTGGTCAAGTCAAAGTAGGCGGGGTTTGGCGTACAGCTGGTAGTATTCTAACTAAGGTGACAACCGGCGGTATTCAAAGCTGGCACTCTGTAACATCTGGTTGGGTTAAAATTGGTGGCGTTTGGCATCAGTGGTTTACTGGATCATTTGCCGATACTTTTAATCGTGGTGGGCCATTTCTAGGAACCTCTTCAAGCGGAGGTCTTTGGACCTCTCTTAAGGGAACCTGGGCTGCTGCTACAGGAAAAGCAGTAACTTATGATTCTCCTTCAAACAACACCCTATCTACTACAGATATGGGTAACCCAAACATAACCGCTACTGCTGCCGACGTAAGCCTAGGTAGTGGTATTGCCTTTTTAGTTACTGATGCTAATAACTGGCTTGCTGCTGTGGGTGTTGAGAGCGATACTTACTTTACGTACTCATATTCTTATACTGCCCCGTACACATATGCAGCCCCATACACCTACGCCACCCCATATACCTCAGGTACGCCACTAGGTTATTATGCGAGCGGAACCACTTACTACTACTCTACTGTTTATCAAGGTACAGGAAACTATGTTTCAGGAACCAACTATTCTTGGGACGGAGCATACGTATACTCTACCGTGTATAACTATGTTACTGCAGGGTATTGGGATCACGGAACCTACCAGTATTACGCCGCAAACCCTGGTGTATACCAGGCACCATATATTTACATAGGTGGCGGACAATATGTTGGTTCACAGCGGTATGTAGTTCAATACGGTACCTACAGCACGTATGTTCAACCAACCTACACCTCATATAACAACGCTGTAGCTAATACTGGCGATGTAAGTAGTCCATATACAGCACAAACTTACACCTCTTATAGTTCACTAGGATCCTACACAAATTACTCTCCATACTATTCCGGAACCTACTCGTCTACCGGTAGTTATACTGTTTCATCTACCTATACAGCAACAGGGTCTGCCACAACTACGAACATCCGGTATTTGCTTAAAATTTACCAATCAGTGGCCGGAACAGTTTCCACGCTTGCCACCACCACCCTAAGTGGTATTTTAGCTTCTCTAAAGGTTGTAGTTCACGGTACTTCAGTTACCGCCACAGCGTTTAGCGATAATTCACAAACCACTAGCGTAGGTACCGCCACAACCACTTTAGGCAGTTCTCCTACCGCAACAAAAGCTGGTATAATTTTGACTACGTCGGATCAAGCTCAGGGAAGTACCTTAGGTTACTTTACGGCCACGATCACAGGTTAAAAAGTTTACGGAGGAGCGCATGAAGGTCTTTAGGTTTGTACCTAGTCCTGGTGTAAAAAAAGAACATAAACCGCCAGTACCAGCAAAGAGCGAAGTCCCAGACTGGTATAAAAATGCTGAGCGTCATTACTATGATAAGCATGGCGTCAAATACGACGGCTTAAAAGTCTGTGTACCTTTTCTAGACGCAATGATTTCTGGTTATATGTTGGTTACCCCCGTTGATGTAGAAGTAACTTTAGACGAAGAGGGCCTATCTAGATTAAGCTGGGAAGAGACAGGCTTCCCCGTGTTAACCGAACGACTTGGTTTGACAGGCCATACTATTCCACGTCCTGCTGGACATGCCCACAACCACCTTGCATGGAACTGTCAATGGGGTTGGAAAGTTCCTCCAGGATATAGCGCACTTTTAACGCACCCAATAAATAGATTTGACCTACCTTTCACTACTATGTCTGGGATTGTTGACAGCGAAGAGTTTACTGGTTGGGGTAACGTACCCTTTTTCATAAGAGAGGGTTGGACAGGTACAATACCTGCAGGAACACCGATTGCCCAGCTAATCCCCATTAAAAGGGATAAGTGGGTATCCGTCCAAGACTACACTGAGACAGATAATCAAGTGGAAAGAAGCAGCACTCTTCGCTCTACAACAGGTGTTTATAAAAGACGATGGCGTAAGCCAAAGGAGTATTCATGATGTTTAAAAAGAAAAAGGAAGCCGAGCCAGTTGCTGAGGTAAGGTCTATACGTCTAGGTATAGTAATAGACGGAGAGATTGTAGAAGTCTTCGCAGTAAACAGTGCTAGATTGGCATCCCTGTTTTTAAATAACCCAACCTTTGTAGACCTAGAGGATTAATATGTCTATTTATATTGCTATCCCAACCATGTATGATAACCAGGTTCCCTTTACCGTATTTGAGGCTATCCAAAGCGCCGCTAATCCAGACGACTTAACTATAGGCCTTGTTCTTATGGAGACTGCCCATTCAAATGTAGACTATGAGTTCTACTATAAAGATAAGATTGAGAAGCTACTTGAATTCTCCCAAGTTAAGTTTAAGAGGTTTAAGGTAGGGGAGTATGAACCGTCTATCGGTTTTGGTCGAGATCAAGCCCTATCTATGTATGACGGGGAAGACTATATTCTTCAAGTAGATTCCCATACACTCTTTGAAAGAAATTGGGATACTAAGCTTATTAAGATGTACGAGGGTGCCCTAGAAGCTACTCAAAATCCAAAAACAATTATGACAGCTTATTTGCCTGGGTTTAAACATCTAGATAACGGTGAGCGTGTTCCTTTAAGGCACGATAAGCTTGCCCAGTACCCCATCATGTTGTTTAGGACATGGGTAAATACAGGAATTCCTGCTTGGAAAGACGAACCGTTGGCCGGTCCTGATTCGCACATGTACAGGTCAGACGATCTATATGTACCTGCTGTTAAGTTTAACGCTCAGTTTGTCTTCTCTAACAAGCATTATTTTGGTAATACCGGCTTAGATATAGACACTATTTTCTGGGAAGAAGAGATCATTCAAACCATGAGTTTGCTAGAGGCTGGCTTTTCTTTAGTCTTTCCAAACATGACCGTTCCTTTATCTCATCTATTTCAAAATAATACAGACTTTGATCAAGTACTGCACCCAACCTACAGGGTAAGTGGAGCCAACCCTAAGATACTTCCTAATGAGCAGTACTACAACAATATTAGGGACAACTGGGTAAAGTACGTAACTAACCCGGCTAACAAGGCCAAGGTTGACCGGTTCTGCAGGTACACAAAGATCAACCTTAAGTACGGGCCATTTAAAGAGGGGTACATCCCTAAAGAGTTTAATAGGTGATCCCCCTAACCGAGAGGTAGACTACTCCTATGCGTGGAGAAAATAGGCAAGGTAGATTTAGCGTTCTGTCCGAACGTGCCTCTTTCGTGTCCGGAACCACCGTAGAGCTTCAGAAGACTGTAGGCACTAGCGTAGCTTGGTGGCTTTTTGACTCTGCCAATACCGTGGTGGACCCGGTCTATGACACAGGTGCAGTAAGCGGCGGACGTGTCTGGAAGAACCCACTAACTATTCCTGTAGTAAGCGCCCAACTAGAGCAGGGCGTTACCGTACAGTCAGACCGTGGTTTCTATAACACCGACCGCCTTACCCTTATTGTTAACGTAGACGTTATTGAGAATAGCCTGAACTTCTACGGCGCCAACGCAAACAATGTGCCAGAGCTAGCCAACGTAGAGCTTAACCCTGACTTCTATCTACGTGACCGCATCATATTCCGTAATGAAGTATTTACCCCTACTAGGGTGCTGCCTGAAGGTATAATCGGGGCTAACTACACCTTGCTTAGAGTTATCTGTGAGCAGGTGAACGCAGAAGAGTTGGTAAACGATCCACAGTTCCAGCACTATGCAAACTACTCTGCTTTTGACCCTACGACCTACTAAGGAAATACCATGGCACTATCACATAACGTTGTAGCTTTAAACAGCTCAACTCCAGTATCTCTTACCCCGGCAGATCCGACCCTAACTGTTAACGGGGAAAACTACCCAACATGGAATAACATGAGCATTGTTATTCAAAATGTAGATCTTGTCGCTACAGTATATGTAGGTTCTTCTTCAGTAACCTCATCATCCTATGGCCTTACTTTGCTGCCAGGAACTTCTGTATCAATTGACAACCTAGCACCTAATGAGTTAATTTACGCAATCTCATCTGCCTCATCCAGCGTATCTGTACTGGCGGTATTAAAGTGAGCATCCGTCTAAACACCCCTGTAATTCCCGCAGCCATTCTTTACTATGGCAACTTTGCTTTAAGCACAAATCAAGCTAGCGGAGGAACCACCACAGATAACCTTATTACTTGGGACACAACCAATATCAGCAGGGGTATGACCCTCAACCCATCGGATAAAAGTAAGGTTGTTTTTACAAACCCAGGAACATACAACCTTAACTTTTTAGGTCAGTTTAACTTCACTGGCGGTACAAGTGATTATCACATCACAACTTGGTTCTCTAAAAACGGCGTTCAAGTTCCATCCTCTGCTTTTACTTTTACCACAGCTAGTGCGCAGGGCTCACAGGTTTTAGCAAACATTGAAGCTCCTATTTCTGTGCTGCCAAATGACTACATTCAATTTCACTGGTGGTCTGGCGCATCAGGAATGTCCCTTCTTGCTACAGCAGCGGGTACAAACCCAACCCGTCCAGCTTCCCCGTCAGCTAACTTAACAATCTATAACGTAGGGTAATTACCATGACTAAAAGTACAAAGAAACATCCCGGCTTTGAAAAAGCTTCTGCAAAGATTGCTAAGAAGGAAGGCGTCTCCCAAAAGGCGGCAGACCGAATTTTGGCAGCATCTTCACGAGGAGCTTCAAAGGGAGCCAAGAAGAAGAACCCAAGGCTCAAGAAGGTCGGATAATGGCAAAAGTAAAGATTGCCGGAAAAACCCATAAATTTGTTAAGAACAAAAAAGGTGACGTTATAGTAAGCCATCCAGATGGTGGAGGTCCTACTATGGACTTGACCAAAAAAGATGCTAAGATTAAGACTGTGAAAGATGGTATTGCCGCTGGCCGTCAGTGGCACAAGGCTCACAAGAAGGGTAAGTAGATATGTGTAAAGCATGTGGATGCGGCTGTTCAAAGCCTGCCTGCAAGGGCGCTTGCAAGAAGACCAAGTCAACACCTAAGAAAGGCAAGTAATGTCTAAAAAGAAGATGTCCGATAAAGAGCAGGACAAGAAGCTTGAAAAGGGCATGACCCCAGCTCAGAAGAAGAAGTTCGAGGCTGCGGACAAGAAGATGGACAAGAAGAAGCCTTCTCGCAAAGAAGATGAAAAGATGGATAAGGCCTTGGCCAAGAAGGTTAAGAAAAAGAAGTAAAGATTTAGCCCCCCACGAGGGGGCTTTTTCCTTTATTATTGCCTTGACGCCAGAGAGATCTGGAACCCTGCAGAAGTACCCCTACGCCTCTTTAGGAGGATCTGATGATTTACCTTGCTAAGCGCCTGCTCGAACAAGAGACAGACGCCGATAAGATTGAGTTCATTCGTGGAGCATCGGGACTATTGCCGGGATCAGGAACCAAAAAGGTTCTCTCATCTGTTGCGGTAGGCTACTTGCTTTCGAAGGTACTCAGCAATCGTGGCTAAATTCTCATCTATCTTTAAAGACTCAATTAGGCGTGTGGAGAAATCAGTTACTCCTGCTTACACCAATAAACTTCGCAGCCATCTGTCTGACTATGGTTGGCCTTCGCACATCGTCTCCCAGGTTTCTCTCAAGCATGACGGTAAGCAACATAAGATTACCTACCCAGAGCACCTAGAGGATCAGATCCTTACTCTGGAGTATGGAACTCAAGATACTCCCCCAAATCCTGCCATGCGCACTTTTATGATGGGGAGCTAAGATGCCTTTTATTTTAAATGAAGACGCTGCTCTAAAGAGCCTACTGTCTGGGATTACCGTTTCAGATGGCGGCAATAGCTCACGCCCTGTAGCTGTTTACTATGGACAACCTGATAAGGAACTCCGTCAGCAGTCTTACCCATATATCACTGTGGATCTTGTAGGGATCAGAGAAGATACTTCTCGTGCCCACCGTGGTTACATCCCAATCAGCTATCTGCCTGATACTGGGGTTACCCTAGACCCAAACACTCAATACAATACTGGATACCCTATCCCAGTAGACCTCATCTACCAGGTAAGCACCTGGGCTCGTCAGCCCCGCCATGATCGCCAGATCATCGCATCTTTGCTTTCCTTTGGTAGACTACCCCTTAGATTTGGCCAGCTACACGTACCTCAAGACAACACTGTTCGTCGTCTTGATGTATTAGGGTTCTCAAAGAGAGATAGCACTGAGCAGGATAAGCGCCTGTTTAGTAACGTCTTTAATCTTCGCATTAGCGCAGAGATCTTTGAGAATTCGCTAGACCAAATGTACGAAGTACTACACAACCCACACATCACGTTCACAACTCAGACATCAACCTTTACCTCGTAAACTACCCAGCCTACTATTCCTAACCCTTTCTAACAACCTAATCTCTTAAGGAGAAACCTCAAATGACATACCAACGTCCCGGAGTGTATATCCAAGAAGTCGCATTACAGCAAGCTATCACACCAACAGACTTCAGTGCTGCGTGTGGTGCTTTCTCAGGTACCCTACCACAGGGTCCAGTTGTTCCAACACTTTGTGGAACCTGGCGTGACTTCCAAAATATTTATGGTGGATTAAACAACTCCTACCCAACAACATGGGCTGCGTATCACTACTTCTCAAATGGTGGCCGTAACCTTTATGTAAACCGTGTTCTAGGAACAGGCGCAACAACCGGTTCTGCATCGTTTACTGACGGATCTACAACCCTTACAGCAACCGTTACTGCGGCATCTGCTTCAGGCGGCGTAGTATCCTACACAACCTCAGCTGCTCACGGATTCTCTGTGGGACAGACTGTAAGCATCACTGGTCTTAGCACCACTGCGTTTAACTTGAGCGGTGTGCTAATTGGAACAGTTCCAACAACCACTAGCTTCACAGTTACAAACGCTGCAACAGGTACAGCAGTAACCGGCGCTTCTGCCACAGCTACTGTAACTCCAGGCGTTTGCTTTACTTTATCTGCTGATAATGCAGGCGCATGGTCACAGAACTACCAGGTTCAGATTGTTCCTGGCGGAACTTCAACCCGTTTTGGTATCACTGTAACTCAGAATGTAACAGTTAACGGAAACACAAGCACCGCTGTTGTAGAGCAGTTTACTGATCTCAGCATGAATGCTTCAGACCCTAACTATATTGCTTCAATTGTCAATGCTACTTCTACTACCTTGGGTGTAGTATCAAACATTAACAATGCTAAGTTCCCATACACAGGTGGCGCAGCAGTTACTCTTGCAGGCGGCACAGACGGTTCAACACCTAACACCGCTGCTTACAAGACAGCATGGACTAACTTTGACAGCGTAGGAAGCTCTTTGGTTCTTTATGCTCCAGATGCTTCATATGCAAGCACAGCAGCAACTGCTGCTCAAATGCACGCTGATGCAATCAGCTATGCATCTACACGCACAGATGCATTTGCAGTCGTTGATACTCCATCTGGACTTGGTTCAGCTACAGCTGCTCAGAACCAGATTGTTAACACTGTTGCTGACATTGGCGGTAACTACGGAAACCTTGCAGCCGCATACTGGCCATGGGTTTACGTCCCAGATGCAACTAAGTCTCAGGGAACTACTTCTCTACAGGCTCCAGGCGGAATGGTTGTAGGACAATACATTGCAACCGATATCCTTCGTGGACCTCAGAAGACTCCAGCAGGTCTTCAGAACCAGCTTGCAAACGCACTCTCTACAGAGTACCAGTTTACAAATGCTGACCTGAACAGCCTCAACTCATCTATCAACCCTGTCAACACTATCCGCAACGTCCCAGGTGCAGGTATTGTTATTATGGGTGGTCGTACTCTTACTAATAACCCAGGCAACCGCTATATCAACCTACGCCGCTCATTGATTTACATCGAAAAGCAGATCGCACAGCTTTCACAGTTTGCCGTCTTCGAGAACAACGATGCTAATCTTTGGACTCAGCTCAAGTCTGCTATCGGTGGCTTCTTGCTTACTTATTGGCAGCAAGGTGGTTTGCGTGGAACAAATTCCTCGCAGGCTTACTATGTAATCTGTGACTCTACTATCAACCCATTCTCATCCATTTCAAATGGATATGTGAATATTGAAGTAGGCGTTGCACTCGAATATCCAGCAGAGTTTGTTGTGGTCAAGTTGTCACAACTAACCGGAAGCGCAACAGCGTAAGGAGAATATAGAAAATGGCAACATACTCACTATCTACGGTTCAGACAGATCCAATCCGTAATTTTAAGTTTCTTGTGACATTTAGCTCACCAGGCGATAAGTCTGGCAAGCTAAGCTCATCAAGTGGCGGAATCTTTGGAACTATGGGATTTGTCTCTGTTTCCGGTCTAAGCATCGCCACAGAAACAATCGCATACCGTGAAGGTGGCTTCAACACCAACGTTCACCAGATTCCTGGTCAGACCGCATTTACCCCAATCACGCTTACCCGTGGTTCAATGATCGGTCAGTCAGGTAGCTGGGATTGGATGTCACGTCTGTTCTCAGTCTTGACCCCAACCCTTGCAGCTGGAACAAACGATGTTGGTTCTGAGTTCCGTGTTGATTTGGACATTCAGGTCCTATCACACCCTAACGTAGGAGCCTCAACAGGCCAGGGTGGAACTCAAGCTGGTCTTGGCGACTCAACCCAGCACACTTCACTTCGTTTCAAGGTATACAATGCCTGGATTACATCACTTGCTTACAGCAACCTTGATGCAGGCTCTAACACACTTATGGTGGAAGAGATGACTTTGGTTCATGAAGGCTTTGAAGTATCTTATGCTCCAAGCTTGGCAACCACAGCTCCAGCAATCACTCGCTAAACAATCTAACTAAAGGGTAAACAAAATGGCTACAGATACAAAGACTATAAATGCGGAAGCCAATCCTGAGCTAGCTAACAGGCTAGTTCAGGAGGCTTTAAATCAATCGGAACAGGTTGAGGAGAAGAGGCCGTCTACTAAGATGGCCCCTCCTCCTAACCCAAAAGTTAACCTCATGATTGGAATAGTAGACCCGTTCACCGGAATGACTATAGACTCCGTTGAGGTTAGAGAACTTAATGGGGCAGATGAAGAGGCTTTAGCTAGGATCTCAGATCCTGGAAAGTCTCTTATGGAAATTTTAGAACGAGCTACCGTAAAGATCGGTGACGAAGCGGCCACCCCTGGCTTGCTAGATCAGCTCTACGCTGCTGATAGGGAGCTTATTCTTTTAGAGATTAGAAATAAGACCTTCGGTTCTGTAATCAAGCTTGGGCCAGGCGCATGCCCAAAGTGTGGTGAAGAGCAGGTTTTTGAAGTTGATCTCGAGCAAGACGTTCCTTTAAAGAAGCTTGAAAGTCCTTTGGAATTCAGCATGACTTGTAAGGCCGGAGAAGTAGTTATCTCATTGCCTAAGGGTTCTGCTCAAAAAGCCATTGTGGCTTCAGCCACAAAAACTAGTGCTGAGTTGGATACAATTCTCCTCAAGCATTGCATTATCTCTATTAATGGCAGGCCGGTACTTACCACAGATGAGGTAAGGAACCTTAGCCTAAAAGATCGTAGAGAGATTTTAGAACAGATATCAGACCGCAACCCAGGCCCACAACTCGACAAACTAACTAAGGAATGTACCTCTTGTAATCAGGAGGTAAAGCTGCCACTAACCCTGGCGGATATCTTTCGGTGAAATGGACTATGAGTCCCTCATGGATGTCTATGAAGCTTTATCGCTTCAATATCCAGGATGGACTTACAACGAGATTCGTACCCTTTCTTTTAGGGAACGAATAAACTGGATAAATAAAGCTATTGATCGTATAAGGCGGTGATGTATGAACCTGTTTAGCCCAGAAGATCAAGAGGGCGGTCTTGGCGACTTTGCTATTAAAGAAAAGCAATATGAGGAGTTTGAAGACTCTTTCCTAAAGCTATTTGAAAAAGTAGAGACTATTGCTGAAAAGATTGCTTCCCTCATGGGCAAAGCAGGCGAGGACGCAAAGAAGGTCGCCAACTCCATTAACGATAATGGCGGCGGCGGTAGCAAACTTGGCTTAGGATCTTTTGCTAAGTCTGCAGCCAGTGCGTTAGGTATGGGCGTTGTTACAGGCGGTGCTGCGTTGATGCAGGCCGCACCAAGTGTGGGCTCAGCTGTCACCCAGTATATGGGTGCAGCTACCTATGCCGGTTACTCAGGCATGAGTGTTAACCAAGCAATTGCTATGGCTAACAAGCAGGTAGGCGGCGGAGCCACAAGTGCTATGAGCCCAGTTATGGCTCAAGCTGCCCTTGCCTCCCAAGGTTATGCGGCCAACACAGCAACCTCTCAAAGAATTATGGGTCAGGTCGGTGGCTTAAGTGCCATGACCGGAATGAGCAACGAACAAGCTGCTGGCGCTATTGCCGGCATTAACGGTATGAATATGATTCGTGCTGGTATTAAGCGTAGCGATATCCGTGATGCTAACGGTGATTTGCAAAACCCAACAACGATTATCAATGCTATCTATAACCGTTTGGGTAAGCACGTAAAGAACGCCAGCGATGCTATGGGCACCTTTATGAACCAGAACTCTACCGGCTATCAAAGCTTAAGCGCTTTGGCAGGCGGCAATCAGCAACTCATGTCAGTGTTGCAAGATGCTATGGTTCTTCGTGCTAAAAAGGGTTCAAATTTAGCAGCATCAGATCTTAGCAATGTTAATACCACCCTAGGTATTATGGGTGGAATGGGCAAAGACAATCCTTTTGCAGCTAACTTTAGAAATAACTCAGCTCAGAATAAACTTCTTGGAGCTACTCAAAGCGGACTAGTAGCCGGATACGATACTGCAACTAACGCTTCTGCTGCCGTTACTGAAGGCCTTACAAAGATGGCCGAACAGTTCCCAGGTGTTACACATGGCTTAATGAAGCTTAAGGGAATACTTGAGACATTCCCACAAGCAAGCGGACCTGCAAGTGTTCTTTCACAACTTGGCGGCGGTCTTTTGGGTGGAGGCGTAAATGCCGTAAATAATAAGCTGCTTATGAAGTCCATAGAAAAGATGTTTGGTAAGGAAGCTAAAGTATTAGAAAAGGACGTAGCAAAATCTGCAGCAAAGTCTGCTGAAAAGG